ATAGAAAGAAGCAATGGTATAAGCCTTAGTATTCTTAGCTGATCTATTTTGTTGGTGTATCATCGTCTTCTACTACTTCTATAAAGATTAGGGTTGAAACTATTCTGATTATTATCTTGTGTGTCGTTTGTTACATCAGATGCTTGTCTAATCATCCAGTTTAAGTCTTTACTAAAGATAAGGTCTTTAATAGTTGGCCACATGTAATTAGGCAATGGATATTCATCTGTTTCTGGATTGTAACATGCTTTTTCTTCTGTAGGGTCTTCTGCTATTACTTTAACATCTACATACTCTATCATATTACTATCTCCTTCTACACACAATTTATTTCCTTTCTTATAAGCAATGTAATCTGCACAAGTATACTTTCTAAATCTTTGATACTTCATCACTGTTTCATTACCTATCTAAATGAGGTTACCAAATGCATCTTTAACTGAAATTAAACCAGTCAAATGCTTTGTACCCAACAGTGTTGGCAATTCTTCATCACTCATATACTCATAATGTTCAGGATCATTTTCTACTTTAGACAAATGCATCCTAATAGTTTGTGTAAACATATCATCCAATGTTTCACCTTTATCAATCTTTTGTTTGATTAACATTGAACGATATGACTTAATCCATAAAATTATTTGATGTTTACTTAGCTTTTCACTTTCTGTAATATTATTATTACGAGCTTCAAGCATAATATCATCGATCATATTTTGTAATGTCATATTTAATACCGGTATTAAATTATTATATAATGGCTCTAGAACGCATTTTAAGCCCCTCTGTGGGACTTTCTGTATTTCAATGAACACTTCCCTCAGAAATGCAATAGCTCTTCTTAAATAGCGTCTATAAAAATTTACGAGCGTAGCGAGTAACACGAGCTGCGCGAGTAAATTTTATATACATTTTATATACCCCCATTCAGTTCAAAAGCCAGACTACCTGCGACCGCAACCGTTAGGTTGCAAGGGAGCAGGTACCTGCGTACCGCCAATACATATAATAAAAAAGGCCAGCTAAATTAGCTGACCTTAATTGTTTCAGTAGTATGCATAATTGGCTTATCATTAAGTAAACCAAGTAAGTCCTAACATTTTCTTAATTCTTCTTTATAAGATTCAATTGCTTTGATCTTCTATTCATATTCTCTGCACTGATTAGTAACCTAAGTAATCAGTTCATCTTTATTAGTTGATACAGTAAGTCCAATAATACTATCAGTAATAGTAGCTTTATCAGCACCTACCGTTAATTTCTTCTATACACCTTCACAAGTAATAGTAATATCTATTAACTTTCTACGCTAAGCCTAATTCATATAAGGATTAGTATTAGACATATCATCATATGGTGGACTAATCTAAGTAATAGTACCAACATTATAAGTATTTATCTTTCTAAATGTGCCGGCATTTTCGAGTATAAATACATTATCACCAATCTTTAAATCTTTAAACAACATAATCAAAGTAAGTTAAGGGGTCCGTAGACCCCTATTATTAAGCACCTGCAGTAACAATATGATTAGTAACCTGAAACACACCTGTATTCTTATTGAAATACACTAAGTATCTATTGCCTGCAGTAATTTCTGCATTAGTAATCTAATCTCCTGAACCATTCAACAAAGCTCTACCATTAGTAGAAGTAGTCGCTGAATTAACTTGGTTCAAAGTCAGACATGTATCAATATTCACCAAGAATGCATCAGTTGCTGTAGCTGGAGCAGTATTGACAATGTTTAAAAGTATAAAACCTTCACATGGCAAAGCTTTCCAAATCTTAGGGCAAATACCGTAAGTAACTGAAGTAGCTTCAGTATCTACAGTAACATACAAAGTATTAACTGGGAATATTGAAACTGTTCTCAATCTATTAACGAAAGGATTCATGGTTACCTCCTTTCTCAAGCGCAACAACCACCATTCACGTAACCGTTAGCATAACCGTAGAACGGAGTATAGCTATCATATGGGTTACATGTAATATAAGCAGGTATTGGACAAGGCTTAACTTGATTGATGATATTAGCAGTCTGCGCTTGCTGTGAAGCAGCCAATTGCAATGCAGTACGTTCATCACGCAAGCTATCAATCTTATTCTGCATTTCACGCAATTCTGCAGCACGTTGACCTGCTAAGATCTGTGCAGTAGAATCTTGAATCATTTCCTTGATAGCACATGTCTGATTTGCAGTTTCATAAGCTACGCTTGAGAAACCACGTTCAACGCTGTTGTTAACACCGTTTAATGCACTAGTCAATGCATTAGTCTGATTCAAGGTAGCGATCTGATTTTCATAACCCATCTTCAAGATTGATTGCTGAGTATTGCAGCAACAATCCTTAATAGCTTGGATTACGCTACAGTCACCTGCATTAACTGCGTTAATAACGCGCTCTGCAGAGAAACCTACCTGACCACCAACTTCTTTAATGGCTCCTTGGATTGCACAGATGCTAGAGCTCAACTGATTAAAATCAGCATTAAGTACAGTTGCTAATTCACGAGTAGCACCTTCGTTACCCTTAATTGCAGACATCAACAAGTCTGAGTTGTGATTATCTTGGAGTGTTTCCTGAATAGTAGACAATCTATCTTGGAAACCAGTAGTCAAACCAAGACCACCTTCACCACCAAAACCACCCCAGCCATTACGACCGAACAACAAGAGTAAGATCCAGACCCACCAACCACCGTTGCCGAATCCACCCATGCCACCATTCATCATAGCCATCCAAGGCCACATGTCATTGGCATTATTACTGTTAAGCAAAGCTGCTGTACTAGCGTCGATACCACGATCAACGTAAATTCTTTCCGGATATTCGTTATACATAGTTTTCATTATTATTGATTAATTAATATCTTGACATTCTTCTTCCACGTGCGTAATTGTCGCGTTCGTATTTGCCATAATCGTCCATGGCATAATTACCTCCACGCATGTTGTATACACCACGTAATTCATATTCGTATTCATTATCATCTTCATCATCATAGTAATCATTGTAATGATGTTTGTGATAAGTATTCATACTCATTCTACCACCTCTACCTCTACCACGAGCATAGGCATAATTGCCAGATGGTTCATCTTCCCAGTCATCATCACTTTCACGACCTTCTTCACACATAACGTATTTAAAGTAAAACCACATCTTGCCTTCTTCAATATCTTTGTCATTCAACCAAGCTTTGGTAAGTTCAACAAAATGTTTTACGTTATCTGAACCAGTCATGTTAATTACTGCGCGATAAAAATCAGAACGAATCATATTCAATGCTACGAACCAATCGTATTTATTGAACTTCTCACTTTTTAAATTAACTCCGTATTGTTGTGCAACTCTTTCAGCTTCTTCTAATGACCAACGAGGACCTTTTGTACCATCTTCGTTTTCCATCTTCTTAACTGCTTTGTGTGCACATTCTTCGTTAAAGTGAGGTCCATACATCTTTTCGTAACGTTCCAACTTTTTCTTATCCATATTGATTATAGGTTATATTGATTAATAACTTATTTATTTAATTCTATCATCCTGGAATCTGTTATCTCTATGAGATCATTTGAATTATGTATCTGATATTCTATGTTGTCTTTCTTTTTCCAATCAAAGTGAAGGAGTCTAACAAACCAATTCTTATATTTATTTCTATATACTCTTTTATTAGTTATGTACAGTGTCTGTGTATTCTTAATACTCAATTCATGAGTAAGTATAGAATCTTGTTTATTGATTATAATTGATGTTAGAGAGTTGGGTTTGATTTCCAAATTGAAGTCGTTAGACTTTACTACAACAGTTGTGTCGTGTTTAATTTCCTATTTCTATAACTAGGTTTGTTTTAGCTCCTTCTCCTTAATTGCTAATTTCTTCTACGTAGTCTTAATCTCTGTTATAAGACTATCCTTGGTTTCTTTATATTCATCTAGAGTAAACTACAGTATCTTATTCTGATTTTCTATACCAGACATTTTATTCATGTAGTACTCATAGTTACTATGTGCTGCATCTAATTTCTAATTTGCATATTCCAATTTGCCATGTAATATAAACAAAAAAGCAGTGAATATCATTATGATAGTCACTGCAATTATATGAAAATTAGTTTTAATAAAATTGATACAGTTAAGTAACTTACTCTTTATTACTGTTATCAATATTGGTATCATTTGGTTTCTCTAATTCTGGTAATTCTATGTCTAAGTATTTTTCAGCCTTTGATTTAATAACTTTACTTAATATCTTTGATAACCATGCATTTGGATGTAATGCTCTGAGAGATTCTAATAAGGATAAGGTTTCTGCAAAACATATAGAACCAGCTGCTATTCTCACTGCGACTAACTCCTCATATGTCATAAATATGAATTTATCTAATAACAAAGCACCACATATAATCATAGTAGCCTCTGTAAATTTATTTACTGTCTTCCAGAATTTGTTTGATTCAAATTGTACCTTACCAAATTTTTTGGACACCTTATAACCATAATGCATATCCATGACAATGAAAGTAAAAGCTGTGAGGACAGCAGGGATGGCAGGTGCGAACAATGCAATGAGCGAAGCAGCCACATTGCATACAGACTGCCAACCTTGATTGAATATGCGTTGGATCAGTGTCATTGTCTATTCCCCAGGATTTACTACCATTGTTAATTACTTAGATATTAATTGATAAAATAAATGCTAACGAGGGTCGGTTTCGTTAGCATATGAAAGATCTGAAATTCTTATTATAAACGGTAATACATTTGATATGTTACCATCTATAATGTCAATTAAGCTGCTAACTATAGCGTTTTACAATCTACCCTAGGGCACATTGCCTATTCTAGCATTTGCTTATAAAACTTCTTTGCAAGCTTAATTGCTTTATTGATATCTTTACCTGCTATTTCTTTTGCCTTTGCTATTGCATTTCTCTTAATCTCTGCACAATTAACTGTCTACTGAAATCTTTTCATAATTGTAATATTTAAAGTTTTCAGTTAAAACAAGTTAAATATTTAGATTGTTCGTAAGTGGAAATTAAGAATGGCTATTATGCAATTGATAATGATTCAAAAGTTGTAATATCATCAATAACATTTATTGTTCCACGATATTGAATACGAGACCCATAACCAGCGTCGTAATACGACGAAAAAAAACCGAAATTGAGACAAGCCACACCGCCATTCAAACGAGCGCTGCCGTTAGACCGGCTAGCCACGCACCAACCAGAATTAGGGATATAGCCGTAATCAAAATATCCCTGTGAATAATTTGAATCTGATACATAAGCGATTGGTAGCATATCCGCATTTTCTCCCCATTGCATTTTGGTTATACAATCCTAACTTCTGTAAGGAATTGTTTCAGTTCTATAGTCAACGGTTGGGACTGAGTCAGGTGCAAAACCATCATAAATGTAAACAGTACCTGAATTTCTGTGTATACCGCCCATCCATTCATATTTATCACCCCAAGCGTCTTCAATACCTAAGAATGATATTTGAGTATCTGTTGTACCATCATTGTTACCCAATGATGAAGTAGTGCCTATTGTTCTAGTATATGAATCTTGACCACGACCAATTACAGTTTGACAGTCTTTATTCAAATATTTAGCATAGAATAGATGTCCAATCTTACAGTGTGTTTCATAGTCAATTATATCCCAACCATCACCAATTGCATTTGCATAGTTGTGATATGCGACCGGTGTAAGACTACCGGTAGACTATTCTCCACTAGATACCTTTCTAGACCATAATACACCATCAACATTGACTGCTTCAGTTACACCAACTAATACACGTCTAGAATGTTTCCATCCTTCAACTTCTGTAGGACTTAAATACAGTGTATGTTTGTCTGTAACACTTTCATCCATATAGAACCAGTATTCAGGTATATCTGTCATCCATTGTCCTTGTGCACCAGATAAGTCTGCAGCTGTAGTACCATCATAATATAATTCACTGTTATTCTCATCTAGATAACAAATTGATACAGAACCATCAGATTGAGGTTTAGCTAAACAACGTCTACCTTTAATCCAACTGTTATCACCGCCATCAGATGTTAATAATGCACCACTATCATTGTCATCAAATGTAATAGTTATACCTGCTGGAGTAGGTGGAGGTGGGACACGGAGGAATGCACGGACAAGACGATCAACATACTTATTGCCGTCGTATATTAAACCGCTGTCCATATACATAAACCTCGCATAACTCATCGAATACTCTGTAGAGGACCAATACTAACTATTAAACAACTGAACTCCAACCGAATTTCCATAAGCGTCTATAAGTGCTGCAATCGACGCATTGATTGCGTTGAACTTGGGCATGATGTATCCTAACTCTCCACATGCAGGCAGATGCCAATCTCCTTGAGATGTACCATCCGTATGAAATCTCCAACAACAACATGCGGCAGGATAGTAACCTGATAAATATGAATTGGTGATTGTTGTTGCAGTCTTCCAATCGGGTTGACTTGTTGCTAAATTAATGATAATCTGTGTGTTACCTGCACCATCGAAGTCAGACATTGCATTAGATGTACTAGATGGTGAAGATGTTTGATAATAAGCAGGATTACGACTTTCATCGTCATTGTAAGGAGATGGGATATATGTGCCACGATTATTGGAGGAATACGATGTATCAGTATCATAAGGATTAGCTAATTCGCTAAATTTATCTGATGGCAACATAGCAGTTGGTGTTGTTCCTTGCACCGTTTCGTTAATAGTACCAATACTACCAACGTAACAAACAGTGTCCATATCCTCAAGAGATGAAATATTTAATGAATTATAACCCCAACAAATTGCGGTATTTGAAAGTGAGCCTGTATCAGACCTTGACCAATCCATTTCCATTAATGACATCACACCACACTCCCCAGTACCATACACGTCATGACTAGCAGGTATAACAGTTACCCCAATAGGGGTACATGTTTCAGGTATGATGTCTTCCCCATCGTCTAATCTATAAAACACCTTAGAATCAGTTGCACTGTCATAGAAACATACATCACCTGCAACTGTATCTGGCTATGAAATAAGGGTAGCAGTTAATATGCTGCTACCACCCATTAATCTTCTTCTCATAATTCAAAGTTTAACATTGTTGGATAACCTGTTGTATAATCATAAGAATCAATAGCTTCAATAGTAGCTGCAACTAAAGCTTTGTATTCTTCAGTTGGTTCATGTGATTCTTCATCTTTAACAGGTTCTTCAATATCAGCCATTTGCTCTACCTTCAACTTATGTTGCTTAGTTGCAATGAATGCAGCATCTGCATACAATTGGATTTGTGCTAACACTTGTTCAGCACCTGTAGTTGAAATAGTATATGCAATATCACCGATAAAGAATGATAATGTTTCTACACCCAATAACTTAGCTGCATCTACAGATTGCTTATAGTTATTTCTTTCAGCAGGAGTAAACCACGCATTGAAACCATTTACATAGAAGTTATTAACTAAATTACTTCTATCGTATTCATCAATCTTACGAAGCATTTCATTCTTAGCATCTTCAATGGTTCTAGCAGGTTCTGTAACTTCATTCAATTTACACAACCAAACTTCTTTAATAGATGCATCTGGATTAGCTTCATGGAATGCAACTTGTTCTTCACTGAGCATTACCCACTTATTCTGTTGATAGTCAACCCAGTCTGTACCTAAGTTATCATATTGCTCTGATGTGAGCATTTCTGGTAACGTAACATAGTTACCTTTTACGTTCTTCTTAATATATGTATACATAATTATAATGCTCTAAGATAAATGTTAGTACCATCTGAAATTGCATTCACTTCTGCATAACCACTGGCAGGTATAGTTAAGCTATCACCACTAATAGACACATATGGAGATGCAGTAGGAAGTGTAACAGTTACATCTGATGTTGCAGTATTCTTAATAATTACATGGATTTCTTTACCTGCATCTGGTACAGAAGCTAAGCCAAATGATGCAGATGCCGATAGTGTTGAAACAATTAAATCGGCATTAATGGATAAATTAGATATAGTAGTAACCTAAATAGCAGTTTTGGCTGTTAAAGTTTCTATTTTTTCATCCAATTTGGTTACTCTATCTTGTATTCCTATTACTTCAATAGCAAGGAAAGCTCGAACGTAGCGGCTGATGTACTTAGTGGCGTAGCTCAAGACGTTATAGGAGTCAAACCACTGACACCACGCGAGGGTACTACTATACTCCGTAGAGGTCCAATAATCACTTTTTTTCATTGTCGTGCCGCCAATCAACGTAAGTGCGCTATTGAGATCCTCCTTGTTCTGATAGGCGACTTGCCACTCACCAGCAGCACCTAGGTAACCTGTTTCCCCATTCGGGAAAGTATATGCTGCGCAGTCACCTGCGGCAGTTCCGTCACGATAACCATCATTGCTATTTCCAATAGCTGCAATAATCTTGGTAGTGTTATTTACACCATCAAAATCAGTAGCAACGTCAGTATCACTTGTGTAATTTGTCAGTGTTGAAATATCAGTACCATAACCACCCCAACGTATTGTACTAGTACTAATATCTTCTTTTGCAACTACAAACTTACAGTTATCCCCTAAAATAGCCACACCAACAGCTTTGTCATTATTAGCAGTGTCCCAATTTTCAGGTAAAGTAAAATTGCCATTAATATCATAAATATATAACCCATTTTCAGGTAAAACGATATCAACTACATAAGGAACATCATTTTCTAATTCAGAAGCCTTAATAGTTTTATAAGTGCCATCATCACTCAGATATTTAGTACCGTCACCTTCTTCAATCAGAAATTCATTAATTTCATCAACTTGTTCCTACAATGCAGCTTCAGCAGCCTTAGCTCTTTCTACTTCTTCCTTAATCAATTCTTCTTGGAAGAGATCATGATGTTCATTAACTGGGTGCCATGCTTCACCATCGTGAAACATAATAAGACCCCCATTAGGATCAACTGAAGTATTAATCCAATAGTCGACTTCATTTGGATTAGGTTCAGTTGACTGTGCTATAAATTTAATATTGTTTATTAACATGTTAATATTTGTTTGAGTTATTGTTCATCAATTATATTATAAATGAAGTCTTCCTTCTTGGTAGTAATGGCATTATATTCAGCCAATGTACCATTCCAGATAGGAATGTAAATATCAGTAGATGTACCATTAATTGTTATAGTGCCTATCTTAATACCTTCTGTATATGCTGCTGAGAAAGATACAGTAGAACTATTAGCACCTGCAGCAATACCATCTAACTTCTTTTTGTCTGCAGCACTCATTAAACCCGCAACTGATTGTGAAGCATTACCCGGCTTATTCTTAATATAAGCATCAGATGTAGTATCGGTTACATTCCAGTCAGATTGAACATTTACTTCTGCACCAGCTTCAATACCATCACTCTTTGACTTAAGGGCATTGATTTGATTTTGCAAATCAGTGTCCTTGTTTTGCAAAGTAATATCTACTTGCTACAATGCTTTAATATCAGTGTCATGTTCATTTTCAAGTCTATTCAACTTTGCAACAAGATCAGCAGCATCAGCTTCAGACGTAGCAATCCAATCCGCGATTTCTTTCAAAGTATCATATGCAGTTGGAGCACCGTTGACCAAATTGGTTACAGCTGTAGCAACTTTCTAATCAACAGAACCTGCTACACTAGCATTACCGTTGAGTACATTAATACTCTATTCTACAGAACTGATTCTATTAGGTAACGTAGTATTAAGAAGTTTATGTTCTTCTTTTGTAATAATACCATCTTGTGTATCAGATGAATAAGGTAATTGTGTCAAAGGCACTTTACCGTTACTATCCAATGAAGCAATACCATTAGGCTTACCTCTATATTCACCCATGATTACTTCACGGATGTATTTCTTAAATGCAGCAATTAATTCAGGATAATCATCTGCATTTTCAAATATTCTTTCTACTTCTCTAATGACAATTGTTTCAATGTACTCAAGCATGTCCCCAGTAGTAAGATATATTTCTATGAGGTTGTTAACTACATCATATAATTTTTTAATAATATCGTCTGAATAAAAATATATATCAATGTATTCACATACCTTTTCATAAAACTTTTCATCACCGAAACATTCTTCAAAAATAGTTTGAATGAACCTGTATAAATCACCTCTTAGAGTTACAATATACGCATCAATCAAATGATTTACATCATCTTCAAACTCTTCAGGAAATTGTTCAATCTTTCGTACGAGTGCTAAAAAGTTTTCGTACAACAGATCAGCAACTTGCTGACCTGTCATACCTTCTTCAATTTTTTTAATTTCTATCATATTTTATTTATTATACTGGAGCAGATTGAATAATTGTTACACTGTCTTGCATATATGGCATTCCACCGTGATTTGTGGTGTCACTATCTACATTCAAATAATAAGAGCAAACACCTGTAGTAGGATTATATGCGTCACTATTTTCATCGAATGCCGGTATTGTGACAGTAAGAGTTGTATTGGACAAATCATTGTAATTAATCAAACTATGTGATGTTGTACCACCGTTTGTGCACGATATGTTTATATCGAATGCGTTAGTGGTGTCAGTTGGATAGTATTCATCATCTTCTATTCCATTTTCATCACGTCTAAAGCATTTTATAGTAAATGTAATTGTTTGCGCAGATGAATCAACATACCATTGTTGTGGATCGTCACCGTTTCTATATATCGCTAAATTCCAATCACTCCAATCAGGAACATTGGGTTCTGATCCTCCTGCAGCTTCTTGCGTGATTATTACTGTCTTGCTACTACCTCCATATGTGGCAGTCACTTCAATATCTCTGCTAGTGGTACTAGGATTTTCTGGGATTGTTAATTCATTCCCACTAATGGATCCAATTGTACTAGTTACACTTGCTACAGCAGTTTCTGTTTCATATGTAGTATAATAATTAGAACTTGTGCCGTCATAATGTACCCATGTAGTAGTAACTGTTCTTTCTGCAGAATACGTCAAGGTAACAATACCACCACTTGCTGGGACAATCGTAGGAGATGCAGATAATGATACTACCCATGGTGAAGCAATCACATCTGTGATATACGGCCAAATGTGATTGTGTCCTGTATAAACATCAACAACATTATTTGGATAGATATATCTTTTTCTTAAATGTTTATTTCCGATTGTTAACATAATATATCATTTAATTATTAATTATTTCTAGTCTAGTATCAATTGTGATGGTATGACTTAAACCATCCAATAATACGGAACCAGCAGGTTGCCATTGTGTACCGCCAAGTGACGCAAATACATATAGTGTACCGCCAATTGGGACAGTGGTTGTTTCACCAGGTGTAGTACTAGATTGAACAATTACACCATTATACTTATCACCTGATACAATACCTATATCACCACCGCTGAATGTATCTGCCATAGATACGTCTACTGAAGGAGTTGAAGCAAATACTCCATAAGGCTTAGCAAGATCGCTATCCTTAGCAATGCTGTCATCAATTGTAATATCAAACATAGTAGCTGTTGTATCGTCAACGATACCTTGGTTAAATTTCCAAGTTCCCTTTAAGTCACCATTAGAACCAGTGATAACAATAGTTCTAGCAACAGCAGGCGGTGTTTCACAAGACCATTCTACCGTACACAAATCACCAACACTAGTAATAGTAGCAGTACCAACATTTGCAGATACTTCTGTTAATGGTCTATCATCAGTAATATTAACACCATCGAAGCATAAGAAACCAATATTAGATGCTCTATTAGTTAATGTATTTCTGTCGATATTTGAGAATGCACCTGTTGCAATCCATTTGCCTACAGGCTCTTCGTCAATTACACCACGCTGTTTAAATGATACTGTACCAGATAAATCATAATCAACATTAGTCGCAGTAAATGTAATATTTCTAGCTGAAATTGAAGTGTTTGCATCACCTAACCATCTAACAGTTAAATGGTTATCACCTTGTTCAGAACTAATTGCACCAATGTTAACATCACTAGCTGCAGTAGCAGGTACTGTTTCAAGTATGGTAGAACCATCTGCGCTAAACTTACTAAACATTACTGTACAAGTGTTAGTAGTATCAGTAGCTTCAATTGTTGGAGCAACATAAGTAATCTTCCAGAAGGCTTCCTCCTTAGGACCGCCTGCAACGTGTACATTTACTGTATCAGATGCACCTTCACAAGTACCTTCAACAATTGCATAGATTGAATAAGTTTCATCATTTCTACCCATTGTCAATACTACACTACCACCTGAACCAGGTACTGAATTTCCACTTAAAGAACCTTGTGTAGTAGACAATAAAATATCATTACTACTATATTCAATTACACCATTACTATTAGTACGACTGCATGTTGCATAGATAGTTGATGTACCACCTTCTTGTGGTAACGATGTATTACTTGCTGTAACAGTAACAACCCATACACCTGGCTTAACAATAATTTGACCATTCTGACTTACAGTTACTGTCTTACTGATCTTATTGCAAGTAGCAGTGATTGTAGTAATTACAGTTGATTCTTCAGTATTCTCAGGCAAGTTCAATACAGTTGAATCTGCACCAGTAGATACATCAATCTGTGTAGAATTAAGAGAACCTCTAGTAGTACTCAATATTACCTTTTCAGTAGATTGTTCTACAGTCGTAGTGCCATCTGCCCAATAAGCTGTTCTATAACAATTAGTAGTAATAGTGGAAGTTGAGGCTGAACTACCTACTAAGGTAGGTAATGCGCTTAACTCCAATATCCAAGAACCATATTCAGTAATACTATTTGCTTTAGCTTCTTGAACAATTGTAACCGATTGAGTTACATTATTGCAACTAGCAGTAACTACGATATTAACTGACTTAATCAAATCATTTTTATCAATAGTTAAATTAGTAGAGCCCTAACCTTTTGATACATCAATTGATGATTGGCTAAATGTACCTTTGGTTGTACTTAATGCCACTTTAGATGCTTGTTCAATTGTAGTGGTGTTATTAGACCAATTAACTTTTCTAAAACAGTTTGCTGTAATAACTGCAGTGTCACCATTGACACCAATTGTTGTCTTATCTGAAGACAATACCAATTGCCAATTACCATATCCAACAATGGTAGGTTTTGGTGCTGCCGCTTGTTTTACTGTTGCAGTTTGACTTGTTGAACCATATTTTGTACTACTTAAAGTAATAGTACACAGATAAGACATCTCTGTTTGTTCTTTGTTTTCAGAAGTAACTGCATTACTATATGATATAGAGTATTCTGTTGGGTCCAATGATTCTTCATAAACAGAACCATCTATATATCTAAGTACACCTTTTGTATTAGAAATAGTAATATACTTAGATACTGCTTCACCATCAGAGTCAGCAGGTATTAAGCGAGTTGAATAATCGAAACTAATATATGAAGAAGAAGTACCTTGTGAACCATAACTTTGAATAATCGCAACTTGCTTAGTTACCCCACCACAATGTGCTGCTACTAAGATTGTTCTTTCATAATTATATGGATTTCTAGGTATGGTCAATGTATTACCTTTTAATTTACCAAATGTAGTACCCAATGTGCACACACCATTTTCAATGGATTGTGTTTTATAATATTCATATCCATTTCCATCATAATTAACCCAAGTATAAGTTATTATACGTTGTGCATTGTATGTTAATTTGACATCACCTCCAATGGCACTGATATTGGAAGGGGAAGCAGATAAACTTACTTCCCATTCTCCAACATCGGTTTTCATTATATATGGCCAAATATGATAATCATCATGTTCTACTTTGGAAATATCAAACGGATATACATATCTTTTTCTCAAATGTTTTCCGTTAATAAGTAGCATAATTAATCAATATTAAAAATAGTTTCTTGTGCTTTATGCGGGTCTGTTATTTCCACATTGATAAAATAATCAGTATAATCTCCTATCATTCCGTGCACCTTTGCACCATTCAAATCAATGGCTCCATTTTTAAACGTACCACCTTCAAATCTTAATTCACAATCTTCTAACAATGTTATACTTTCACCATTTAAATCAAAGTCATATCTGACAATAAAAATAGTATGAGTGTGGTTAAAATCTTTTTGAAGTAATACATTTTTTGCGTATTTGTTAGGAATTATAGATTCATTTTGACAACAATCTCCACAGCAATCACAACATTCGTCACAATTAACACCTTCTTCATTTATCGGACAATTGGCTGTATTTGTTGCATATAATCGTTGTCTGAGAATTTTAAATCCTTTGCCGCTCAAGCCATCACCTTTGTATTCTCTATCTGCAAGTTTGAGTGTACCACCGACGATAGTAGTATCTTCTTCGTCTGCAAGGATTACTTGCTTTTCAGCAGTATCTACAATATATTGTTCTGCTTGTGCTACACGATCGAGAAGTTCATTATACTAATTTAATTTTATATCGTCAATTTTATCTTCCAGGTATTTAAAGTTGTTTTCAATTATGTCAGCAACTCTTCTACCTGTCATACCTTCTCTAATCTTTTCCATATCAAATAATATTATAAGTAATACCTTCTACTGGAGTAATCCTATTGTATTCTTCCAATGTCAAAGTTTTAAACGGCAATGACAACATATTAGAGTTTTCACTAGGTAATGTCATAATGACGCCAGCACCCTCGTTAATAGCGTTTTGTACATCATCCAATGTAAGCGAAGACACCAGTTTCCAATGATTTTCTGACCAAACGTAAAGATTACCATCCTTCCAAATAATTTGACCATCACAGTAATTATACACATTTACGTTTTTGAAGTAATCTTCGATATCGCCCATCATTCCGGTAATCTTGCCACCGTTCATGTCAATTTCACCATTACTGATAGAACCACCTTCAAAACGCAATTCACAACCTTTCGGTAGAGTAATCTTTTTACCATTCAAATCAAAATCATATCTTACTACATAAATGGTATTTGGTTCTAAAAAATCATCTTGTGTAAGAATATTGGACCATCTGCATTTTTTGCAACAATTGTTATTACAGCAGTTGCAGGTACATTCTATTTCTTTTCTGCGCAAGATTTTCCAACCTTTACCAATATATAAAGAACTATTATATTCTCTATCAGCAGATTGTAATTCACCGTGACTATTTAAATTAATATCTTCATAATCAGGTTTTACACAGGCTGTATTCTTAGCAGCATCAAGGATGGCATGTGCTTCTACAATCTTTTCGTTAATTTCATTAAGTGCGTTGTTCACAGCAATATTTATGTTTTGGGTGTTACTTCCGTTTGAACAACAGTTACAGTTACAATTCATAATTAATATTTCCAAAATTTATCATTAAACCAAAATTCATTATCCATATTCCATCTTGCATCATCTAAGATCCATTCTGGATTACCATCATCTTCTGCTGCAGTAAATAATAAACTGTACAGATCTTGAATCATCAACATCTTCAAAGCATTGGCAGTGCACACACTTGAGTTACGTTTGATTTCTTCATTCATAGTAACAAACAATTCATGTAATTTACCTGGATTCTTATAATATGCTGATTCTAAATTCACATAGTTGAAAGGTATCTTATCTAAATCAACTATTCTACATAAGTCTTTATATGCTTTTACTGTAGCACATAAATTATTACTTTTATAACATTGTTGGAAGATATTCATTCTCAACATAAACGTAAGTAATGTCAATGTTCTATTCTTATCTTCACAACCTTTGCAATAACCACTATTATAACCACAACCAATAATGTTGTGATCAATGTTATAGTTGCAACAACCGTGTCCTTTCTGACAGTGATAATGAGCATGACCACAGTTACCTTGGCAACATGTTACACCACAGCATTTACCTAAACAGTGATCATGGCAATCATGACAACAATCATCACAACCAAAGTAAATATCTAGATACTTAGTCTTTGCTTTGAACAAACTAAACTCATTTAAGAATGGTATAGTAACATGTTCCATAGAAGTAGAACCTTCTGCTAAATACTTCACTGTAATAAATGATAAAGTTGGTGTTGTACTAGGGGCATGTACTATTACTTTATAACCATCCTATTCAAAGTCCACTACTTTCTTATCTGCTTTAACACAACTGACACAATCACATTGATCACATTGCGAAGCAACATAAATGGCAGTAACAGTATAATCAGGACTGTCTAAATGCAATAGTATGCCTTCTTCTGTTAATACTTTCTTTGTAATTTCCATCTTTAACTAGTTAAGTGTTTAAATGCCTCTGTGACGCATTTTAAGACGTTTTAAGAGACTTTCTTTGTAATGGTGATTAATTGGTCGATCAAGACCAATTAACCTTTAAATTCAACCAATTTAGCTTCTGAGCCAGTTGGCTGATATGTGTCAGTATGAACCCACGTTGTAGTATTACTTTCCATACGAATTGGATATTCGAACTTATCAATATTCTAACGTATTAATTTCTTACAGTCTTCTATTTCTGTATCCTTTACGTTAAAGTCTATAGCGCAACCTAGTATATGTGCAGATACGTATACAGATTTCTTATCTTTTACTAATGGGCACATGTTACAACGCAAACCACGTTGTGAGAGACCGCCTCCATTATGCCACGTATTAATGGTTATTGGTTTGTTAAATATAACATAACGTAGTGTATACAATGTGCTTAATAATTCTGTAGATAAGAACTACCATGCTGTTTCACCAAACTTCTTATAACAATGTTCACATACTAATTCTTGTATGGAGAAGTTTTTCTTTAACTTGTTAATTAATTCGTTTCTAGTCATATTATAAAAGAAAAGCGAGATCGAGGAATTAACCTCAACCTCGCTCTGGTTAAAATAAAGAAACCGTAATATTATGCTGGACTAACTGCCTCTACCTCAAAGTTATCGATATTTCGTGCATTGAAATCTTCGAGAGGACTAACGAGAGTATCAATATCACCTTTAACACAAACGATAGTACGACATGGGGTGGTTTTAATATACTGATTGTCTGGACTCAAATACAAGTTATCGTTTTCAATAACAATAATATTGTATTCAGCACCTTCTTCAGTCATCATCTTCTGTTCTACTGAAGGATAAGCACCAGTGAATACATGACCCTTATAACCCATAGCACGACGTTCCATATCACGTACTTGCTTCCAGTAACCTGAACCAGGATTACCTGCGATGTTTTCAACTACAGCACCTGAAACAGTTTCTGGTTGATTGCTCAACAAAGCACCTGGGATTGTAGTATACAATGAAGTCTGCATAGATACAATGCTATATTCGTTCAATGAATCAATACCTTCATTGTCATTCTTTTCCATAGCAATCAAAATCAATTCTGCGTCTTCCAAAGAAACATCAACACGACGGTTAGCGTGCTTATTAATCTTCTTAGCGAAAGCTTCGGCCAAAGCAGCAGCATCTGCAGATTCAGCAATTACCTCATAAGTATGAGTAAACTGCAATTGTGCAGCTTCAATATCCTTATAAAGGATACGAATTACGTAACGATGACCCGCGATGATTTTAGCATTTGTAAAATCGACGACTGCGAGCGCCGGTACCGGAAAAGCAAACTCAGCCACAGTAAAACGAGGATGTGAAGCCTTTTGGATTCTATCAGACCACTTAATTACTGGCATTTGTGATACTGAACCGTCTTTAGCAGTTACCTTAGTTGTACCAGTACATACACCAATATACAAAGCTTGTGCTCTTTCTGCGTCGAATTCTTCAAAATTTTCATTAGCCAATACAATTTTACCCTTGGTAGCATTTTCCCATGAATCTTCAATTACATCATTACCAACGATCACATTATCAACTCTTGTAATCATAAATATTTTATATTAATTAATTATTAGACATTTGCGCAAGTCTAGCTTGTTTTCTACTTTCTCCAAGGATTTCCACGTCAACAAGCGCATTAATTAGTTTACTCAATTTCTTTTAGAAATTGTGTTTACTCCATTGTATCAACTTCAGTGTTATGAGTATTTAAACGCTGATTAGATTGATTTTCAATATACATCTGTGCTGCAATCTTAACAATCTCAGAATGAGTATGTTCAGGCATATCTGTATATTCAGCAAATGGATTGGAGTGAATATCTATTTGCTTTGGTTTTCTTAAGTAAGTTAGTACATAATTACTAACCTTATATTTACCATCTGTGTAAAGTAATACTTTATCACCTTGAATAAGTCTCAATGGTTTTGCAGTACAATACTTTAATTTATGTTCAGATAATGAATTAGATAATTGTCTATCTAATGTTTCAATTGATGATTCTAATGTATCACCATATTTAACAATATATCTACCCCATTCATCTGTAGGCCAGCATTCATCAAAGTAATCATCAGCTGGTTGAATACCTGCTCTATCACCTAAATGAAATACGTAGTCTGATGGTAATTGTGCTGTATATAATTCTGATGATTCTTGTGTTGGTACTCTATTAATATTAACTACCAATGTACGTAAATCATCAATACGTTTTTGATTCTATTCGAAGCCTAACCCTTTGTAGTTAACACCAGAGTATCTAGTCTTAAAAAACTTTTCTAATCCCCTGTTTAACCACCATTCAGTATCCATTGATTTAGGCTTATTAAACGCATCATCGAGGACATTCAGTTCGATTTCGAAAGCCTCTTGTAAATCAATGTATCTCATGATTAGTCTTGTTTAGTGTTTAATCTATATTTTGCTTCAGTAATAAACATTTCAACTGCACCTTCTACAATCTCCATATGAACATTATCATCTAGTTCACAGTGATCAAGTACGTTAATACCATCTACACCAATTACATCAAACTTACGTGGTTTTCTATAATATACTAAATCTACTTTAGAAATAGTAGTATAACTATCATGAATAACATTCAAGTATATATTATCACTAGGATCTGTTGCTTGACCTGCATTCAACACTACATATGGATTACGTAAAATTGTCTTATTATAGAATGTGCTCAGAATGTTTTGTACATGATCTTCACGTACTGTTTTATTAGGTGTAACGTATAAGTAATCAGGAGTTTTAGTTCCTTCATGAGGAATACTGTTTACATCACCTTTATAACAAGAAGTAATATAACTATTAGATCTGATGTATAAGAAGTAATCTTCAGGTAAAATAAACTGATCAGATACTTCATCAGTATTTGCTGTATCAGGTAACTTCTGACTTAATGTGGTACGTACAATCAAACCTTTAAGAGCGTCTGCATTCTTTTTCAATGCTCTAGTACCATCTTGCAATTGATCATCTTGCAAATAGTTCATTCTAACGAATCGTTCTGTGTACGCATTCAAGAATGAAAATATCGTATCAGAAGTAAGTTTTTCTTTAATTTCAAAGTCTGGATTCATGAGAGTGATACGTCTCTCAAATTCGACTTGCATTTCACGACTTGTCATTATTCGTTAGCTTGGTTTAATTGTGACTTAGTTTGTACTCTATGTGATTCAATATCTTCTAATGCCAATACTACTGCTCTATTAACGATTTCATACCACATATATTCTGGTATTTCATTACTGTCTTCAATTAAATCCTATACCAATGTAGGGTATTTAATATAAGTAATATCAATAGTATATGGAGCTTTCATTGAATCTGAATCAACATACACCTGCAATGAATTGTCTTCAATTGTTGCTACAGGTGTATCGATCCAAGGCTTATTGTTATATGTTTCTAAGAATCTATTAGCGGATGCATGATCTATCATCTTTACTGTTGCTCTAGGCATTCTTCTAATAAGATCATTACTATCACTAGTCCAATTGATTGCAGCATTTACAAAGAACATTCTACCTCTATTGTTAGTACCTTTAGTAAGTAGATCATTTAGTATAATTCTGTTAGTGTTATACTCAGCATATACTGGTACATCTTTATCAGTAACTACTAATTTTTCTAAATCCTAAATACGTTTAACTGATTGCTCAAATGGTACTTGTGAAAAGTTACGACCTGTGAACTTAGTAGATAATTCTTGAAACATCCCTTGATTCAACCAATGATCTATTTCTTCTGGCAGAAATGCAGGATAAGAGCCAAATGCTACATTAGCTGCATTCTTATCCATTTCAATTTTAAAGTTCTTGTGTAACTGCTCTCTGGTCATAATTACTTAGATTCAATTTCACTGAGGATTGCTAAATAAATATCTTGATTCTTCTTATCTTTCAAATAAGCAATCACATCTTCAATACCGTTACCAATTACATCAGTACCAAAGTAATATGTAGCTCTATTCTTACGAAGGATATTCTTAGCCAATGCTTCCTCAATTATAAAGTTAATTTCTTTATTTGGATTTTCTACCCATACTCTAATAAATTGAGCAGGATCCTTTTCAATCTTTTCTGACAGCTTAGCTTCAATCATTTCATTTGACAATGAATCTGACTTAATACCAAACAAACGCAAACACTTACGCATTTCTTCCAAAGTCATCTTATCCATTGCACGATAAGCATCACGTTTAACCTTATTTGCTTTGTTAGCTACTTCTGCCTCAGCTTCTTTATTTATAAGTACGTAGTCTGTTGATGGTCTTACTTTATTATAACCATCTGCTACTCTCTTATGATTTTTAAGGAATAAGTATTGCAATTTACCTTCTGGTCTATCTGTATTAATGATAAGATCTTTCTTACCTACTTTAATTGCAAATGTATCCCAATATGTTGAATCAGGATTAAGAGTACCTTCTGCTAAACCCAATTCCTTTTCAAGTTCAGTTGCTTCTTCCTTAGTTAAACCAGTATATCTGCTACCTGATCTTGTCCAATATGAACCAACGTAATCAAAACAATTGGCCCATTTAATCAATCCTGTCCAAGGATTTACTTTTGTCATTTTAACGATTACTTCCATAATATATTACATATTAGATTGTTCAGTTTTATATTGATAAATGTAACCTTTGTAAGGTCTACCGGATTCAATATATTTTTTTATAGTGCGCCCATCTGCATGTATTTCTGCACATAATTTTTTAATGCCTGCAAAAGATTTCACAAATTTGCCGGTATAATCAAATTGGTCTATATAAATTGTGTTTGCTTCTGCAGCTTTCTTTAATAATTCTTCGTGTGTAATTTTCAATTCAGCGTCATTTGGATTCCCTTTCTTCCAAATGTATTTACGACGATTTTCTGCAACAGTGTTAATGTAATTTTCATCATTGATATATTTACGAATTGTTGGTACAGAAATGCCAGTTGCTTTTGAAGCTTCGCTTAAACTTCTGAATTTTGCGATTAATACACCGTCCAAACGATATTGTTCTACTGGTGTAGAAGAAGCGGTCATATCTCCTACCAACAATTTATTTATTTCGTTTCGTGCTTTTACAAAAGCATCTGATTGAATTACTTGGTAATTCAGATTTTTGTAATACTCAGCAGGATTAACTTTTGTCGCAACGTTTTCGGTTTTGTAAACCCAAATATACGGATTTTTTCTTGAAAAGCGCAAAGACTGTTTGTTCAATGCTCTCAGTATTGAGTGATTTGAGATGTTGTTTGCTTTTGCAGCATCTGTAATACAATCGTATTCTGCAATATAATTACCATCTCTGTCGTACTGTATTACAGAAATTCTATTTTCTGATGGAATCCCTCTATGAACATCTCCGATCTTTTTCTTAGCTTGATCATCGTGTCTATGAATTCCACCTCCACATCTTGCGTTGTAGCCTTTACTCGGATTAGTTGATCCTAATTGCGCGATCCAATAAGTTTCGCGAATATTCATTGTTTCAAAATCAGGGCATTCTTCAATATCTTCTGCATAGAATGCATCTTTGCCATATTCGCGAATTGCTTGATGCAAGGGGTAATTGGAGCCGTTGTTAGCTTTGAAAATATGTTGTTTCAATCTAAAATCGGCTCCATTTGTTGATGCCCCTATATAAATTTTGTTATTAACAACGTTGGTGATTTTATAAATTGTATATTTTTCCATTATTAAATATTTATTTGTTACATTTTTATAACGTAAAATATTTAATAAGGTTACCACTAACAGTATTAAAATATGTTAAAAATTACTCGCTCAGCATGATAAGTTCACCACATGCTCTAGGATCTTTCAACATAATACCGCATTCTGCTAAAAAGTGTACGCTATACCCATCCTTAGCATTAGAACGAACTTCAGTGTTAGAATGTGCGTAACCAGCAGGAGTTACAGAACCAGCAGTACACCAGTTAACGAATTCACGATCCTTACGTACAACCTTAACGATGTTAGCCTGACCATCACGACGACCAAGATCCAAGAATGTCATACGATAAGATTCCAATGGCTTCAATGTTACAGGGTGCAACTGACGATTGTAAACTGTATTGTCATACAATGGGAAATACTTCAAAGTAAGTTCAATACCGTTAGTCATCTTATAAGTCTTGAACTGACCACCGAAAGTCAAGCTATCACCAGAACCAGTTACAAATACTGTATCGATCAAGTTCATGTTAGCCATCTTTTCCTTCAATACGCGGTCAAATTCACGCATACCCATTTCACCTGTCAAAGCAACAAACTTACGTTCGTTAGTACCAAGTACATTGTAAGACAAGTCGAACAAAAAGTCTTCGAGCAATTCAGCGCTCAAACGAGTATAGTAACGACGGTTAGACGGAGCAATCTGTTCGAGCAAACCAGCACCGATAAATGCAGGACGACCATTCTTACCCTTCAAGTTGCAAGAACCATCCTTGTTTACATTGTTTACGTTGTAAACCAAACCACGTTCCATTCTCTTATACCATTCACGCATTGCAACCCATTCCTGATAAGTAGACCACAAATAAGAAGTCTTACCAGTCTTAGGATCCTTCAATGCAACTGCCATTACAGTTGAATAAGCTGAACCAGTAATATCATAAGAAAGACGCATAGTAGTCAAATAGTTACGCATCTTGAAATGAGTATTATAGTTCAAGATATCAGCTTCTTCTGAATATTCTTCGTATGCAGAAGCAAGACGAGATACTTGATGACCAGCCATCAACATTTCAGGATCAACATATGAAGCAGGGTTACCGTTTGACATAAATGCTACGTATACTGACAAGTTACCATCTTGGTACGGAGCATCCTGAATACGCAACTGAGTTTTGTCATCCAATTCAATAGTTGCACCTGGGCCAAACCATGCATCTTCCAACCACAATGTGATAGGAGAGTTGTTAATACCCGGAGCTGATTCTTCAGTAATTTCCTGACCCATCCACTTAGCATCACGAATTGTTACTGCTCTGTCTTGATCTACCATTACACCCCATTCGAATGAAGGTTGATCGATTGTCATTACGTTGCCAAGACCACCTGTCAACATATCCAATGAAGTGCTATAACCAGCGTCCTTAGTACCAAATACGTATGACAGGATAGTAGATACTTCATAAGGTCTTTGCTGGCTAGCCATGCTGATCTTATTAGTATCAATTAGGTCGGAAAACCAGCGACCTTTATATAATGTTAAATTGTTTAAAATACCGTTATCCATAATATTATGTAAATATTCTATTATTGATTGTGTTTAAATTTCCAAATATATCCAAACATGTATTTATATTTACCTCGACATGTTTCTAAAATGGTTCTGGAACAACCTTGCGATTTACCAAGAATTTTAGCAGCAGCAGTAGCGCTTTCGTATTCTCTTATAAAGTTACCTTCAAGGTCATATTGCATAACAGGTATTCTCTTTTTTAACGTCTTTCGATATTTACCCGTACCGTAATTCACATTATATATTAAAGTACACCATTCTAGATTATCGACGCAATTGTTTTTCTTATTTTCGTCTTTGTGATTTACTTGTTCAAAATTGTGAATATTTGGTATAAATACTTCTGCAACTAATCTGTGAATTCTTTTGCTACGGAAATTCCCGTTTGTGAATAATTGCACAAATTGATAACCTTTTTTATCAACACATGGAGTTAAAATTTTTTCTTTGAGAACTCGCGTCCTCCCGTTCGGATAGCATTTAGAAGGAGGATACACAATTGTTCTATCAAGAGATTTTACTCTGCCAAGGTTGCTTATTTTATAAATTCCTTGGTATCCTGGAATATCTTTCCATTCTTCGTTCTCTGTCATAATTTATAATATTTTATGATATACGTAGCTTTCGTGCTGCTGAGAACCAGATAGGTTCATCGCTAGAACTAGGTTGAGTCTGCTTAGATTTACTGCTTACACTAGTAGACTTAAGGCTATTACGGAATCTTTCAACAGCCTTATTGTTACCTTCACGTTTAGCTGCTTCAAGGAGTTTATCTGCATTCATAGTAAAGTAAGCAGATTCAATTAGATTCTTAACACCACCTTTAGCATAGTCTTTTTGGTACTTCGTTCTACCGTCAGCATCTGGCTTAAGTATATAATCTATTAATACTTTTTTATCTTTTTCAGGAATTGCAATACCACGTATATTCTTTAAGCCTTTAATTTCGTCCACAACGTTAGTATAAAATGCACGTTGCTGCTCCTGATATTGCTCGTGGGCCTTTTTCTATTCCTTCAATAGCTGTTCTTTCTTTTGTTCTCTAATCTCCCTAAGGTCTTCAATAGCGTCCTGTGCTTCATCTTCCAAAAGGCCAGCATCTTCATATTTACTGATCTTCTTATCAATCTGTTTGCTACTAAATCCCTTTTCTTTCAACAACATCTTAACAACAGCCTTCTGATTGGATTCTTCATCCAAATCAATATCATCTAAATCCAATTCTGCATCAATCTGGAGATACTTCTTCAAATCACCACCTTGCTTAACATAAGCGTCTAGAGCTTCAATTTCTTCACTTGCAAAATCAGGTTTACTGTTTTCTTCGATTACTGTCTTAAAGTAAGAGATCAATTCTGATACATTCTTTGGCTTTGCATCTGCTTCTTCATCATCAAATTCCCAACCAAGTTCTTCAGCCATAGCATCAAAGAAGTTACCTACCAATTCAGAATCATCTTCTGGTTCATCAATGGGTTCTTCAATTACTTCTTCTTTCTTAGGTCTACCTGGCTTTCTCTTAGGTTCATCAATGATTGGTTCATCTTCATCTTCCAAATCGTCATCATCTGGTTCTTCAACCTTAGTTTGTTTCTTTACCTGCTTTGCAACAGGATCATCCTGATTCTTTAAAATATCATCCAAATCATCGTCATCAATTGGATCAATATCATCTATTTGTGGAGCTCTTGGTGTTCCATCTGGATTAGGGATGAAGTCATCCAAGAATGCTTCAAATCCACCTAATGTATTCTTTGTTTCTTTTTCCATAATTAATATTAATTAGATTTTCTATGTATTATATCACTGAATAGGTTAGCAAAGACATTGATACCTAATTGTCTTTCATCGTCATCTATTCTGTCTAATTTCCTATGTACTTCTAATAGAAGTATGTATATTTCTTCTAACAGTTCTCTGTCAGATAAATTTCTTAATTCCATATTTATTAAAAATAACCCAATGTACTTCCATCCGCCAATATCTTTGCGATTTCAAACTTAGATAGATTATCACCTAATGAATTATGCATAAAATTAATAAAACCTTCTCGTTCAATTTCAGACATTTCTCTAAATGGCTTGCCTTCAGCACCTCTTACTCGATACTCCATTGCTTCAGAAAACCATTCGTCTGGGTTACTTGCCCAATCGTTTATACCTGCGTTTTTATTTATAGGTAATAACACCCTTTCTAATTCTGGAACAATTCCACGTTCACCTCCGTAAGTAAAATACCTCATTTCTGGTGACCACGCTTTTAATGAATCAAAATCTGGCAAATTGTTAGATACACTATGTTGACGTTCATGTATTGCAGTACCTGCAACATTTTCTGGTTTTTCCAAAATATTACTTTTTGGTCTGCGCAAGCGTACATGTGAGTTTATATTAAATGATAAATTGTTTACACCCTCCGTATCAAAAGGATTGGCAAAGTTATGATAGCTTCGTCCATTTACTGTACTTTTTAAATTTAATTTAGTATTGGGATGAAGTGTCGTGCGTCGCCATTGGTCTGTGCTAACAAATTGGTTATCTGGAAAAACATCTTGTCTGTACCAATAATCTTCTTTATTTGTATCCATTTGTAATTTGCGATAATAATCATCTGCTTCATGGAATTGTTTTAAATAGGCTTTTCGCTCATTAAACGTTAACGGATATCTACCATCTTTTCTTGCGGCAATTACTTCCTTTGGTTTTGTTAAAACATCTCTTCCTAAATTTTCATAAAATTCAACATTCGATGCTCCAAATTTTTTAGATGCCATTTTTCTTAGATACCTGTATCCGAGTTTACCACTCTTTTCTATCCAATTCGGTACCAATAACCCAGCACCCAATATTGCTGCATTTGCGTAATTACCTTTGTACAATTCTTTTCCGGCGTCGTATAAATCTATTACATCTCCCAAAGGTGTAAACCCCACTACGTCTTTTGCAAAATCTAATTCTGAATATGCATTTTGTTTTGGTTTATTAGCTGTAACAACAACTTCATCCATATTGCTTTGTGGGGTAACATATGTTAGTTGTTTTCCTTCACGTTCAACTAACTCAGCCATCTTTTGTGTATCACCCCTCCAAAAAGCGTCTTCTTTTTCTTTAAGTGTTACACCATCAGTACCTTCATCATACTTTGGAATATTCTTCCATTCCCAATACTTCAGACCAGGGTTTTCTTCCCTGGCCTTTTTGTATTGTTTAAGTCTGTTTCTAAATCCTTCTCTATCCATTACTTCTTAGATTTAGATTCTCCCGCTACCTTATTACGTATTGCGGTCTTGGCTTTAAGTTTTTCTCTTTCTAATGCAGCACGATCTTTCTGTTGTTGCAACTTCATCTCATGCTCCATACGCTGTTTTTCAAGTTCGATCTTCTTGTTTTCAATCTCCTTCTTCATTTCAGCTTCTCTACGCTTGTTATTGAGTTCAAGTTTTCTATCAGCTTCTTCAGACGCTTCTTTGCGTTCTTCCAATGCAAGCTTGCCAATTTCCATGACGTCCGGCACACCATTTTTATCCTAATCCATATCCTCAGTACCTCTATATGCATTAAGTTGAGCAACTGTAATCTTGGTAGCATTATTTTGATCTATTTCATATTTCTTAAGATCCATTTCAGCTTCCTTGATCATCAATTCTTCTTCCTTAATTTCATTCTGCATTTGTTGCATTTCCATTTGAGCTTGTTGTTCAGCTTGCTGTTGTTGCTGCATTTGTTCCATTCTCTTCTGTTCAATTTCAGCCAATCTGTCTTTAATCATGCTTACATTGTCCATAGTAATGATTTCAGCAATATCAAGTAAGCTAGCACCATTCTGCATAGCAGGTTGCATAAGCTGTCGAAGCTGTTCAATGTTCTGCATATTTTTAGTAGAATCATCTACAAAGATGTCCATATCTTCATAGAAGAATTCTTCAGACAATTGCAAGAATGCTCTAGTAGCATCATCAAGAACATAGTTCAAATATGTCTTCTTACCATCCTTCCAAGCTTCTTTAGCAGTATCTAACAACATTGTCAATACTTGCTTTTTAACTTGTGTATGATTCCAGAACCATGGTTCAGTAATATGGTAAGACATTGTTACTGCTGTATTTGCATTTGATACCAATTCACTAGCAGCAATCTGACCTTGTCTCTGTGGAGTAATACCAGTAAGTTTAGCAACCATATCTTCGATCTTAGCCATCAAATTGACATACTGATCGATTACATTTGCCATACTCAAGTCCCATGCAGATAACTGATTAAATTGTGATGGTCTACCACCTTCTCTACCAGGAATATCCCAACCTTCATCATATGGATTAATAAATGCTACACCAAGTGCACTTAAGTAGTGCATCCACTTGTTAACATCAATATTCATAGATTTAGGAATCTGAGTAATATCCATTACCGCTACTTTACCCTTATCTCTAGCCAACGCTAATTCAAGACGATACCATACTACGATATACATGTATTGCAATGGTTTCATCATACTAACAAGTGAACGTGGTCTACTGTTCGTATTATTGTAAACAATACCAGTATAAGGTAATTTCTGCGAATTAGGATTATTTGCAGATACATGCTGATATTCAATCGGTTGAATACCTACATAGAGTTCTTTACCAATTCTATATCCTTCCCATACTTCAATAACCCAATCCCAAGTAACAGATTCTTCCAAACCAGTTACCTTATATGATTCATCTACTTGGAATTCCTCAACTTGACCGGTTTCATCATCAAGAATACTAACAAAACCAATCTTTTTAAATGACTTCCAGCAACAGTGATAAACAGTAATATGATCTGAATCAAATGGATTATCTGTAAAACTATTCATCTTATGCATCTTAATAGATTCATAATCCATATTAGTTTTACGCAATTCTGGTTCAATACCGCTGCCCGGTTTATCTTCAATCAACTCCAATAATTCATTCAATTGTTTTTCAGACATCTTATCATAGAATCTGTCATATACTTCGGTAGCTGACATAATCATCTTTCTACGACACCAAGACGCTTCATGAATGAATTCCAAATCTAACGACTGTTCATAATCAAAGTACATAGGATTAACGCGTTCTACATATGGTTCACCGTTGATAATGCCTACGTAATAAATTTCTTCACCAGCAATCAATGCATCCTTCCAACCTTTATAAAACTCATGTGTAACATTGAGTTTTCTCTTAAGGTACTGTAATGAATGAAACGCAGTAGTTTCAGCTACATCCTTATAATCTTTTTCTAGATACTTAGCAATTTGTTCTGGAGGCATAATTTCACCAGTAGCCAATGCTTGTTCATATCTAGCTGCAGATTCAGGGTCCAACTTACTAGCAATAGTTGCTTGAATATAATCCATCAACATTTGCTTAGCCTTCTCTTGCATTTCACTAGCCGCAATTTCACTAGTTCTACATACATTAAAGTTAAAAGGACGCTTAGTTTCCTCACCAAGCAACTGATCAACATACGGTTTAATAATATTATAGTCCTATGCTGTAGCAGGGAATCCATCATCCTGTTTAAAAGGATTTGTTACATACTTTAAATCCTTTTCATTATAAATACTATTATACAAGTCATAATAGGTCTGCATCTCATCAGATTTAGATCTACCATTACTGTAATGTTGTCCGCCAGCCCCACAAATATAATCTACACATTCTTCTTTCCAAGATTGTGTTTTTAAGCGCGCACTTATTTTCTGAGCTGGGAAATGATTATTTGCTCTCATGTTTAAAATGTATATACATTATCGTTATCAAATCTGATAGTAGGCTCATCATCTCTAAACCAATTCTAGCTAAAAATTGGTCCTTCAAAGAGTACACGAGCTTTGTTCTCTTTAGTCTTTTCTTTAACAACTATGTTATATAGCTGCTCTCTATATATCATGACCTACATCAACGCCATCACGCGATCCGTGTTAGCAGTATCACTATAAGCCAACAACTCTTCCAATAGCGGTTCAGAAAGTACGTTAAATACATTCTTTTTACCAGTGCTATCTAAATCATTTAACCACTCTTTAATCAACCCTTCTCCCCATTGTTTAATCTACTTATTCATGTGGCAACCTTTCTTACGTTGTACTTTAGAATTACCAACAATGTCATTAATAATATCAGGTTGATCAGCAAGTAAGTAATCACAATGTTTATTACTAAAGTATACGAAAATACCTTTATTTTGATTTTCGTACATTGCTCTTGCGTTATAGTAGATTAATAGCTTTCTAACATTTTCATAAAACTCTTCAGACGTAGCAGGTCTTCCAGTATACTCTGCTACTATTATATCTGAATATTCTTCCAATGTCTATATTCGCTTATATATAAAACATGAACCTAGAGAAGTTGTACTAGATGAATCGTAGTCATAAGAGTCGATACCTGCAATATATAATCCAGTAGTAGCGTTTTTATTAGGGTGTTCCCATATTACTATAGAACCTTCTGGATTATCGTCTTTCTTTAACGGATAATGGGTTATATCTCCAACTTTCTTTATTTGCCAATGAAGATTCCCATCACCGTCCCAAACAAGATCTCCAACTTGTTTGTGGTTCTATAAATTCTTGTGTGTACGAATAGTAGATAATTGCTCTAGAATTTCTTTCTTTGGAAAAATATTGCCGTTAAATTCCAACATAGCTTCTCTAGGCGTGATAGGACGTTCGGCTACGTAACGATCAATAGCTTCTGCATTAGTAGATGCTTCGAGAATTTTCTTACGTTCGCTAAGTATGTACTCTATTGATTCTTTAGTTCTGGTATTACCATCTTCGTCCATATAAAGACGTTTACCGGATTCATCACGAATATCGATGTTCGTGTATTGAGGAATAAAAAATCCACATTTTGCATCTCCTGGATTATCATCCCAAATATTATCGAATTCAAGGCAATTGAATCCTTTTGGATTATAAAACATGTCTTTTAGTGCTCCAAAATTACTATCTTTATCACCCCCTGTACCGTAACAGATCATTGGTGCAAATGCAACACCGTCAATCTCTACTGACGGACGTGCAATTTGCCAAGCTGCAGAAAGTTCACTAAAAGACCCAGCTTCTTCAAATAGAATAAGGTTTGCCTTTTTACCACGACAATTTCGAGTTTCAACAAAGTCTTTAATTAAATATACGTGGTCTTCCGAATCAACTGTAACGCATTTTGATTTCTTTTTGCCAATGTATACTACTTTTTCAATCTGCGAATATTCTACTTTACTAAGTGCAAACGGTGTTAATTTTTTTATAGCAATTCGTTCCTTTTTTCGAGATAAATTAAATAGTCTTGTTTCATCTCCTCTGCAATAAATATAAATACGATAATAAGGTGTATTGTTTATTAATTTAATATGGATAGATGAACGTATTCCAATACTAAACAATAACCATTGCATATCCATAGCCAGGCGTTTAGATTTACTAACATATTCAATTACTCCGCAATCTTTTGTAACACTACCGTCCGTGTCTAATAAACCGTTTATCACACCCAAACGAACTTCTACTGAATTATATTTATAACAGTCTGGTACAAATTTATTAACAGATACTTTTTCAGTTAACCCTAAATCGAAAAATATTTGTTTGGCATTAAGGATTTCTATCGAATACGCAATCTCTGCTTTTGCTCCAGTTTTTACGATTTCATATGGAACGTATTTTTCAATTTCTTCTTTATCTGCAGGCAATTGTGTAAATGGAACTCCATGTTTTGAAGCTTTCTTTATGCACCCATCTCCGAGCAATAATCCTAACGTGTATGCATCAATGGGTACATATTGTGAATTAAATTCTACACACGGCGAAGTCTTTATTCTGGCAGGATTTTTAGAATATGATCTTTGATTAAGCATCTCTAATAATTGCTTTGTATCAACTTCATATTCTTTCAATGCTTTTCGTTCTTTACCTTCTTTTTTCTTATACCCATAACGATATATTCTCCATTTATGGTCATCTGTTGCTTGAACGATCCTACCATCATTCAAATAAACATTGTATACGTCCACATTGCCTAATTCAAATACATTAGTTACTTTGCAAGTTCCTCCATGTGAATCAAATAGTGTACTACCTATATTAATGTTTTCCCATTTTGTAATACCGTTTGGAGTATAGATGGTTTCATCATATGGATGTCCTGCATCTGGATTATCTTTCAAAGTAACACCAATAATCTCTGATTTATAACCAAGCTCTACTTCGTTACCAAATTCGTCCTTACTGATAAATCCCGCACGCTTTCTCATTGCAGTGTTCACTGAACGCTTTTTACCCCATGCTGTATTTTTATCGATAAAGTCCATTTGATCCCAAGCCTTTGTCAACACACCGTCTTCTGTAAGGTATTGCTTATTGCTAGCGTAAACATACGATTTACTTGCAGGAATCAAATAGTAATTGCGGCACATCATTGAGGCAGCTTTGTAACTGTATCCACGACGACGACTCTTTAGTACACATAAATGTTTACCTTGTTCCTCTGCTTCTTCTACTGAAGAAAAATAATAGTAATCATAATCCCAAAAATCAGGAAATTCGAATATTTGTTTTTTCTTAATTACTTCATTCCCTTTACGATCAATTGTTTTTTCATACACTTGTCTATTAATAGGACAATAGTTTAGGTAAAAATAATTATAGCCGGTGATGTAATCTCCATCATCGGCTGTATATCCTTCTAAACAACGACGTTTTTCCTCATCCCAGTGTTTTAAAAATTCACTAGTTCCCAAAGGGTAATCACAGTATCTACCTGTTTCTTGAAAGCGGATTGCTGGACCGCGAAACTTATTAGAATTAATTATTTTCTTAGTAAAATCTACCATATAATATCGTATAAAGAAGCCCCCAATAAGGGGGCTAAAATTAGCTAATTTGTTGGTCCCCGATCCCGGTTCTGCTCCAGGTCTTCAACCTTTAGAGGGTCGTATGCTAAGCAATCATACATCAATCGGAAATTTACACGTGGTTCTTTAAACTCTGCCACGTAAAAGAGCTCAATTGTTTATGAGAAATCAATATTAAAAAATAGATTTAATTGTGTTCCAGAGCTTATTGTACCAATGTACTTTCTTATATTCACCCTTAACAAGCTCTTCAACAATTTCTTCTTTCACTTCTTCAACAGCCTTATCTACAAGCTTCAAATCCTTTTGCAAGTCCAAAATAACTTGTGATGGAAGCTTTGTCATATCTGTCAAATCAATAGTGATATACATCTTATTCTGCTTTGTTTCTTTATTTTTCTTCATAACGCTATGTTAAAATATTTGTTTTATTTACTTGTAAAATTTTATGCAAGTTCATACGGATTAAGTTGAGCATTACCTCTAATCTTAGTGTTATCAAGTTCTTCAGCTTTAACTGCTTTTTCAAGGAAATCTACTGTTTGGAATACTGCTTTTACCTTTTCCATACCTGCTAATAAATCCTTGATACGTTTCTCATCTAATTCTTCACCAATAGAATCTTCGTAGTAAGCACTAACAGTATCAATCTTATTACGCATTGCCTTAAGCATCTTAAGATTTCTGGTATCAAGTAATCTAGCATATTCATCTCGACAAACTTGTTCTTCAGGAGTAAGTTGATAATCTTTGTTCTTAAAGATTTCTTCTTTCAACTTCCCTTCACGAATGTCATCATTCATGCTCTTTACATATGGACTATCCCAGTAATCACACAATATAATAAACGATAGTACATTGTTAGCATGCTGTTTGTCCTTAGTAGATTCCCAATATCGTTTCATTGGTGGTAGTGCTAAGAAATCTGCATGAATACTTACCGAACCACCAACTATATCAAATAATTTCATAATTGTTCTTTATATCAGTAAGCACTGTTAATTCATCTTCACCTACCTTAACCCATATCTTCCATGGTAGTTTAGCATCTCCTGTACTACTCAATGAACAAGAATAGTTTTCTTCACAGTCAGCACCATCGTACCACAACTGACCATTTATATCAGTAAAGTTGAAAGTGATTATGTGATTATTCCAATTGATTTTAATATAATCACCAGCTAATATTACTGAAACATCTTTTTCTTTCTTTTTCTTCTTATTCTTGTTAGTCAATTTGCAACCAATTACGATACCTGTAAATACGATTAAGAAGGCTGCACCAAATAAAAGTAAATCTGTCATGATTCTTTATTTTGAATTGATTCGCATGTCTCTATCCACGACATGCCCAAATTATATAATGATTCTCCGATAATTGTTACAGCTCCAGCTATAATAGCTGCGGTTATTATTGGTAGTGCACTAGATTGCAGAACCAATACTTTAAATGCCGCAATAATGGGTAATGAAGCTGCGAAATAGTTTTTACCTACTCTAATATTATGCAGGTCGTTCTTCAGTCTTTTCGTATACTTTTTCATCTGCTTCACCAAATCCCATTGTACCTCTTTCTGTTTCACTCAGTTCTTCAACAAACACTGGTTCAAGAATTTCTACAGGAACAATTACTAATTGACCACATGCTTCACCAGGTTGATATACTGTAGGAATAGCATCTGTACTAACCTTATACTTTAACATGATTTCGCCCCTATAGAAAGCGTCACAAACGCCAACAGCATTAGCCAAAGTAACAGATCTCTTAGCAACAGAAGACTTCATAAACAACAAACCAACATGGTTTTCTGGAATCTCTACTGCAATGTCTGTATGATATACAAGTACTAACTTACCACTATTATCAACTTCTTGAGTAATACGAGTAGAGTACAAATCCAAACCAGCATCACCTGGAGTAGCTCTAGTAGGTAATACACCTTCTGACTTTACCAATTCTTCAGTACCATCTTCCTTCTTTACAGTATAATCTAATTTCTTAAATCTCAATTCCTTCATTTTCAACACTGTTTAATTCGTCATTTACTATTTTAATAATTTCTTCAGATTGCTCACCCTCTACTTCTTCGAGGTAATCATGTTTCCATGTGAAATCGATCATTTGTTCATTAATGCTAGATTTTATCTTATCCATTGCTCTTGCAACAGATATGCGATCAGTACCTTCACAAGGCATACCTCCTGCTAAAACGTATGTCAAAAACACACCATTTTCATTTTCAATAAGTTTGAATCCGTTTTCCATTAATCGATTTGTTTTAAGTTTACTTTTCATAAAATCTGCAGCTGCTATATCGATTGCAGTATCTAATTTATTGTGCAAATATCTTCTAGCCTCACCGATACCTTTTACTATTTCTTGTATATCGTTATAATCATCACATCCGAAATCTTGATGTGCTTTAAACTCTACTTTTAATCGATACACACCTGCATCATGATATTCACCAACTGTCTTAATTGTCGCATTCATTGTCTAAATCTTGTTCGTTAATACTAACTGCTTTACCGTGGTGATGTCCCCAACTCAAAAATGCAGCATTACAAAGTACGTGATCAATGTGAGGTAATCCACTTTCAGGATCAATTAATTCACCTTTATCAATTGCAGTAAGATGCCTCAACAGCGCTGCTTTGTACCTTTTCCAGAAATCCGGTAAATTCTGCCAACTATTTTCCGAGTACTTCTGTGCCCCCATTGTCAGAATCTGTCCCAACGATTCCATCACACTCAATGGTACTAGATCCATTCTCACTTTGTTCTGATCGTACTTCTTTGCTTCCATAATTAAAATCTATTATTATTTTCATCACTTCCAACAGTTTTTTAATTTCGAACAAACAATTATAATTCGACTGGCGAATCTTCGTTCTCGGTTTTCTGATGGCCATATTTCTGAATTAAGTAATTACACATATTTTTAATAACCTCTCTCGGAAGTTCATCATCTGATGCAGTTTCTAAGTAATCAGCAATGTCTTTCACATACTCATCGTATGTAAGAGTATAATCTTCAATTTTGGTTGTTACTAATGTAATCAACGCTGAATGTTCTGGAGTAAGATCTAATCTCTTTGCAGTTTCTAACTCCATTTTCCACATTATCTGTGATTCTTCTTTACTCTGTCGTGCCATACATGAAAAAAGTTAAACGGTTATCGTGCATTGCGATGTACATCAAAATACTATTTTGAAACTCTGGATCATACAGCATATCGTCCAAACAATGAAAGTGATATAGTGGCATAAGACAATCTTTAATATAATCGTTAAGTCCTGCTATAAAATTATTCGGTTTCTTATTCGTGTCCATTTTCTTTAATTAAAACATTTGCTACACAACCTGCTACCCATCCAACCAAGTAAGCATATGCTTCATTACCATCTGAAAAATCTTCAGAGTTACATCCGCCTACTTCATAAAAGTAATCCGCTACGTGTACTGATTCGTGTGCTATGATAGAAGCATCCACATCGTCCATTCTGAAAATAACCATAAGTAACCCAAGCTTACCAGTTGCTTTTTCTTCTACGGCATAACATCCAGCAATTGCAGTAGAACTGGCATTGTTTAACTCATCTTCAATATCTTTATTCACGATATCCCACCCTGGTGTATTTTTATAGAATATGAATCGATTGGTCAACATTGTTGGAAAGTTATCACCATAATTAACTATCCAAAGTGTTCTCGGATATAGAGTTTCGTACTTGTGTATTTTCATTTTTGAACTTCTTCTTTAATTTGATTTTAAACAAGTAAGCAAACATAATATCTTTCAAATCATTATCATCTGCAATTACTTGTTTGGCAAATTTAAATGGACTATTGCAAATTACTTCAATTACCTAATAAGGTAAGTTATATTTGTTAGCAAGTTCTGTGTATATTGATACTTTCTTCTATGGTATCATTTTACTTCACTCTTTGTGTAATATTTGTTATCGTCAAGTAACTCTTCTAACGTAGTACCTTTAAAGGTATTTGGTCTGATCAAGTTAATCTTCAATAATACTTCAACAGGATCATCACAAGTAATACTTGGAACTAATACTTGCTCAAACATCTTTAACATTTCCTTCTTGCTATAATTCTTCTTTGGTGTGAATGTAAATACATTATGTTTTGTCCAAAGAGTATCTTTAAACAAAAAGCCTGACTTTCCAAATGGATCTACCCATGCATCGTTGTATTTCAATGGTTTCTTTGTTAACCAAGCTTTAAATCTCTTCCAGAGATTATACTGCTTAACTAATACAATAGATCCAGCAGGTAGATTATTAAACTCTTTCTTCTTCATTTATTCTCAATATTATTGTGAGTTGTACTCTGTCCTTAATTATTTGTGGTATCAATATTTGATTTACTAACCATTGTCTATCAAATTTCCCCTTAACCAAGTAACCAAGATCTTTAAACTTTTTAAAGTATCTACTTTGATTATCAGCAGTAACACCTAATGTTTGTTCAATATACTTTCTATTATTTGCCGATATTACTCCGTCTTCAGGGTTGTTATTTGAGAGCTGCGGTTCCATCTGCAGTTGAACCAGTAATGTCAAAACCTACAGCTCTCTTCTTGGTAGATCAATGATACCGTTAAGCGCATTTAAGAACTCAGTACATAACTCGTTCTTATTGATTTGCTTAACTAATTTATTCATTGATGATATCTTTAATCTTATTAAGTACCTTAATCAAATTGAAATATACTGTATCAGCTTCAACCTTAACACATTGTGGTACTTCACCTTCATTGTATTGAGCAATTAATGCTTCATGATCTGCAGTATACTGTTCAATCTTTTCATTACAGAATTCCAATACTTTTACGACTTTAACACAGTCTGCGTCCACTTCTTCAAATTCTTCCAAGAATTCCGCAGATACCAATGTGTTAGCAATATCGGCACTAATACAAATAGAGCGGCTGCAATACATGTCAGCACAATCACATTCCACACTGAGTTCAAAAAGCCCTTCTTCATTTTCCTTGAGTACATCACCCTTTTGAGCACATCCAAATTCTTTAATTACTTTATATTGTTTCATTATTCATCTTTTAACAGCCATGCTATCACAAGGCTTATTAATAATAGTGTTGTTAAGTTCACAGTATTATAAACGTAATTATTCTGTTTTGTTATCTGTGTTAACATTGTTTAACTTTTCATATAGTTCATCTGCTAACTTAGCCATATCTGGATGAACCCCTTGTGCACCATACTTAGGTGAACGTAATGAAAAGAAGTGTTCCCAATCTGATTCAAACCCCGTAACTACAATCTCCGTCTTTAGAGCATTTGGCAACAGCTGTCTTGCTTGTTGTGCTTGCCAACCACATTTTGTTTGAAACATATAACCATGTTCACAATTAGATAAGTCATAAATGAAACTGCACATTGCTCTATCCTCATTTGATAGAGATTCATCATGACCCATTCTATATACTTCTTTGTTATCTTTATTTGCCAATTCAACCAATGGCAATAATTTATTAATGTCTAACCAACTTGGCGAAACATAAGTCAACTCATTACCAAACTTATCTTTTTCATAATTACAGTATCTGGTTGATTCCATTGCAAATGACATAACTCTATGTCTTACTATTTCATGAGATACGCCTCTATCACAAGTAAATCTAGCGGTTATTCTTTTTTCATGAAGTTCTGTTGGAACCCCTATGTACTTCAAATCATCTAACCAATTATTTTCAACCAGTACTCTAAGATTTGTCGTAACACATACTTTTATTGATTTTCCATCTTCCAAGTATTCAGTGTAACTTTTACATTTGGAATATTTGTTTGTTTGATATTTCAACAAATCCTCTGCATAATCATCGTATGCAGTCAAGTATACTGTCCCATGTTCCAACATGGCTCCATGCTTTGACTTAATCATCCTATCAACAAACCCTTTAGCACTATCTTCTGTTATCTTATCCTCAGACTTATAACACGTTCTACCTGCTAATTCAATTTGTTTATACACACCTTCTAACCCAGGTTGTTGTTCTATAATTTCTACTTTACTTTCAATTAACTTCATATTATTCAATTTAAGTAACTGAACATATAAACGTAGTATTCATAGAACGTATATATTGTTTAACATATATTAATAAAAAACCCAGTCATTAGACTGGGTTATATTAAACATCAAGGTACGCTATGTTTAAGTTCTTTTTCATAGGCTTATTTATTTTTAACAGCACGAACCGGCAAGCCAATGAAACGATAGTAGTCTGGCACGAACATATAGTCTGAACCGAAGAGCAAGACCAAAGCGACCCTAGAATCACTCTCACCAAGAGAACTGCTCCACAAGCCACCATCAGAACCAACATCGTTAACTGAACCACCGTTACAGTTGCCAGTAGCAGGAACAAAAATTGAATTACCATTAGTTCCAGTAAATCTCATTCCGTTTACACCATTCAACGTTTCCCATGTTGATGTTGTGTTAGCTGTTAATTCTTCTAAATCTGCTTTTGTTGGCATTCTGCATGTATTATCTGATGTATATGCAGCATCATCTACTTGTTCTAATGTAGTTAAAGTATCAACTGTACCATAAGAACTATTATCGTTATACTTGATTAATGTAGTATCAGAACCGTCACATAACTCGTAATCAGCCCAACTGAATTGTTTTTCATCGGTAATACCTTCATAACCTTCAGTTTCACCCCAAGCAAAATATAAACCAAAATCCTCTGGTTTAGTAGCACCTACATTAGTAGTGGCCCAAAGAGTGCCGCTTGGTAAACCAAGGTCTACAAATTCAATCTTACTTACACTTCCAGAACCCGAACCACCACCCTCATTAAAATTTACAGATGCAGTGATTACTTCAGTACCACTAATTACCTTAATCCACTTAGGATAAACAAACGCAGCGATATCACAATCAAAGTTCTTATAACATGGTTTACCTGCATCCCAAATATCAGTATCAACATATTCACCTTCAGCTGTACCACGTTGCGTTACCTTAAGTAAGGCCATCGTCTACACGTTCAATGTGCAAATTAAAATCAGAAGTAACTTCAAACTCAGCTACCCAAATATTACCTTCTTTAATAAATTCTAAATTCATATAAAAACGTTTTTATAGTTAAAAATAAAGCCCCACAGATGTGAGGCTGGGCCTTACTATATCCCAAGTAAGGGTTAAGCTTTTACTTTAGCAACCACATCATATGGTTTAATCAATTGAGAGTCCTTAAACAAGTCGAAGTCCTTGGCAAACTTTTTTGGGTACACGACGGTGTCTCCGACTGAAATGGCGCATTCAACACTTGTTGGGAGAGCCAACACGATACCTTTTGCAAAATCTGATTCCACTTCTTTTGTGTGCTTCTTAACTTCATACTTATTAAATCCTTCTTCATCTTGTTCCCCAGTAGGAATCTGTTCTTCATACTCCTTAGTAATCATAACTGGTTCCAATGGTTTTACTAAAATATCTTTCTCAAAAGTAAACTCAATACCTTCGATTACGGTTTCTAATACTTTATCCATTATTTATGATTAATTAAACGTTTAAAAATCTTATGTTCTTTGTTGCATATCTCAGTTCTACCTCTCTTATGACAATCAAGCTTATCATAGAAAGCACAACCTTGACAACCACCTCTCACTACTTCGGGAGAGAGTACATACTCTTTCCCATTAAATTTATATACCTTCTGCTCTTGCTTTTCTTGCTGCTCTTCTTTCTGTTCCATATTTAAACCGGTTTAATGTGTTGGTTTACCCCACCATGAGGGGTCCCCTTTTAAAATAACCCCAGAGGGGACAAACTGTGCCAACCTACGATTTGGACCCACGGGTGCGCATTGTTAAGAGGCGTAGGGCATCTTCGATCCGTCACGTTAACGGCTTGTTAGTTTAATGAATTATCTAAAGTAAGTCCATATATTTTTCATTAGTATTTCCTACTCTGGACTACACACTGAACATAAATAATTCATTATAATGTTAATTTCTTCTATACTATACATAAGTAAATACCAAGTAAGACAGTTATACTGTATATAAACTGTATTAGACTGTCTATACAGTAACGTATAGAGTTTTATTATGTTATTGTTTTAGTATGTGTATTAACATTATTTATGAAAGTTTAACTTATGTGATTGCTATGCTGATTACAATGGTGCTACTGCAGATGGTATTTCACTGTTAGTTATCCCTACCGTAAATAATATTCTTTCAGAGTCATCACAAACTACGTTAACGATTGTTTCTTTTGATGTATCGATTTGCACAAAATTACGCGAACCCACATTACCCATAAGTATATAGCCGTCATAATAAGGTACTGTGGAACGTTCAAGTGTTTCAGGATCATAGCTACTGTCACCTGATGAACGGTATGTATGAAAATATACTACGTTTTGACACGGTATTGCATGAAATAACTCTACTGAAATGCCCTTCAATTTGTCAACAAACGTATGTGTTCCATTTTCCTGTTGCTGCACAGAATCAATCGCAACATCGAAAACAGGTACGATTATTTTAGAATCATTAAAATAAGGTACTTCTTTTAAAGTACCCTGTATTTCCTATTTGCTACAAATTTCGTCATCTGCATCAAACACATTCATCCATCCACGTAGGGTACTAGGATCATAATATATATCAAAACAACCCGCAAGAGCATCATACAGATATAAATCTCCATATATGTGGACTAACTTTTCTCCACCATCACTACCACCTTTCCATTCATCATCATGATAATCATAATACTTCAATGATACAGTATTGTCATCTTTAGGTTCAACCCATATATCTACTTCTTTAGGGTTTGGTGCTACAGTAGTTTCTACTGCTTTAGTTAAATTCTTTTTTCTCATAGTTTATAATGTATTTAGTTGTTGTGGGTTAGCCTACGCATCTATATCCGCTTGTTACCTCTACTGTGACACCGTTTTCAGAATCAGTAGGATGTGCTACTACATCTGTCATTAATGAATTTAATTGAATCTTGCCGTTTTGATTCGAGAACGCTAATAGACCATCGTTGTAATCACGGTTACCCACGAAATCGTATTTTGGGTAATAAAAGTCAACATTGGTTCCAGCAGTAGTATTTATTCTGATTTTATCAACGTTGTATTTGCTATTAATCCAATCTTCAAATGTCATATCTGGTTCGTATTCATATTCTGCAATTACCCAATCAGTATTGTATGTAAGATCGGTAGTAATATACATTTCATATACCCCAATAGTAAAAGTAGGATTAGGAACGCTATCATCCCAGTACTCTTCTTCAGTAATACGAGTAATACCTGCTGGCATTTCTTGTCCCATAGCAATACACAGATCTTCAAATGTTGAGGCCACTATGTGAGATGTGGTTCCATCGAAGGATACACTTTTCATATCTAAAGGTAAGTATACAAAATATATTGGATCATTACTAGAATCGTTTGGGAAGACCTCTTTATACATATCACTAATTATTGTGAATGTAGGTACGTATTCAAACTTATAATCATGTGTATCAAATATTTTAAAGCTTGCACAATACGCTACCATATTAAAAGGCATATCAGTCGCAGTAGTTGCTTTATAATACAGTACTTTACTACTACCACCACTGCAATTACATATCCATTCCCTATTAGTATAATCATATATCATATGAGAACCATCATTCTTAATCCAAATACCAAACTCCTTTGGATTAGGTTCTATATCCCCTATATAGGTCTTTTTATTTAACATTTCATTAATATGCATATTATTTAAATTTAAAGTTTAATCAAATTAAACGTATATAAGTATATATAGTTATTAATATATAATTATATATAATATATTTATTATAGCACTTCATATAAACCCCCGGGGTATAAATGTATATATAAACACCCCCTGGGGGTAAAGTGTGGAGTATGTTTGTGCGTGTGTGGAATAGTGCATAGTATAAATGTGAGCGCGTGGAATTATCTCCCATCAAGTCCCCCCTACCCTCGTTGCCGGGGAAGTCCCCCCTGGCACTCGTGTAAAACGATTTTTCAAATCTCAAAACATATAGGCATATGAAAACAATTGAAAATTATCAGGGTATGATTCATGCCGTAGGCTACAGCTACGGCACTTCATCACGTGGTACAACCTACGTAAACGTTATCGTAGGACAAGAGACTGCGAGCATACGCTCACAATTCTCTGTGTTCTGCGACGACCAGCTTGCAGAACAATTAGGCATTGATCTCGATTCTCTCGATTATCCTGCCCAAGGAGAAAGAGCAAAACGAATTGCTCTACCACAAGCGGTTGCCCTCTTCGAAGGCACGCTTGCAACAGTCGAACATGCTCCTATTCAAATCAACGATCGTACTTATCGTACTCTTACGTTGGTTGCAAGACAAGACGAGTCTTTGTCTTCAGTAGCAGACGCTGCGGTACAGCGTCGCTTCGACAACATTGACGCAAAGTTCTTCCAAAAGTCAGACTTTGTGAAGGACTATCAGAGATACATCTTGCCCGACGCTGTCGACCGCGATGATCTCTTACAATGGCTTAAGGCTTTGGATGAATAATCCAAAGTTTTATGCCTTTTAAATCTTTACACACCTAACGCAATTATATAATATATAGCTTATCATTAATCTTTAAAACATCGCATTATGTATTACGTAGCAAAAATTTACACTCACATGCAACCATCTATTGTCGAATCATTCGATAACTTAGAATTAGCACAATCATATGCTAATATAATGAACTGTGCAAATAAAGGCACATATGTTGTATTAACTAAAGTTGAATCAAAATGAAAAAAAATCAACATTCTGTATCATATTAGCAGCAATATCAATTATATTTGCAGCTAATGCAGCATTATCATGTGAAATAATAGCCGCAATGACAGGTATAACATTAGGATGTTCATCACTAGTTGTAGGTGCATGGTATGAGAGAAAAGAAAAAGACATCAAATAACATTTAAACTATAATCAATATGAAAGTATTTAAATGTATTAAAGGTAGCTCAGTATCATACTCAAAGAGTTTGAAAAAGGCAGTCAAGACCAATCCACAAGTCATATTTGAACAACGTGGATTAATTGTTAATACTCATTGAATTGATAAATAACTAATATAATTGGTTTTATAATAGTTAACAAAAATGTTTGAGCACACGGTATGTCGACACAACAGAATAGTTTTAAGACCGCACATCGTATAAACTATTAGTGCAACTGTTGATCGTAAACTCAAACTAGAGTAGGTTCCTCGATTTTCGCAACCAAGTAAGCATGCAATCGAATAAGTTACAGGGACGGCTTAACCTGCGCATGACAGTCTGACACTAACTGAACAATAAGTGTCAACTATGATAAGAGATAAATACGGTAGCAATCTAAGAGAACTGACAATAACACATAACTCTAATATGTGTTAACTATCATTCAATTAGACCTATTATACGGTAGAACTCCGTAAGAGTAAAAACTTGATAGTCTCTTTAGTATAAGAAACTTATCATAGTCTTTAAGGTGAGAATCCTTGATAAGCATGTGGGGCTCATATCTCAGCTTGACTGAGTATTAGTGCAGACTTTAAAATCATGCAATGACATATACATTTCGGAACTCTTCTATGTCCATTAGTCGATTTTTGCACACTCATGTGTCATTTATTAGGACTGAGCGCAGTCTAGTCCTCAAATCTAAGTTTTGCAACATAGTATGTGATTTTTAAGATTAATTCGCGTTTTCTAAAATTAAACTACACTTAACTACATGTTTTTAATTTTGAAGACATCAGCACACTGGTTCGTGAAAATAGGTGTGTTTTAAAATGAAATAAATGAACAATCTATACAAGCAAATTAGCAATTCGCAAAGTAGTTATTCTACGAAATGCACATGTATCTTCTCACGTCGTGAGACGTGCATACTACTTTTACAATGATAATATGGTCTTGGTAGGTCCATATAAATAGCACTTAACTGTGTACAGTCCATATTATCATTGTACTTCTCTTAATTTAATATAAATTAATTATGGTATTAATATTTATATTATTGACAATATATTTATTTGGAATAATGTGCATATATCATGATAGTAGATACTATTACTACAATGACACAATAGGAAGAATATTTAATGCATTAATGTGGCCGATTGGTCTAATTATGTGCATTATTACAATAATAGCAGTAATAATATTAACTATTTATAAATCATTATCAAAATGGCTAAAAATGTAAAATTCATGACCACTAAAGAAAAACTGATGAGGTTTAGAAATCTCACCAAAGGTCTATTAATTAGACAAAAAGACAGTATACAGAATAATATTCTGTTTAATTTGCCTGAAGGATGTAAATCTTTATCAGATGATGAAATGGAAATAATCAGAAGAATTAAAGCTGATTATAATGCATTAATTGCAACATGGAATCATCGTTCACAACAATTGTTAAACCAAGTAGATAATAACATCTAATGAAAAATGTATTTTATTATTTCTTTGGTATTATGACTGCATTATATGCATTTATGGTACTGTTTGACTTATATGCACCAGAATTCATTGATGATTACTGGTTGGATATATTGTGTGATAAATATGCACAAGAATGGTATTATTCTAATATCATTATTGCGGCAATAATGATTCTATGCACAATTATATGGGTATATAACCTAGGTAAAAGTGCAAAAGAACTAGAAGAAAAAGAACCATTATTAATTAAAAAAGAAAAAGACGATGAGTAAATTTATTTTAGTACATGATGCCTCAGATAATGCATCTATAACATTAATTAATGTTGACACAATTGAATATGTTGAAAGAAGCACAGAATATACTGGTGCATCATACATTAGTACAGATTCATGTGACTTTCATGTAACTGAAACAAGAGAACAAATCTTTGAAATGTTGAAATAATCAATTATTAACAATTAAATCATTATCAAAAATGAGGACAGTAATTTATTTTGTAATACTCATCATGTGTGCAGTATTACTAGGCTCCTGTAGCCACATGGCTCAGAGACAAATCGATGAATCTATTGAAACAGATTCAATTGAACAAGAGTATTATCATATACCAACAGTATATGATGTACTAGAACAGAGAGAAGAGTTAAAATATGCACTTTGGTGTGATAGTGTATATCTATCTATGCCAGAGCAAATATTAACTCATTTGTTAGTAACAAAGGGAACGACACAAAGTATAACTGATATAGTAGAAGATTATACGAAGAACAAAGACTTCTATCATAATACTATATTAAAAGCTATGAATGTGCAAAGGAAATATATACCAGATAGTGTCCCAAAGTCAAATATACCTAATAAAACACTTGATGACAAAGACACAATCCCGATATACGACAAATAACCCTCTATCCTAATATCTATTTTAACCATTTACCATTTTTCTAATTAAGTTAATAAGACGAAACGTGGATAAACTACCATGGTCTGTAAAGATCGTGGTAGTCTGCAGAAAATGCCAACCATGTGGGGCGGGAGTAAAATGAACATTTTTATGAGAAAAAGTGGATTGTAATGCTCATAAACTATGCGTATCCATACATTTTACAGTCGTGCAGACGTTAAAACCATGGCCTTGATTCACTGTAAGGTAAAACATGTGGCAGATATGTAGATTATTTTGCTCTAAAAATCGTAATGTCCCAGCTGTGGGTTAAACAGCCGTCCGCAATAGTGTAAACAGTTTTTAAATTATTATAAAATGAAAAAATTAATCGGTAGTATTATTTGTTTCTTCCAAGGAAGACACAAATATATTGTAAAAGAAGAATTTAAACGAATAGGCACAAATGAATATTACAAAATATACGTTTGTGAACGTTGTGGTCATATTCACCACGAAGTAACCAGAAAAATTAACCCTTAAAATCATTATCAAAAATGAAAGTAGTAGTTATTCCAATACCAAACAGTGTATCGGAAACAGAATTCAAAATTGCAATGGCTGCATTTTTCAATGAGCTAGGTTTTACCACAATAACTCATGTATTCAATGACACTGATGCTGTACCAAATACAGCTAATTCAAAGACGTCATTCATGAAAGCTATTGATAAAGTAATATCAACATGTGGTAATCCAGATGATGTATTTGCATTCAAAACACAATTCAGAGCAGCTGTTATTAACGGCGGTGACCCAAACTTTGAATTGCTCAATCTTTTGGTAACAAGAAGATCTAAAGCTGAACAAGCATATCTATCACAGAATCATTTAGAATGGTTGCCTAGATTTGCTGATGGTTTGTTAAACGCATGCAAGATGATGTATGGGAAAGACATTTAAAGAAGCATATACTGGTTCAAAACAATCAGTTGTTGCAAAAGAATATCAATCTAAAAAGAAAATACGTCATGCAAAAATGCAACCCTACAAGCGTTCATCAATCTCCAATTAAAACAGATTGTCCGCTTGGATGTAATGGTACACATTGTACTAATTGTCCATTAACAAAATTTAAAAAATGAAAACAAGAAAACAAAGAGCACTGTTTCGAAAAAGTTTAAACAAAGTGTATCCGTATGCTATTGTTACATTAAACGATGGAACAATTGTAAATGGTACATTGTATGAATTTAGAAACAATCGTAAAACTTTTAAATTGGGTATTAACCCAATCAAAAAGAAAAAAGCTGTATAAAATTTATCATGCCAGATAAAAGTATTAATAACTAAAACAGTTATTATGGTGACAGTCAGCCCAATGGGGTGCTGTTAATACAGTGCCCTGCTCTTTTGAGCAAATTAAAATCAATTTTATTTATTAACTATCAAAATTTTTAAATTATGAAGAATTTGAATTTGACAGGTGTAATCCTTGGTGCAAACAACAAGTGTATGGCAATTGAAGACGATGCATGTTCAGGTGTAGACGGTTTCAGCAAGCCGAATGCAGACATCATGAACGAAATCAAGGCTGAAGAAGAAGCCCGCATTCGTGATGAACAGAAAAATGCTGCAAAGAATCAGTTGCAACTTGACTCATATCGTCAAGAAAAGGAAGCAATTGAATTGCGTTACGATCGTGCAATTGCTGAAGCTAAGGCTGACAAGTTGAAAGCACGTACTAAGGAAAACAATGCATACACCGAAGGTGGTGTTGACACAGAAGTCCACAAGCAGAATCTCGAAAAGATCGAGAACACTTTCAACGAGGCTTGCGAAAAGGCTCGTCGTGAAAAGAACAAGGCTATGGATAACTTGCGCACCAAGAACCCACGTGGTTACGATCGCGACCGTTGGGGTTGCTAATCGAACAACTCAAAATAGTTAGTGTCTTGTACCAATACTATTTACGACTATGAAGTACCGTATGTAGAGAAACCATAGCTTAGCGGCTGAGGAGGTTTGAGGATTAGTGAAGTAGTCTTATCTGAATTAACAGAAGCAACAATGTGTCTTGTACCCGTTGCTGAGTTATATGTGCCACTGCTCATGTGCCTAAAGAGCAAGTATGAACAATCCAGTATTTTATATCAGTGATTGGATATGTACATTGTACGGATATCACCATACTAATCTCAGGATGAAAAATATGAGACAGTATCAAATTGTATATATGTAGAGTGCCTTCGTGCCTTCAGTTCAATGAATCCCTTCGGGTGAGCACTTGCTGAACTATATATGCAATCAACGCTCTAATAAACCAAATTATAAATGAGAGTGCCTTTGTGCCTATTGTTATGGATACCCGATAAGTGTAGGATTAGCTTATTCGACAAATTTAAAGTTGATGCTCGGTTCCTACCCAACACAATACTCATTTATAATTTAACAATAGATATACAGTCTTTGATCGAACTGTATATCGCTATAAAGCATTTTAAGGCGATTTAAGCCACTTTTTATATACTTTAAAGGGAATGTTCATAGTCATCGTAAAAGTGGCTTAGAAAGCCTTAAAATAGCTTTAAAACGCATTGACTGTTAGGTCATTATACAGCTGTTAAGACGAGGGTTCGACTCAACCAAAAAAAGGGTCGCTTATATAGAAATATATGATGAAAAATCGGATGAATTCAGGGAAAGCTAAATAAAAATGCTCAGAAATGACATTTTTACATGCCAATCCTGAGCTAAGCTTAGAGTACACTCTAAGAAAGTGCAGAGACTACTGGAGGAATATAGTTTCCTTAATAACCAGCAAGAGCGTCCGACACCTTAAGCAGCAATGCAAGGTGATGATATAGTCCGTAAATCAACAAGTTCTCGTAATTTGTCCTCCGAAAGGAGGTTTCTATGTGCAAGTCGATGACAATTAGGACAAAGAGTTATTAAATTTTGTACTTCATTTTTACCTCCTTCACAAACAGGAGTAATATGATGTACATCTCTAGGTCCTTCACACCATCCGCAATTTTCACAAGGAAATGTTAACATTATTGTTTGAATTTTTCGAGTACCATTTTGTTCAGTACGCATCATTGCACGATAATGTTTTGACTTACATTTATTATCACAATATTTTGCTTTAGGGTTTTTACTCTGAAATTTCTTACCACATTGAATACAAGTACATTCTTTATAAGGATTTAAGGAATAACGATGTTTTAATGCACAAGAAATACTGCAAAATTTAGCATTTCCTCGTTTTAATTCTCTTGTATCTGCCATAAACATTTTATGACAAAATTCACATTTTTTTTCTATAAGCATATTAATTTATTATTAGATTATATACTTATAACGTAATGTGGAACAAGATGTTGCAAATATTGTAAAAGATTTATGCCCTCTAGCTCCACGTCCGTAAGGCGTAATAATGTTTTTAAATTCTTCGTGTGTTAAATATTACACCACAATGTGAAGGGGAACACGTGATACTATCCGAACCGAAGGGGACAAAAAAATTAGTACAGTGGTGGGGATGGGCTGTACAAATGGGGCTATTTGGTTTTGATTAGCAGTAAGATGTAATGAATAGGTCAATAAAGCCATAACTGGCAACACTTTTGTAACAGACTATACTGGTATTGCAGCGTAATATCAATAGTCAACGGCTAAGCTAATGTCGTAAAAAGCTGGGATACTGAATATTAGAACTATGGTGGGCGCGAATCCCACCAGTATCACTATTAACTATTAAATTGATTAAATGATGACACAAGAAAATAAAGAACTTTTACTGAAAGACCTTTGTGCAAGATTGCCGTATGGAGTAAAGGTACAATATCAAGTTGGAAGTCAATTGCCAGATATTAAAACCTTTAACGCAAAACAATACGATGAATTAAGGAATGGAGGTTACATAAACGACTGGCTCAAATGCACGTTTAAACCCTATTTATTTCCTCTTTCAAGTATGACTAAAGAACAAACTGAGGAAGTACATAATCTAATTTATAAAGGAGTATCAAAATCAGTAGATGAAACAAAGGAATGGCTAAAAACAAGAAAAGAAAACGAATTAAGACCTATTACACCAACTTATGTATTAAGTGATACATTAGTTATTGATTGGTGTAATAAAAATCATTTTGATTATAGAGGTTTCATTCCAATGGGATTGGCTATTGATGCAACTGGTTTAAATATTTATTAACTAAAATGAGTAATCGTGGAAGGCATAAAAAACAAATTAAACATTTACAAACGTGTACCGGACTTGAATTATTCTGTTTTAAATACACATTACAAGGTAGAAAATATTTAAAAAATATAAATATAAACAAACTATATCGCGTATACACAAATAAAAATAATGAAGCATGGCGAATAGAGGAAGACATAGAAAGAAAAACAAAATGAAAAGTGACACTGTATCATTTGTTCGTGTCAATCTTCAAGAATTAATAAATTTATATTGTAGCGGTAAAATGTCAATGTCAGACTTTCAATCAAAAATAGAAAATTTACCTTATGAACCGAGGAAGACATAAAAAGAAACCAACCAAATACCCAAATACCTGGTTAACTAAAGTAATGACAGAAAAACAATTGGATTTATTATTTCAAAGAGCTCATGAGCAATTCAACAGACCAACAATATATGACATTGAAAGAAATCCTACGGGAACTCACATCATTACATGGAATCATACACCAGAAGGTTGGCGTTTTTGGAATGATATATTATCAAAAGTAGAATTTTATAGACTCAACAACAGTTTATGACAGGTGTTAAAGGTTATATCAGAGAAAATCTTCCTAGAACATGGGAGATTATTCTATTAAGAGAAAAATGTCTTGGTAGTTTCATTGAACAATTCTATCAAGCAATTGCAAAGAAAAAGAATAGAAATAAATATCATTACAAAGTAACAATAATGAATGCTAGACATTATATGAAATGTTATAGCATTAGCGCTATTGCTATAGGCTTTAACTTTAAAGAAGGAGCCAATTTTTGGAATGATATTGCAAATAAAGTATCAAACTATGAATTTAACTGTAATTAAAAAAGATGGAATTATTTGAAACAGTTACATGGATTAAGTTCAAAAGAGCTGGTTTAAAAGAAGAAGTTGTCAAACTTGGTGAAGAATCTAGAGATATTGATGACTTTAGAGACAAACTTCGTCAGAAGTACAACATAGATTTATCTATGGCATACACTTTATCAAAAAAGTTTTATAAATCTAAAGAATAAGTAACATGAAAGAATTAAAAGAAGGAGTGTGGATGGCACAAGGCCCTTCACAAAATGTTATCATTAAAGCTGTCGGTGAAGCACCGTTCATCGAAATTGTATCAGGTATTGAAATGAATTCGTTTTTTGACACAGGCTCAGTAAAGAAACTTACTAAAAGCTCAGTTGAAATTCAACACATCATACAGAATCCACTTGATTATCATTTTGAACCATTGACAGTAACCGAATCAGTATTGAATGCATTAGGTATCGGAAAGAAAGTATTTACAAGAAGTCCAAAAGATTTCAGTGAACATGAACTTGAAGAAATTACCGAAGCATATAGACTTCATGTTGCAACATTTGGTAAAGATGAAGATAATAAATTTATCATTCGCCTTTACAATGTGTATAAATTGAGTGTTGGTGAAGGATTCACCCTTTTAAGTAAAACAATAAAACCAAGGCTTCAATTTAAACTTTAGTATTATGTTGGAAATAATACGTAATATTAACAACTATTTAGAATACCAGTATCAATTCGAAGTAGATAGAACTCCATTATATGATTTAAGTAAAGTCAACATATATCCAACTGTAGATGATGATTGGCATATTTATCCTCTATATGGTTTTCAGAGAACTAAAACCACTCAAACAATACTTCGATACGCAAATCAGAAAATCTTCAATCCTATGATTCGTATTATGGTTAACCGAAAATATTCAATTCACATTCTAGTAAAAACAATGGATGTAAGAATGGCGATAGTGGTTAATTTAATAGATAAGAATATTGAAGATAAAAACCTTAAAGATATATGGATATCCCATATGCAAAAGCTTTATAACGCTAGGTTAAAAGCTTGTTCTGCATATTATATCGATAATATACTGCCATTCTAAACACAGGGTATGAGCTAATGGACTGGCTCATATCCACTACAATTTTTAGCCTATGAAACAAGAAGTAATTACACTTGTAGAGCAAGCTAAAAATAACGAAGAGAAGGCTTTTACAATGCTATATAATAAATATTATAATACTGTATGGTTTACAGTATATGATATTGTTAAGAATAGAGATGTTACAGAAGATTTAATCTCTGTAATATTTACTAAAGCATTTAAAAAGCTTGATCTTTACACTGAGCATATTTCATTTGAGATGTGGCTCAAAACAATTGCTGTAAATAGTTCTATTGATTATATTCGACGTATGAAAAATGAAAAACTGAACAATTACATCGATGATGAAGATAACCCTATACAATTAGAAGGATATCAACAAAGTCCAGAAGATTCATTAATCATAAAAGAAAAACTACAATTAGTAGAACAAATAATCCCTACACTCAAAAAGAGATATAGGGATTTACTTACAGCTAAATTAGAAGGCAAATCTTATAAAGAATTGTCTGAACAGTTTGCTCTATCTGAAGATCGGATAAAGACAGACTTACATAAAGCAAGAAAAACAATTAAAAATAAACTTTCATTATTAACCAATACCTAACAGATTATGGCAACAACATTTGTTTTATTGCTTGTATCTTTTATGATCCTATTCATTATGTCGCGAGTAATGGGTGGTGAAAATAAAATTGATACATTCGCTAAGTACCTCGGTATGTTAGCATTCGGTCTGTTGTTAGGTGCAGGAGCTCATCATTATTTTAACAATGGTGAGCAGCCTGAGAAAACTGTAGTAACTACTACTAGTTCTATTCCCACACAGCAGGTTAGTGGTTTTTATACCACTAGCACAAATACTACTGTGAGTCAGGAATCAATAGAACGTGACATTTTAGTAGTTGAAACAGAAGGAAACCTAGCGCAGCAGAGGAGAATAGTAGAAATTGAGGATGATTCATGACGTAGTCTTTAATTTGTACTGTTTACCCTAATTAATTAATTCTAGTTATTAACTTTTAAACATTTATCAAAAATGGCAAAAAACAAAAACAAGAAGGCTACACTGGCCGATAGAAATCGTGAAGCTTTAGCAATGGCTAAAGCGAATGCTAAAAAAGCAGAAGAAGCAGCAGCTAAAGAAGCTGAAGTAAAGAACGTTGAAAAGAAGGAGGAAGAAGAAAAGAAACCAACCCCTGCTTCTAAAAAGACATCCTACGAAACGTATTTGGAATTTAAGAAACATCCACACATGTGTATGATTTCACAGACAATTGCAAAGAATGATAAGGGTGTAGAAATCATCACTACTGAATGGAAGAACGGTGACACTGGTGAAACTGGACTCAAGCAAGAATTCAGTGCATCTTTCGTTAAGAAAGGCGATGGTATTGATCTCAAGAAGCTTCGCGAACAAGCTAAACTTGGTATGGAAGAATACCAGAAGAAGAATGCAGTAAAGGCTGAAGAATCTCCAAAGGAAGAAAAGAAGGAAGATCCTAAGCCAGAACCTAAGAAAGAAGAAAAGAAGGAAACAAAGAAGGAAAAGAAAGAAAAGATAATTGTTCCTGAAGTTGTTGAAGACGAAGAAAAGAAAGCTCCTGCAAAGAAGCAAGATCCTTCAATAACTATTACACAAGGTCTTGCTAAGTTAGCAAACCATGAACGTATCGACGAAAATCATCAAGTCGATTTCTTGAAATTGATGTATCATGCATATCTTGACAACCCTAATGCAACCATTCCAGAAGAACACAAGAACGCAATGCGTGAAGTCTTCGATGGTGGTATGCTTCAATTGAGTCTTGTTCTTGCAGCTCAACTTGAAGAAGAAGGTAAGACTATTGCCGGCATTAAGGTAGAAAAGGAAATGTATCCTGCAATCAAGAAATTATTTCTTGAACGCTATGGCGTCGAAACAAGAGCATTGCCTGGAAAAGACGATACTCAATTAATCATTGACTTCAAGGAAGTTCCTGAAGAAGTAAAGAAAGCTGCAGCAGCAGATGCTCAAGCTTTGAAGAAGGTAGAAATACCTGAACCAGACCCAGCTCTATCAGAAGAAGACAAATTGGACGCAATTCGTGGCATTCTGAGTAGAAGTAATGCATCTGAAGGTGTTACTGTACCATCTCGTATGGCAACAAATGTTAAGGATGCAATTGATTGGGCTCGTCAAGCATTCTCTATTACTTCTGAAGATCCTCAAGTAACATTGGCAACAATGTATCAGAAGTTCAATGACGCAAAGACACTGTGTTTGACAGGATTCATGCGTAAAGCATGGGGTTCTACCACAGTAAATCGTAATCCATTTATCACTCATGCATTGCTTCGTAAAGACTTTGAAGGCATGTATGATGAAAAACAAGTAGCTGAAATAGTCAAGGTCATGATGGCTGCACATGTTGAGTCTGAAAAGACACCAGACGGTACAAACATTCTTAACAGTATTATCTCCGGTATGGACGATAAGATGATTAAGAAGATCCTTAATAAGGATGAAATGATTCCATTTGCTGTCAAAGGTTTAGCCGATGATAAGAAGGGAAATGGCGTACCAGGTGCCAAAGTCTATTCAACAATTGCAAGCATGTATGGATTTGCAGGTCTTGGAAATGAAGCAAAACTCATGAAAGACAAGCTAAATGAACTTAAGGGATTCTATAAGGATTCTGTAGGACGTTTGGCATTCTATGCAGACGAATCAGCTTATTCTAAAAAGTAATTATCAAAATGAAAAACAGAATTAATGCTTTATTGATGCTTGGCATCATTAGTTTTGGTGGATATATTGCATATTCAGGTATGCAACCAATTACGGTCTATGCTGACCCACCACCAATTATCCACTTTACAGATATACCAAAAGAAGCATCTGTAATAAATCTGGACTTGAATACAAGTGCTTTAACTGTGGAAGGTACAGCCGATGTTGAAGTAAATGTAACACAGAAAGAACCAGAAGTGCGAACTATTACTAAATGGAAGATTAAGGAAAAAGTTGTTGAAAAGCCCGTTGTATGGGACAAGCGACCATATCCTGATGACATTAAACCATTTGTAAGGCAAAGTGTCATTCCAATTCCAGAAGTATCTACTATTATTCGCTGACAACGTAATTGTCTAGCCCACGACGCTCATATCATAATGAGATGGGAATGCTGAAAGACGCGTGGCGAGTAAGCATTAACGGATACAGGATACTATTAGTATAAAGGACAGCTATCACTGTCGGTTATATGAAAAGTATGATAACTTGATCGTGTCAAATTTGCCGTTTAAGACTGAAAAAGCGACAAGAAAGAGGAAGAGCGTGCAACAATCCTCGGTGAGAACCACTTGGTGACCAAAGACGCAGTGATACAATCAGCAGATTGATAAACTAAACGTATGCAGGTATCGTTAAACATCCGAATTCCAGTAATCCAGACTGTAAAATCAAAAGGGGATGTGACCTTACACGAGTTGCAAAACTCGCAAAGGGCGAGTATAAACAAACATATAAGACTCCAAATCTTATATGCTTACTTATTAGGACTGACTAGCGTCCTAGGGTGTCTCCAACACATCCTTGCGGTTAGTAAACGCTAAAACTATACTACCATAGTGTTCCACACTATCACTTGCTGAAGTGAGCTCATATGAGTTTAAAATAGTGTGTATGAAGGTGGGAGTTTCTCATTATAGTGCTACAGGAAGTAATATAATAGGTGAGTAGTAAATTGTGTGCCTCTGGCCTTGGTATTGGATCATTTGTACGTGAAAATATAACACAATGTCATGTTAACCAGTATATGACTAATCTGAAATATTATGAAATGGTATGTTGCAAGACATAATTCTCAGTTTAATGGGATTGTGCAAGTCAAGTAATGAAAACTCAAACTCAGTTGCTATCTAATCTGAGGATAAACCTAGTGTGCTTTGCACCAGGACATAAAGATAGCTATGGGATGAAGAGCCGAAAACTCTATTTCGTGAGAGGTATGATTAGTATAAATACCAATCGTTATTAACGCGGAACTCACCGCATGACCAAAGTCACGTGGCAGCTTAGAGCGAAAGCTGTATCAGGAGTAGATTTCGCATGCATTCCAGCATGAAGGGTTACAAATGATTATTAAAGGGGACAGCACATTATGTTGCCAGGAAGGGTAGCTAACTACATTAGATGTAATGTACTAGATAGTAAATCCAGTCCTGAGATCCTACGCTGTTGGAAGCAGCTATACCAAACATATTGTCTAACTTTTTAACCAATTGGGAAGTCCAATGTTTACTATAGTAAAACCATAGGCTTAAGTGAATGAGTACTGGCTATAGGATACACCCCAGACTGTACAATATAATATCCGTAATCGAAAGTCATGTGCCGCAACACATGTTAGTAGGTCCGATGATACGCTCCATTAAGTGTTGAGAGGTGGGAATCCTCATATTATGTGCAGGATAAGAACGAAATCGTAAGTACACGTCAGCAGTGAAGCACTTCACATGGCTGTGAGTAGTGGGTGCTGCGAAACATCAGCAGCTACAACGAAAAGCCGGCAAAGCTAGTGTCGATAAATGTCCATACTGTCTCTATGGAAGATATTTAGCCGCAAAAGGAGTAAACCTAGTTAAAAATCAATGTTTTAGCCTTTACAGAAAAGGTAGAGCACGTTCAAAGGATTCTGTTAGGCTCTTAAAACAATCAGCAATCCTATATTACTTAAGGGGTCATATATCTCCTACCGTTGGAGTCCCCGTTATACGCACCTTTCCCAAAAGCTCTAGAGTATAACTACGTAGTATAATAATCTTTTCAAATAATTTCAGTATTAACTCAGCATTATAATTCTTATCATAAACTAACAAAATATCAGTAAATATCATACTGTATCAGAATATATACATTTCTTAATGATAACTAGAATATCTATTGAATTAGAAACTCCTTTTTAAGTTTTTTTAAAAACGATGAAATATAAGACGTTCATGGAGTATAAGACCTATTCATTTATCATTGTGCGATGGGCATTATAATGCATAAAAAATAAATTATCAATATGGAAACAATTAACAATCAAACTACACAGAAAATTGAAGCTCGTTTACGGAATAGTCGTCAACTTGTATCTAACTTGGGTTCCCTTCTCGGTAAGACAATTTGTTTTATCACAGTTGACAATGTCGACCTTGGTCACAAGGAAAAGGAATTGAACAACGAACACCCACGCTTGGTTATTCCATTGAAAAAATTCATGGTAAATACCGCAACTATTGTTTCAACTGAACTTATCCCAATGGGAGAAGACCTCATGTTGGAATTGAACCACAATCCGGAATTGCGTGCACGTATCACTAATGGCAACTTTGAATTGTTTGCTGACAGCAGTGTTGGTACAGTAGAAGAAGCTGTAAATCGTGCAACTACCGGTCAACCGCCATTGTTCTTCACAGACCGTAAGAAGCTTACTACTGAAGTAAACTTCCGTAACAAGACTGAAATGCAGAAGGCTGAAGAACTTGCAAACAGTTTCTTGCAGCAAATGACTGTATTGAAGGATCTTATTAAGATTCAAGACAGTGATTGTGAAGACTATTACAAGCAGTACGGAATCTAATTGTAAATAGCAATGAGTAAGCCAAAACTTATTAGTTCTTGGCACAAACAGTTACTTCAATTAATCTTACAGAATAAATACGTAGTCAATAATATCTTGATGGGAGATAAATTGGTGGGTAATATCGAAATTAACGATGATGGGTCAATTCGATATTACACAAAGAGCCGTTGGTTCAAATGGCTATGCATTCTGTTTGGTGATTATAAGGACTTAAGTTTCCGAGAACTTGTATTAACACTAATTGATATTATTTCTGGTCCAGATAATAAAATGAATTCCCGTGTTTTTGATGGGATGACTAAGGAATTCATGGAAAAGGCTGTACGGAGTCAGAAATATGATTACATAATTGATATGCTCTTTGATGTATTACGGTATGGCGTTAAAGATGGAGAATACGCTTCACAATACATCGATATGTCAGGTTCGCAGTCACCTGCAAAAGACCGCAATGATGGAAACATCGGAAAATTCAACCGACAACGGTGTCATGTCGTATTAAATAGTGGTGAAGTAATCGGCGATGTCGAAGTCTTCACACGGATGCCAAGATAGGTCATATGATGGGTAGACCTTTAACTTATCCAATTTAAGTCAGTTGATGGGACTTAATAAACTTAAATTGAATATTCTAAAATCATACATAATTCAGCCTGCAGATGATGGGTCGCAGGCTATATACCAGTAATAATCCTACCGTAACTGATAGGGAATAAGGAAAGCCACGAGAATAAGAAGTGTGCTGCTAAATCAATTTAGATACTGGTACCAGACAGGTAAACGATTTCTAATATATTTTAACTATAGTATCAATTTAAAACTCAAAATATATGCAGAAATCAAATAACAAATTTATCGATATTCGTATCCAATTGGATAACACAATTCGTAATTATTGGAATAAAATTCATACAGAAAACCTTGTTCCAAAGAACTATGTACGTCAATATGACTTGAAAGAAATCTTTAAAAAAATTAAGGAAAGTGCAGAAGAACGTGCAATTGTTAAGCTTAAACTCCTTTGTATTAACTTTGGATTTAAGAAATTCAGTGAATTGCCTAAAGATAGTATTCAGTTAGATATCTTTAAGCTCAGTGAACTAACAGAAATTAAAAAGCAACTAGAAAAGGTTAAAACACTAAATCCTGTACTTAAGGCTAAAAAAGGTAAGAAGAATCTAAATCGTACAGAAGCTCTTACGTCAAATTGGATTAAAGCTCGTATTAAGGAATTAGACCTTGAAATTCTAGCAATTCAAGATAAACTTACCAAGTTCAATGATAATATTGAATTTGATGATGCTACAGCACCAATGTGCTTAGCAGCATAAGGGATTTGGGTGTTAACTACACCCCTTCCCTTTTTATTAACTCTAAATAGTAATCAATATGGAAAAGAAAACATATATTATCAAGACTAAAAAGACAGCAGACAATGGTGAAAAGTATTTTGTAAACCAAACATATGCGTGTAAAGATAAATTAACAAAGTATGAAGAAAAAATGGCTCGTTATCGTAAAAATCTTCAACGTAGAGCCAAAGAAAGAGCTTTATATGAATCTCAATTTATTACTATCGAAGAAGAAGTAAAACTCCCATATGAAGTAGTTACTACTAAACCACGTGCTGATCATGGTAAGAAAACAGATTGTGTATTTAAATGGTCTGAAGCAGCTCTTGCTATGAAGAAAATGTTATCCGATATGAAAACAGAACCAGTAGCTATTGGAAATCATGTGTCATATCGTCATCCTAAATTGTCAGATTTGACATTTAAACAACAGGAACCAATTGCAACTTTAACTAAAGAACAGTATAAAGAATTGCAACAAAAAGAAAACGCAATTAAAACAATGAGCATGGAAAATCGTGAATTTAGCGAATTCCATAATAAACTTGTTAATTGCGCATACAGTACTGAAAATCAAGCTCTTAAGAAGGCTGCACGAGCAGCAGCACATGAGTCTAAAATACAAAAGCTCATGAAATTCTTACGAGAAAAGAAACTTGCTCGATATAAATATCGTTTAGAGTTCCGCAAATTAAAAGGTACTGAACCAACTGTATTCATTACTAACTATTCCAATAAGCCAATTAAGTACTTAAAGGATGTAATGGATCGACTAGCAGCTAAGCTAGTAACTAAGATTAATGACTTTATTAGTATTAATATCTATGATAATAAAACTAATGAATTATTAGAACTTAGTACAGGATTCAAAGCAGAAGATGTTCATTACAAAACTAAATTATTGAATGAAAAAGCTTTAAAACCTGAATATTATAACGCTGCTTAAGCAGTAAGCTCACTTTCTATCAAAGGAACGATAGACGTTGGTTGGTGACCAGAGTGAGCACAAATAAATTAGAAAAGTATGAAAATTAAAGATAAACCAGCATATGTATATGATATTGAAGTATTTAAAAACGTATTTCATTGTACTATACTTGACTCTGAAACTGAGGAGCTCTATAAATTTGAATGTTCTATACGAACTAACCAAATGCAAGAGATGTGTGAGTTTTTCTTAAATAATGATGTTTATTTTGTTGGTTATAATAATATACATTATGATAATCCAATTATAAACTATTGTATTGAATATTTTTCTAATTCTAATTATACATATGATAAAATATGTCAAAGTATTTTCAATCTTTCAAATATTATTACATCTGAAAAAGATAATACTGATAAATGGAAGAAATGGAAATACGCAAAGAACTTTTTAACATTAGATTTACTTACAATGTATTATAGTACAGCTTTAAGAGTATCACTTAAAGAAATGCAAGTAACTATGATGTATAAGAATGTTCAAGAATTCAATTGTGATTGGCAAGCTCCATTGTCACAGTTTGAAATTGATGAAATGATTGCTTATAACATCAATGATGTAATGTCAACTTATGAGCTATTAAAACGCTCAGAAGACATGATTAAATTACGTATTGATATTGAAAATGTATATCATATTGATTGTCTAAGTAAAGACAATGTAAATATGGGTATGCAAATTCTAGCTGAAGAATACATGCGTAAAACAGGTATTCCTTGGTCCAAACTAAAAGATATGCGTTCTCCTGCAGATACAATTATCTTAAATAAAGTAATCTTACCTTTCATCAAATTTGAAACACCTATTCTACAGGAATTACTTTCTGAAATGAAATCTCTTGTAGTATCTCCAGGACGTAAAGGTTATGAAAAGAAGTTTCTTATGCAAAATCTTACGTATTCTGTAGGTGTTGGAGGAATTCATTCTATTAATACTCCAGAATTAATTATACCAAAAGAAAATGAATTGCTTATAGACGCGGATGTAGCCAGCCTATATCCAAGTATGTTACTAAACTTTGATTGCTATCCTAAACATTTAGGAGCAGTTTTCAAAGAAACATATGAAGATATCAGATTAAGACGTTTAGCAGCAAAGAAAGCAAAAGATAAACTAACTGATATTACCTTAAAGTACGCATTAAATGGACTTTCAGGTAATCTTCAAAATGAATATAGTTGGTGTTATGACCCTTATGCAGTAATGAAAATACGAATTAATGGTCAATTATTACTTTTAATGTTAACTGAACAATTAATCAAATTAGGATGTGAAATCATTCAAATTAATACTGATGGTGTATTTTTTAAATGCAAAAAAGATACATATCCAGAAGTACAAAAACAATTTGAATGGTGGCAAAATCTAACAGGTCTAGTATTAGAAGAAGATAGGTTTAAAGCATTTTATCAATTAGCAATTAATGATTATTTTGGTGTATATGAAAACGGTAAAATAAAAGAAAAAGGATGTTTTATTACTGATGTAATACTTGGTAAAGGTCTAACTCCAAAGATTATACCAAAAGCAGTAATTAAATATTTCTTAGAAGGTATTAAACCTGAAGAATATATAAAATCCTGCACTGATATTAAAGATTTTTTAATGTCAGAAAAAACAGGAAAACAATGGACCGTAGAATATAACGGTGTCAAACAACAAAGAACAAATAGATTTTATGCTTCAACTAATGGATATTTTCTTTTTAAATACAAAATAGAAGACGGAGTAAAGAAATATCAGAATATGCTAACAGCTTCTGGTATTACTTTATTAAATAATCTAAATGATCTAAAAGAAGATCCAAAAATAAATTATAATTATTACATCACTGAAGCAAATAAAATCATTGCACAATTTAAATGTAAACAATTGAGCTTATTTTAAGCACAACATACTATCAGATAATATCAGTCTAGCTCTTAAAACTATATGTATATGGTACTAGAATTAGATACATCATTATTTGATAAATTTAACATATCTATTAATCAAGCAGTATTTCTAACTCTCGTTATGAATGAAAATCAACATAACAATCAAGACATTCACCAATTTCTCAGCCGAATTAGTGAGGATGATATTCAAGAGTTAGTTTCCAATGGCACTATCACAGTTAATACTTCTGGTGATAGTCAAGTTTATAGTCTTTCAGAATCAAGTAAAGAACTTTTAAAAGAAGAGAAAACTTGGTTTGATGAATTCTATGAAGTATTTCCAGTTTATGTTATGAGACCCGATGGAACAAAGGGTTTCTTAAGAAGTAATATAAACAAATGTAGAAAAGAATATAACCGTACAGTAGGTAAATCTAAAGCAATGCATGAACATATCATGAATTGTCTTCGTAAAGAAATTGACGATAAGATGATGACTGGTAAATTAGGTTATATGAAAACTATGTGGAAATGGATCACTCAACATGAGTGGGAAGCCATTGAAGAGCAAATGTATAATGAACCTGTAACTTCAGATGCTTATGGAACCAGTTGCATTTAAAACAACTGCCCAAGTAACTGAAGAAGCTGTGAATTACATTAAAGAACGTAAGAATCACACTATTCAACCATTAAAATCACGTTGGCAAAAGTTCAATCGTGTAACTTGTGGTGGAATAGAACCAAATATGATTTTTACAATCGCAGGTAGTTCAGGCAGCGGGAAATCTGCGTGGGCAAATACGTTGACCTATGATTTAATAGATTTAAATTCAGACCAAAATATAGTAGTTTTATCTTTTTCATTTGAAATGTTAAGCTATAGAAATATTGGTAGACGTTTATCTAATCAACTTAGAAAAACAACTACTGAATTATATAGTGCAGAACAAGACCTTTCAGATGAAGACTTTGCAAAAGTAAAAAGTACAGCTAATTCAATTAAGGATTATCCTATTTACTATGTAGATACTCCTTGCTCTGTACAAAAAATAGAAGAAACTATTGTATACTTTCATGAAAACATCGCTAAAGGAAAATGGCTAATAGTAGTATTAGACCATACACTTTTAGTTGAAGGTGATAGTGAAAGAGGGACTATTGTTGATTTACAGAAAATGTTTATACGAATGAAGAAATTATCTTTTACTAGTATCATACAGATTTCACAGATGAATCGCAATATAGAACAACCTGAACGTCTGAATAATCCAAGTAGTCACTTCCCTATGCGAAGTGATTTATCGGCTTCTGATGCAATTTTTCAAGCAAGTGACTTTGTGATGGCTCTTAGCCGTCCAGAATTAATGGGGCTAGCCTTTTATGGCGTCAAGCGTTTACCTGTTAAAAACAAAATATATCTGCATTTCTTAAAAGTAAGAGATGCGGGAGAACCTTGCATATTAGAATTTGACAATGAGCTAAAGTATGGTAACTTGATTGAAACTATACCATCAGAACCACAACAAAAAATATTATTTAAATAAAAAAGGCTGAAATTATGAAATCATATATTTTTGAACTCCCAGAAAAGAAGTACGACAACAACGGTTTTTTGAAGAACTTGGTAATTAACCATATTGCAGAAAAGTATCCATTCTTGACAATGGACGGCATTGATGGTCCTAAGACAGAATCATCATTGCAGTATGCAGGTCCTGGTGACTTCATTTCCCTTGGTGTACATCCTAAGTATCATATTTCTTCTGTGAAGAAGAATGATTGGTACAATGGCTGTTCTAATTGTTTCAATTATAAATGTCCATTCAATGCGTTGAATCGACCTGAAAAGATTAACCTTCTTAGTGATTTTGATATTGCTATGAAGAAGTTGGATGAATATGCAAATAGTACTGGTCAGTATCTTGATAAAGGTTATGACTATAAGTGGTTTGGTACACCAGTTCGTATTTATCAGAATTTTATTCAAATCGGTATGACAATTATCCCGAAGAAAGGTGATTATTTCATTCTTCCTGAAGACTTGTCAGAAAAGGAAATTACAACTATTAATAATGTAATTTATAATATTAATATCATTATTAATGAAGCAGCTTAATTAAAATAACTTACTTTACTAAATAATTTCAGAAAATATCAGACTCATTTCCTTAAGTAAAGTTAAATTCAGACGTCATGAGTTTAATATTACCTAAAGAAAAAAGTACTCCAAAGATTAATAATCCTAAATTTTTAATTCTGTTTGGTAGACCAAAAGCAGGTAAGAGTACATTGATGGCTAGTTTAGAGAACAATTTAATTATTGACCTTGAAAATGGTTATCAAGCTCTTTCTGCATTGGTTGTTCAAGCAAGAACTGTAAATGATTTTGCAGAGATTGCAAATGCATTGCGGGAAGAAATTAAAAAAGAAAGAAAATTTCCATATAAATATATTACTATCGATAATGCAACACGTCTTGAAGAGATGTGTTTATCGTATGCGTGTCAATTATATCGTCAAACTCCAATGGGTAAGACATATCAAGGTACAGATATTAGAACATTACCTAACGGTAGTGGATATATGTACCTTAGACAAGCAGTACGAAAAGTTATCGATATGTTTAGAGACCTTTGTGAATCATTAATTCTTGTAGCACATGTGAAAGAAAAGATGATTAACAAAGAAGGTGAAGAACTAAGTGAAATGTCAATTGATTTGACAGGTAAACTTGGTGATATTTTATGTGGAGAAGCAGATGCAATCGGATATGTATACCGCAAGAAAAATGACACTATTATATCATTTGAAGGTGGTGATAATAGTATTCGAGAAGCACGAGCTAATCATTTGAGAGGAAAGAAAATTGTCGTAGCTACCAGTGATGAAAACAATAACATTACAGTTGATATGACAAAAATATTTTTACCAGAATAACTAAAAACGAGAAATTATGGCATATAGTAAGGAAAGAGCGAGTAAGATTGAAACTAAGGATATTAAGTATATTCCAGTTGGTATTAATGAAAATGTTAAGTTGAAGTCAGCTAAAGTAGAAACATCCCCGAATGGTAATACATTCTTGGAAATCGTATTTGAAAAAGATGGTGCTACTTTGACACAAACAGAATGGAAGCCAACTCTTGGTGGTTTCGTAACTACTCAGGACCAACTACAAGAACGTGAAGACCGTCAGTTCTCACGTATGCTTCAAATCTTGCATTGTTTCTATGATGATGCTGTTTTGAACTTCAGCGGAAGTTCGTTTGAAGATTTTGCTGCATGGGTAGTAGCTATGCTAAACGCAGCAGATAAGAGTAAATTGCTTCGTGTTAAGGTAGTATATAACAATAAGGGATATACTACTTTGCCAGGATATAGTAAATACACATTTATTGAGCCAATGGTATTGCCAGAAGGTAAGACTTCAGCTATTGCAATTCTTGGAATTGATAATATGCAGAAGCCTGTAATTGCAGATGCTGAAACACCAGTTGACCCATTGTCAACTACTGTTGAACAAGCAGCTCCAATTATGAATAGCTTGGCTAATGATCCGAGTGACGATTTGCCATTCTAATCATTACTATAGATAAGCTTTTTACACATCGAAAGATGTTTTAGGAATTGTTAGGTACCCCGAAAGGGGTACGCTAATACACATAAATGGTTATAATGTGGGTTCGATTCCCACATATGTGACATTTTAAAATAGTAGCATATGTATGACAAAAAGCGAGTAAAACTCCCAAATGATGATATTACTTTAGATTGGATACTTTCTAAAGTAAGTGAGTATGACATATATGCTCATTACATTGGTCAATTTAAAGTAGGTATGATTTATAATAGTCCATTTAGAAAGGATAAAAATCCTTCATTTGGAGTATATTATTCTAAGCGTACAAAACAACTACTTTTTAAAGACCATGGTACAGGTGAATGTGGTAATGTAATTAAGTTTGTACAGTTGTATACTGGTAAAACTAACTATCAAGACATATTACTTGATATAGTTGAAAAACTTAAAATTACCAATGATACCAAACTCGATAGCTCTAAGCAATATATACCGTCTCAAGAGACAGTAATTGGTATTGTACGGCAACCTTTCACTCCTACTGACATCAATTACTGGTCTCAGTTCCATATTAGTGAAAAAACATTAAAGAAATTTGATGTATTTAGTATTAAATATTATTTATGCAATGGTATTGTGAAAGGTATCTATAAAGATACTAATCCAATGTATGCGTATAAAGTATACAATCACTTTAAAGTATATAGACCATTAGGAGATAAATATACCAAATGGAGAAATAATCTAGAACAAGATGATGTTCAAGGATTTAAACAATTACCCAAATCAGGAGACATATGCATTATTACAAAGTCAATGAAAGATGTAATGTGTCTCTATGAAATGGGTATACCAGCTATTTCTCCAGCATCTGAGAGTACATTTATATCAGACAACGTCTTAAAAGCCATTTTAAAGCGTTTTAAGAGAGTTTTAATCTGTTTTGATAGAGATGTACCAGGAGTTAAATATCTTCGCAAAATAAGCCTTAAAACAGGCTTAAACAGCCTTTTAATGCCAAAGAGATTTAATGCTAAAGATATATCGGATGCAATTAAAGCAAATGGATTCGATAAAGTAAAAGAATACATATATGCGGAAATAGAGAAAGAAAAAAAGCGAGGGTCGTGTAAAGAATGCGACTCCAAACATATTTGATGGTATTAAGTTTCGTAGTAAATTGGAAACTTATACATACAAAAAGCTGAAAGAAGCCAATATCTTTGCTGAATATGAACAGCATAGATATGAACTACTTCCAGCTTTTATTTTTCATGGTAAGAAAGTCAGAGCTATGACATATTTACCTGATTTTGTAGGAAAAGGCTTTATTATTGAATGCAAAGGATTTGCTAATGAAGCTTTTCCATTGAGAAAGAAATTATTTGAGTTCTGGCTAAGTGTTCATGAACCAGAAACTCAATATCACGTTGTCAGAACTCAAAAGGAAGTTGATCAATTGATCGAAACTCTTAAAAGTTTAAACAATGAGTGAATTTATTAAACTTGGCGACCGTATTGTCGCAAAACCAAAAGGTAGTGATTATGACCTTATTCCAGGTCAAACATATTCTTTTGAATGGGATAGTTGGAACGATGAAGCAATTATCAAAGAAAATGGAGAATTTAATATGCCAACAAAGATTTACGAATCTAATGATAGTAAGTTCTTAAAAGATCGAGTAATGAAGTATTTTAATAGTACTTCTGATCAAAACGTTGGTGTAATGTTTGCTGGAGAAAAGGGTACTGGTAATCGTATATAAATTTACATATTTTATAACATTTCCTGCTCCATTTCGTTATATGCGAAAACGTATAACAAATGGAACAGATTGTAAAAGAATATATTGAAACAGGATGCAGTATTCAATTTTTAAAAAGAAAATATAGAATACCGCCAATGAAAATATCCAATGCAATAAAAGCTGCAGGATATGAAGTTATAAATAAACAAAATCAAATAAAGTTTGATGAACATATATTTGATTCAATTGATACAGAAGAAAAAGCATATTGGTTAGGTTTTATTTGGGCAGACGGATGTATTGCATCTAGAGATTATAATTTTGAAATGTCTTTGGCTGAAAAAGATAAAGAACATTTAGAAAAATTTAATCAGTTTGTCAAACACAAAAGACCAATTAGTAAGAAAATTTGTAAAGTAAACGAAAAAACGTTTATTGCATATCGTAGCACGTTTAATAGCAAACATTTTTGGAATGTATTAAATAAATATGGTTGCACTCCAAAAAAATCATTAACTTTAAAATTTCCCAAATTAGAAATATTTAAAAATCAACAATTAGTATATGATTTTATTAGGGGTTATTTTGACGGTGATGGATGTATTACTCATAAAAATAAAGAACATACACAAATTGCTTTTTCATTATGTGGAACAGATGATATGTTACGAAATATATCTGATTTATTAGGAAAACCCAATAGAAAAATAAGTCATGATAGTAGAGGCAACCATTGTCCAGAATTAACTTTTGTTCATTTTACAGCATTATCGATTTTAAGTTTATTATATGATAAGGCTTCAATATATCTAGAAAGAAAATATAATTTATATAAAAAATATTGCCGTCTATATAAGGAATTATATGGATTACAACAGGGCAAAATCGGTGAAGACTGTGATGTTAATACCGAGCAAACTATAGACATTTCGCAAGGGTCTATGGCTGCGTAACGCGTAGGAATTGAATAAATATAATATTCCCAAGAGTGTCCTGCATCCCAACCATTTGAGTGGATGAAAATGTACGCTGAGCTATATCGAATAAGAAGATATAGAAGTTAAGATAAAAAGCTTAACGATAACAATACTGAAATCAGTTGATGCAAAATATCTTGCACAATCTTCTGGCTTACCTATTTTTATAGTTAGTGCCCGATTCCCAATCCGTCAATTAACTAAAGTATTCAAGAAATTTGAAACACCATGTTGTCTTATTCTTGATGAAGTTGAAAAGAATTGGAATACTGAACAAATGCTCGAATTCTTAGACGGAGTAGAAAAGACATGTAAAAAGCTTGTGTTAATGACTTGTAATGATTTAGGTCGTGTAAGTCAATATATGCAAGACCGTTGTTCTCGTATTCGTTACTTACGTAAGTACACTGTTAAGGATAATTATGAATTTTTACCATTCTTATTAGAAGAATATAACGTTCTAAATAAAGAAGAAGTAACAGATTTCATTACTAATCGCATGAAGTTGCCTTCTATTGATAATATGCTTGCTTTGATTAAAGAAGTAAAGTTATTAGAAAATGAAGAATATACTGTTGAAATGGTAGCCAAGTTTATGAATATGGAAATTATTGGAGAAACTAAGTTACCAGAAACACCAAAAGAAGAAACAAAATCAGAAACACTTTCAATTGAAGATGCTGATTTTGATTTTGAAAACGATCTTAAATGGGAGGATTGCGAATGCTGTTGTGCGGCGTAAGTGATATACATGGTGATTTAAATATTAATATTCCCGAGTGTGATGTATTATGCATCTGCGGGGATATTATTAATTTAAATGACCAGCGAGATATACCTGCTAGTAAACATTGGTGGGAAACTCGTTTTGTAAAATGGGTTGAAAGTCTGCCCTGTAAAAAAGTAATTGTAGTACCTGGCAACCATGACATGCTGCTTGAAAGAATGTATACAGAATGCTGGGGTTGGTTTAAAGACCGTATGCGATTACTTACAAACAAAAAACTTGAATTCTTAATAGATGAATCATTCTATTATGAAGATATACATTTCTATGGAACTCCTTGGATTAACCCTATTTCATTTCAAGAAGGTAGATGGGCATTTGAAAGAAATTTCAATGAAAATCCTATAGAAATACCTAAATGTGATGTATTACTTACGCATGACAATCCTTATGAAAATGAGAATATACGAGTAAGTAATTCTATTGCAACATACCATTTATTTGGACATTGGCATGATGGAGAAGATAATCCTATATTATGTAGATTCAATTGTTCTATATTAAATGATATGTATAATCGTAAAAAGAAGTTTAAATGTGTAATTATTGATATTATGACTGAAACACAAAAGAAACGAATTGAACAAGATTTCTTAAAAGAATTATTAATTCAAGTTAAATATGATCCGTTATTCACATTACCTTCATCAAATATTATAGATGATCACAATAAGAAAATTATTAACTTGTTAGAATCATTTATAGATGAAGAAGGTCCTGTATTGGAAGATACAATACCGTGGGAACATCCTATGGAAAATGTTGATTCAGCAATAATTACAGATTTTAATAATTGATTATGAAAACGATGAACATTGATATTCCATACTATGAGGACATGTCACGCTACTCGAATAGCGATATTGGATATTTCCTTAAGTATGGTCCAAAATCTTTGAAAGACTACAAGAATGGTGGAGGAATCAAACTTGAAGGTTCTTTCTTAGAAAAGGGTACAATGATTCATGAATATATACTTCAACCAGATGAATTCTGGAAAGATTATATTATTCTTGATTTTGAAGTACCTAAAGTAAAACAACAAAAGGATTTCTGTGAAGCTTATGCAAGCTCATTAGAGCTCCTAGAAGACGAGAAAAAACTTAAAGCATATAAATCTTCATACAATAACTCAAAAGCCTGGCAAATCGCCTTAAAAGAGGCTACAGAGCTATGTGACAAGTATTCTCAGTATATAGAATACTTAAAAGTAAAAGATAATAAGAAAGTTATATCTTTTGCAGATTTAAATATGCTTAAAAAGATTAAAGCAAACATTGAAACTCATAAAAAAGCAAATGAACTTCTCTACAATCTACCAGTTACATTTGAACAACATAATGAGTTCCATATTAACTGGGAAGTAGAAAAGTTCAATATACAATGTAAATCTCTATTAGATAGAGTATGCTTTGATCACACAAATAAGAAGATTATTCTTATTGACTTAAAAACGACACAAAACGTATATAATTTTGCACACAGTGTAGAAGAATACGATTATTATAGACAAATTGCTTATTATGGCTTAGCAATCCAATGGTATATGCAAGAAGTATTAAATCTTAATTCTGAAGAATATGATTTTGAAGCATATATTATAGCCATAGGAAAAGACGCTAATAATGAAATTAGAGTCTTTAATATGAAAGATGATACAATGTTAAACAATCGCATTGGTCTTATTTCAGACACTCTCAAAAGAATTTCATGGCATATCAGTACTGATCAGTGGGAACACTCTCAAGAATATTATGAGGGTGAAGGTACTGAAGAATTATGTTAAATACACCAGAACAAGCCACTGCAGAAATATTCTTAAAACCATTAATCTTCAAAAACGAAGATGATGAATTTATATTAAATAAACAATATAAAGGAATATTTTATAAAGACACCAACAAACCAGAATGGAAAAATAAAATAATATTATTATTTGAGTACAATGGTCCATTGTGGAAAGTAGATGAATTTTTCAATAAATCACCATATGCCTATAACAGTTATATTGAAAAATTAAATAACAAAACATATAAAATATATGCGTTTACTATACCACCTACTTTAGTAACAGACTTTAACCATTTAATAAATGGTAATTATACTAATATAAAACTCAGCACAAAATGGACAATACAACAATATTGGAAAACTGAGTTTATATCTACTAAAGTAGAGGACTATTGCTCAAATAATCATATACGATATAAAAATCATCACACTTTCACAAAAAGTGCGATTTTAAATTTAAATAATGTGCCTATATGAAAATAGGGGATGTTTAATTACATCCCCTATTCTTTTTATATAATTCCCAGTACAAACCTAACGCCATTATCTATTGCTGCGAATAAAATATTCCATTTCGCTTGCAATATTTGAAAAACGTCCGATTTGTTTTAAACCAGGAGTTAATCTAACAACTTGATTCAAAAGTTTATTGTCAAACAAATGATTTCCACTTGCATATTCTTCAAATGGATCAAATATTTGCAAAAATAAATTAGATACGTCATTCATAAGACCCATTACAGGGAACGGATCCTATAATATCTTAGTAAATGATGTTGGTAAGAAGAAGAATGTTAAATCGGTGAAAACTCGATACGATTGATATCGAACCATGGATAACAATTCATCATCATCCGCTCCATCGATACTACCAATAAGGGCATAAATCGCATAACCCAATGCGGCAACCCCCATTTCAATAGCAAATCTAATGATATTCTGTTTTTGGATATCATCCAATTCATCCCATTTTGTAGCCTCTATTTTATATTTTTCAATTCCAAATACATTGTGTGCTATAAAATTCCACACAGTGGACATAACGGGATTTTGGTACGTCATCCATTTTGCTCCAGTTTGATAAAAACCTTCCCTTTCTTCTCCAGTTATGTTGTCAAAATATCTCTTTGCGAAACGTCTTTCAATACTTGGTGCAATCCATCTACGAAGTGAAAGCCCCATAAAACCGTACCATTTGGATTGAATACCAACTAATGACCAGTCAGAGTAGTTACCATGCATACCCATCATTATTCTACGGGTAGCAATTGCAAACCTATTTGCATCGGTGTGATTGAAATTAACAACTTTAGGGTCAACAATTAATTCCATATTATCATCAACTTCTATAAAATCAACCATATCTCCCAATACTTTTCCATCTTTATCCAATGCCTATAAATCACATAATCTACCTATGACGAAACGTGTTTGCATTTCACGTTCACCAATTTTGGTTTGAATGTAACCATAATCATCTAAAGAATGTCGCATAAAACCAACCAACGATTGGTTTTTACCAGATTCAAATATACCGAAATACTCCGTTAATCTATTTAATTTATCTTGTGGTACAGGTCTATTAAAATCTTCAACCATACTTTTCATATGCATTGCAAACATTTTAGACGCTTTATGATAAGCTCTAGGAGATAAAAACTATTTGGCGAATACTTCTTCAATTTGAGTAACTTCACCAATAAGCGCATTGTTTATACCACTTACCGTATTACCCAACATGGTTCGTTTTGAACTGTATGAAACAATTGCTTTAATTAATTTTGCAACATCTATTCTTTTTTCAGAAAATGGTATTTTTATAGTACCCATATCATCCAAACGATTTCCATAGAATACTTGGTCTAGCCATCTATCATACTGATGTGCGGTATTAGTCTTATGTGAAGATGTTTTTTCTTTCTTGTTTTTATTCAAAAGAGAATATGTTTTATCTTCTGTTTCACGAGAATGTAGAATCGCTTGTGTTTTTAACAAAAATGATTCCATTTGTTTTTTTACTCTCCAAGTATTTGCAGATTCGTACCATTTAAAGTAAATAGTAGGCAGATCAAATGATTGTTCTGATTCATTTATACCTCTGTGATAGAAATGAGGTACTTGATTGATTTGCTATCCTTGTTCGTTAACAAATGTACCACGGATGTCGTCATCACGCATTACAATCATATCTTGTTTTAAACTTTCTTTTATACCAGAAATTATACCGTCTTGATTGACGGTTTCCATTCCTCGTCTAATAATACCAGGCAGTCTATAATTCAATCGCATACCTCTTGCACTACCTGTCATATATTGATCCATTTCTTCAGTAATGTCTAAAAACAATTTATACATTTGCCATTTTGGATCATTTGACTCTTTTAATTTTAATAATTTTTGATATTTTTCATTTTTATAAATAGATGGATTAGGTCTTCTATATTTCTTATGCAAATCATAATCCAAATCTTCTAAAAATGATCTTGTTTCAAAACTTATCTTATTTTTCTTTTGTAATTGTGAAAGGGTAAGTTTCTTATCAGCAGGAAGTTTTTCATTGTCTTCCAATGCTTTTAATTCCGCTTTTCTTGTTTTTTCGTCCTTGATGTCGTTAAACCATTCATCATACTTTAATTTTCGTTCATTGAGAAATTGTTGAATATCGGATATTGGGCAATTTTGATCCAACCATCGTTCTCTAGCTTCTGCTTTTTGAGAATAATCTAATTGAGGGTTATTACGTATTTCTTCAAATGCTTTTCTTTCTGCTTCAAGAAACTAACCACTTAAGTGGTTTACTAAATAACATTGACCACTTTCAGTATACTCAATGAAATCATCAAATATGTCTTTATATACAGCTGTATTGCCTACTGGGTATTTCTAACGATACTCTTTATATATCTTTTGAAGCTTTGATTTAAAATTTAACATTTTATGCAAATTTTCCATCATCACTTCATCAAATTTCAGTACCGTACTTTGTATTAATGGATCTTTTGATTCGTAAACACTATTTACATTTGCAAATAACGCAGTACATTCAAAACCACTTTCGGCAACCGACATTTGTTTCTTCACCCAATCCTTTGTTCTAGAATCAACTTCTTCTTTGTTTTGTTCAAGTTTTGAATTGACATATGCTTCTTGTCTTTTCTTATATTGAGCGTCTGTTTCAGATGAAAGTTTTTTATTATTGTCTTGAAATTCTTTTTGATATTTTTTTCTGAATTCATTCTCAACATTTTTGACATACGGCATTACTGCATCTAAGTATATTTCAGAACCAATTCCATCATAAGCAGCAATTATACTGCGCTACAATGACTATATTTTGTTACATGCAACATTGATTCTGTCTACATCAGCTTTGTCTAAAAGCTAAGCATATCTGTTTACAATACCAGAAATTTTACCTATCATCTAATAACTTGCTGCAACATCTTTATAGTTTTGCAAGTAATCAAGATTCCAATCAGCTTCTACCCCTTTTGCATAAAACTTCTCTATTGTTTTATTTATTCTGCTTAACTGATCTACACCAAAATTAAGATATCTAAGTAACACATCTAATTCTTGTAAGTCATCTAATTGCTCTAATAGATACGCTGCTTGACCAGATTGTTTTCTCAAACCTTTTATTCTAAGAATATCTTTTGATAAATTCAAATGATCAATAATATTTTTTGCAATATCACGCATATCTTCTATCATTTTACCACGCAATGCTGCTTTTTCAGCAGGCTCGTTTTGCTCACCAAACACTTTGGTATCAACATCATATTGGATGTTTTTTGGTGTTTGTAAAGGATAATAACCTTCTTTTTTTAATGTGTCACTTGCTTTTTTATCGGCAGTTTCGCTACCGAAAAACTTACTAACGTATACTGCAGTTACTTTACCACGATTCACCTCATAGGTGATTGGTATAATCGCTTTCATTTCAATAGGAACACCTATCTAATTAAGCATTTTTTGATAACAAGATAGCTGGAAATCGTATCCATCTCTTTGTGTTAAAAGAGAGAAGAATTTACTAGTAACATAAGAGAAACCGCGTAATGGTCTACCTTTCTTATTTTCAGCTTTTCCGTTATACTTTGTCATTTTGGACTTGAAGTCAAACAATACATATTTACCAGTCGCTTTATCTCGCATAATCAAGTCGGCAGTACCGGCAACACCTGCTTCTTCATTTGCCAACATAGATTCTGATGCAACCCAATCGTATTTAGATTTAAGATTCTACGCAATGTCATAAATATGTTTTAACGCATCTAATGAAAATGTATCTTGAAATTCTTTTGGATTAAAGGTACCTAAGAAGATTTTTTCAAATACTGCGTGAATACCAGTACCATTAGTACGTGCTTCGTCTGATATTTGTGCCTGTAATTCATCTTCGTTTGCAGCATCATATGTGCTGTATTTAAGTTCTTCTTTTACATTAGATACACGTTTAAATATCTTACCTGTTTTTCTACTTCTATAAGTATTTATAGCAGGGTCATATACTAATTGTGCTGCCTAATTTTGAAGTATCTGTCTTACTTGGGTGATTGATAAATCCTATTGATAGTCTACACCAAGTAAGTCATATATACTAACCCCTTCCCCTAAATCCTAACGTGTCAAGAACGCATCAGTAATCTCTGCTAGTAGTGCTTCTTTAGCATATTTATTTTTATTTAACAACTTTTTAATAAAGTACTTAAATTTCTACCACCATGTACGGGCTTTACCGTCCATTTCTACAGTACGTACACCAACAGCTTGAACAAGTTTTTCTTTACTTCCAAATTCTTTTATACCGTTTTGAACTAGCTCAGAATTTTTAAACATTTCGATATAAAAGTGAGCATATTCGTGTGGTTCAGTATCAGCCGTAGATTCAAACATATTAACAAGAATTCTCAATGCTTCATATTCTGCTTTACCAACATAACCACCTTCTATACTATCTACATATTCTACAGATATTTCTGGGAACAATTGACGAAGTATAGTAGATAGTCTTTGAGATGCGGCAAATTCTTCTGCTGTAAATGTTTTTCTACGACGTAAACCTTTCTATTCAATAGGTTGGATATTTGTCTAAGACTATATGTCCTAGGCCTCTGGTAAGGCCTAAGACATATCTCCTTCATATTTGTTCCACAAGTAATACGCAGTATTTTCACCAACTATACTTTTTAATTGGTTGAAATCCTGCCTTACTTGTTTGTTACTTAAATTTGGACAAAATGTACTCATAATTAACAATCTTTCTTTTTCTGTTCACCTATTTTATCCATTTCTTCTGGAGTCAATGCAAAACGTTCCTTAAATTCCTGCTCACTGTTGTGAAATTTATTATTTGCGTCTATAAATAACCAACCCTTTGGAGCCAAAATTGAAGTTTTTATTCCCAATCGTCTTGCAGCAATAATACCTGCTTCATCAATACCAGATTGGCCACCAGAACGTACTTCTGATATGGTTATACCTTTATCTAAAAGACCTCTTAGTACATCGGTTACCTTATCATTTAATTCTGACTGAGTGATACCTACTTTAGCAAAAGTATATAACCCATTACCTGCTATATTCAATTTAATGTTTTCTGTAGGTAAGTTATTCCTATTTAATTGATTTATAAGAGAATCGACTATCTCATCAACAGACTTTGAAAGATCATGTTTAATTAACTTTCGGCCTGCTTCTTTTGCAGTACGTTCTTCTCCCTTAGATTCAAAGTCTATTGCCAATTGCATAGTTACTTGTGCATATCTCGCATTTGCGCCTGTTCTGGACGCATATGCAACTCTAGCAGTATTACCTACAGGATTTTCATTAAATTCAATACCTTCGTAATCATTAGAAATTTTAGAAGATTCTTCACTATCTCCAATTCTTCTAATTCCAGTATCATCAATTACTACCACAGTTCTATTTTTATCTGACATATAATCAGTGCTTATATAGAATTCTTTGTTTTTGAATTCTGCATAATCAATCAAATGTTTTATCTGCGATACATCAGTTTCTGGATTTAAATATATTACATCAGCACTATCAATAATAGCGTATTGGTTGTAACCATAAAGTTCTTCACCTGCATTGGCCAATTCAGCATAATCCATAATAGGTTGTGTTTTAAAATGAGACTTAAGTTTAGATAATGTTCTATCGAATTTCTTCTTATCTTGTTCATCAAGTTCATCATAATTGCTAGCGTAGAACGATGGTCTTGCATTAAACAATGAATAAATTTCACCATCCTTTACCATACCATCTGCTCTGATTGATAATGCTGCTCTAACTTTATTTCTATAACCAAGAGTTGCTACACGATAATAAATAGGATTAGCATAAGTATTTCCTGCTTTAGATTCAGCAAAACCTATATCACCCAATCTATACATATGAATATTACCCTTAGTATCACGAACTTTTATGAATCGTTCAAATGAACCTTGATTTTGTAAAGCTAGGTTATTTGAACCAAATCCGATATACACTACATCTGGTATACCTTTAACGGATTCTACAACGCTAGTTACACTATATTTTTTATTTTTAGCGTAACTCTTACTAAAATCAAGTGTTTTTACAATAGCATCATCGCTCAATCCAACCATTAGCATTATGTGATCAAGAGTTACTTGATCGATGCTTCCACTGTCTGACATAAGTCTATGTGTAACATATTCATTATATGTACCAGAAGTTGTACTCAACTTAGCTAAATGCTGCGGTGGCAATATATCAAATACAGATGTTTTTAATAATCCACCTGCATTGGTATCAGTACCAGCAGTAATATAGAAATTATATACAGCAAAATCATTCATCCATTGACGTACAACAGGGTCATCACTATTAAACATTTCTGACATAGATAACTACATTGCTCCACGGATATCTTCATCTTCTTTTATTATATTATCGTATAAGAAGAACTGAGGACCTGATACTGATGGGCTGTATCGCACCACATTAAAGAAATTTAAACCAATTCCTTGTGATAAACAGCGTCTCTTAATATCAGCGAATCTACTAGGAACGCTTTCACTACCTATAAACAGCTTTGATAACGGAGCTTCCCCACCAAATTTTTCCTATATATATTGATTAAAGAAAGGTAATAAATATGCTGCTTTTATTCTAGGACCAACACGTTTTAAGAATTTTTTACTATATCTACCATACTTGCTATTCATTTTTGATAAAGCGTCAGCAGCTCTTTTATAAGTGTTACTGAATTCAAAGATAGTAGAACCAAATGTATCAAACATTCCTAATACACCATTGTTGAATTTTTCACCCAAGAATGTTTCATCATACAATACTTCAGGATTATCGAAGGCTAAATTGAATTGAGAAACGAACTGGTCTCTTGCTTGAATAAAACTAATTATTTCATCAGCAGATATACCATATTTCTTAGTATCGATTTGTGCTACTGAAATGGCATCACTATAACTTTGAGCAAGATTATTCAAATACATGAATGTATTTAAGTAACGTACTTGTTGTGCGTAATCTGGTGTAGACATGGACGCTTGTTCTGTAAGATATTGAACTGTCATTTCTTCAGCAGATGCTTTTCTAGACAAATCTTTATCTTCGGCTCCTTGTGCAATAGCTTTTGCGACATATTCGTCTTTAACCATTTCTAAGAATTTATTACCTACTGATAGCTCTGCAGGTACACCAATAGTGCCTCTTTTGTAATTCTACCAGTTTCTAGCAACTTCTTTCAAAATAGGTTGTGTAAGGAATGCGAACGTATCATTACCAAAACCAGCACTGGTTAAGAATGCAGTGATACTATAAGAATATCCATTTACATTTACTGCACCGATATAATTATCCTTTACCGCATCTACGTGAGCATTAATCAAAGCTGATGTGATGTCAAGGATGTCCTCACCGTTTCTGTCGTACAGGTTAGTAATACTATCTATTCCCAATGCTTTCAAATAATCATTTGGTTTTAATCTAAGACCAGATACTTGAGTAAAGAATCTAAATACAGAATTCAAAGCCATTGGACCAATACCACCATCGGAACCAGCATTTTTGATCTTTTGTGCGGTTTGGAATACTGTACCAAGATGATAACCATCGATCATTTTTTCATAATCCGCAGCCTCCATCGGTCTTTCTGCCACCTTTACAAATTTACTCTTTGCAATATCCCATTTGAACATTTCAAAAACATCTTGATTTTTCTTCTTTACTCGATAAATCTTATCTTTCTGAATATCTTCTTCATTTTCAGGAAGGGAGTTAACCAAAATAGTTTCTTCTGAACTCAAACTTGTAGCAAAATTCTTAAGAGGTGCTGTACAAACATCCAAAGGAGTATTTGCTGCCAAATAATGTTCATCTGATGTTAATACTGCTTGATACATATCCAAAAGAATATTTTGTAATTCGGCAATACTTACAGAAGATACATCACTAAGAGCCTTATTTAAGTTATACGGTAACTTCTTCAGTTTTCCTTTTGATATGATGTAATTAGGTCTAGCCAAAAACATCTTGTCAATATCGAAGTCGGAACCAGTTTGTGCAGTAACGCCTGCAGGGAAAGAAATAATCGCACCTCTTTGCGGAGGGAATACATCTACAATTTCAACAGGAATAGTTGAATTTTGACCCTGTGTTGGTACACGGTAAGATAATGCAAATAATTCTTGATTGTCCAAAATGAATCTACGTTGTTGATCAAATCTAGATAAATCACCATATCCTTTTAACTCGCCTTTTGCAGCAGCTTTCTTTGCTTGTTTTAAGATATCGTCAAAGAACTTTATAGACAATTTTACTTGCATTCGTTTGGAAACTTTACCATCTTTTCCAACTTCACCAGGCATTAACAAGTGTTCATCTGGATGATTCTTTATATTGAAGATGTTATCGTATCCTACACTAGCCACCTGATACAACGGCATACCAGGAGTAGTAGTATCGATCACTTTTTTACCCATTTCGGATAATATTCTTGATTGAATCCATCTGATATTAGGCAATGCGGCAGGATTTATTAAGAATTCACCATTTTCATCAACAGTAAATGAAGCGATGGTATCTGCAGGTAAATTCTACGTTTTTGCCATAGATTGAAGCTTACTCATGAATTTCTTTTTATCTAACCCATTTGAAGTAATACCCCATTCTTCGTTGAACTTACGTAAACCTTCTGCAGTCAAGTGATCCAAAATGTCTTTATAAAGACGTTTCATATCCTATCCAGACACTTTCTTTCCACCTACATTGTACATAGTACTATCTTCAACATTCATCATTGCAATCTTCATAAACTGCGTAAGCAAAGATGTTTGACCAGTTTCATGTGGATCAGTATTTAACTGTTTGCCAATCAGGTTAAAGTATTGTTGTTGAACAGGTGCATTCTTAAGTGATTTCTTATTGAAATTACCATTTTCATCAAATAACTCAAAACTAGGAATACCTCCTGATTTTACAGCCGATTCAAATTTCAGCATTTGGATTTGATTTTGCATCATAAAATCATATACTTCGCGCATTTGATGACCGTCTGAGAAAATCTTGAATATGGGACTAAGAGACATCTTATCGTAAATAGGCACATACAAGCCATCTTCTCTACCATCAGGTTCTCCATAGTAGATATATTTTAAAGATGTGGCATCCAATCTCTCTGTTTGTTGCAGAATCCATCCCTTATATTCATTCATTGCAGATGTGTTGTTTGACGCATACGCTTGATCATACTTCTTTGCTCTGTCCAAAAGTTCCTTAAATGGAATCCTTAACAATTTAGCCATTTTTTCCAGTTGAGTACGTTTTGATGTTTCTGCTAATTTTGTTATTTCATCAAAATGTTCTAGCAAATTATACATAGCCTCATCAACATCATTCCACAAACCTTCTCTTTGACGCAATTGTCTAAACATTTCAGCAGTAATAAATACTTGGGCATCAGTAGGGTCATTGTTCAAATAATTGATAAAACGGTTAACTGCATTATCGACAATTACTTTTGCTAATTGCGTTTCAGTCATCGGTCGACCATTTATCATTGCTGCGCTTCTACCTGCATTTAAATGATTTAAATATCTAGCAACAAGCGGGAACTACCTATACTCATCTTTTATTCTACCATTTTCATCCAATAGTATTGTATGGTCTGTGATAGGCACTACACTTCCTTTTCGTGTATCAAATCCAGTTACTACATTAACGCCAATAACTTTCATGATATCCCCAATAAATTTGGTATCGTTTACTACCAAACTTGTATTGACAGTAAGTGCATTAAATGTCTTTGAATCATACAAAGCGTCTTCTTCAAATTCATTTAAGATTGTACCTGTTTCTGAAGTAATTTGAATAGTTGATACTGGACCAGAGTAACGTTTATTCACAGAAGTGATATCTTTGTGATAGCCAGTATCACCGGTAACTACTTTTTCAAATTCTACCAAGTCAATCATACTATTGATGGTATAATTTGCAAGTAATTGATATACCATATTACCATTTACATTTATTTTCTTGTCACGTTTTTCACCAATTAACAAGTTAAACATATCAACGGGAATACTGTTATTAAACAAACTATTTACGTCAACAGATCCACCAACTACATTAGGTTTATTACCAGAAATAATACCAGTAGAAATGAATTTATCAATAGTAACAGCAATGTTTTGACGAAGCATTTCTTTGATCTCTTTTCTGTATCTGTTTGCAATTTGCTCTGCAATAGTTACTCCATTTAATCTGTTTTCACCATTATCTCCTGGATCCAAAACATTTTCAGAAATTTGATCAATTACGTCTTTTGTTAAATTAATCGATTCACCTATTTTCTTAAAATGTCTGAATTCATAACCAGTTCCTTTGAGATTCACATGGAAAACTCTTCGTACAATTCTGCCGTCTTTAAGAATGAAAGAAGATGGCCCTTCCTTAGTATGATACTGTTTAACAAGCATTTTAAGCAATTGTGCCGCTTCTGCATTGTTTCTAAACAATTCTTCTTGTTCAATTGAAGATAATTCTGAGAATGTTTTTGCAGTAAAATTTTTACCTGTAACTTTATTGAGTTTTTCTATGAACAAATCTCTGGTTTTCATTGCATCTGAAACAGCCAATATTTCATCGGCAAGATAACCAACAAATTGATCGATGATATTCTCATTTATATTAAGTAAATTATTGACGGCATCTACAGGTTGATTAAAACCTTCAATTTCCAATGCAAATCTCTTATTTGCAAGAGATGGTGCAACGTGTTTACCTTCCATTACGGTAACCAACTTATTTAACAAATCTGCAACTTCAGTAATTCTAATGTCTGCAACACTATCTTGATAATTATCATCAAGAATTGTAGCAAGTTTAGTATTAACTGATTTACCAATACCACCTGATGCAATTATTTCTTTCAACCATTGAGAATGCGAACAATATGGATTTTTTCTCATACGTTTTTGCCATTCTGCTGTTTTTATTCTTGCATCAAACAATCGAGTTATAAAATTATATGCACCAATAGAATATACTTTATTTCCTTCCGGACCTCTTTGTGAATTAGCTTTATGATCGTGCTGTTGAGAAGTACCTAGCTTTTCAAGTAACTGCACAATAGGGCTCTTTATATCAAAGAGTTCTTCCATCTTCTTCGTATATACATTTCTTCTGTTAGAAGACGCCCCAGAAATCGCATCATAAACAGATGACGGAATGCTATTAAGAATATCTATTACTGCAACTAATGGAGAAGTACTTTTAGCATTCTTCATTATTTTTTGAATTGCTTCTGCTGCAGCGTCATAATCATCATCTCTAAATCTGATACCATACAATTTGTTTAATTCAACAAGTGCTGCAATAATACTATCCAAATCATTTACTTTTATTCTAGATTTAGCTGATTTTAAATCTTTTTGTAATGCGGAAAGGCTTTTACCACTTGCTTTAGCACTGGCAATATCGGTCAAGCTCTTAGAAATATAAGCTTTCCATTGTGTTTTTAATGATTCACCGACAGTATCGACATTTCCTCGTCTAGTACTTGCTCTATATACGGGAACATTCGCACCTACACTAGGATCATATACTTCATCAGATTGATATGTGTGATTAACGAAATTATGACGATATCTAACGAAATCGGTAAATACACGATTTCTTATTGCCTAAGGTGTTTCTCTAAGAGTAAGGGTTTCATAGAATTGTTGCAATGTGTAATCATTGTTATCCTCTATTGCTTTTTGAGCCTCAACGGCAAGTTTGTCAAGCATATCTTGTACACTAGTTGCTCCTTGAATAGCATAAACAATATCGTTAAACAATTTACCCACTTTGGCATATACCATCAATCCGTCTGAAGTGAACTTCATGTTTTCTTGATTTCTCTTATCACCATCAACAATCGTCCATAACAACAATTTCATACTAACATGAGTAGATTTGTACATATCTTTTAAGTACGAGTCACGAATGTTAGAAATAGCCAACGAATCTGCTTGATTGAGTGATTCACCGTTATCATCAACCTGCTCATCACCGGCACTTAGAATATCATTAGGGTCTTTACTGTCATTGGTATAGATTGCGAACGTATTTTCGCAGAAATCAGTTATAGTTTTACTCCAAACAGTCCAAGCTTCTGGATTCAATACCTTTTGATAAGTATATATAAGGTTATGCATTTGCAATAATGCCTCATCTACATCTTGTGATGCGTAACGCTTTGGTATATTTTTATAACCAGATTTTGACTGTTTTTCCAACAAATCACGTGAAGCAATAAACTTATCCAAATCTCTCTGCATTTGTTCTTTTACCGCCTGCATATTGATTCGAATTTTACCTTCAGTTGAAGTAATTGCTCCACTGGTTTGAGCAAGTCTACCAATAATGTCACGCTTTATTTCTTGATATTGCGCAGCATCATATGCAACTTCTACACCATCAATTTCCATACCTGCATATGGAGTAATACCACTGTACACTCTATTGAAATCTTCAATATTTTCTTTAGTAGCCTTTAAATAAGCGTATCTTCCAGAATACATGTCTTTAAACAGTTTGTTCATATCAACATACTCTGGAGTAATGTTCGCTTTTAAGAATCTATTGATAAGTTTTACAATAACGTCATATAATTTTTGAAATTGTCTAGCAATAAAATTATCACTGTAGAACTTACCGTGTTTACGTTGAGCTTCATCGTATACAAATTCGGCAAATCTATCTGCTAAAAATTCTTCAACAAAGAAATCATCTTTTCCAATGAGTTCAGGATATGTTTCTCTAGCCTAATCATACATTTTCTTTCGTTGCTCCTATGATAATACAAACAACGATATTTTATGGAACGCTTCGTGATATGCAGAACCTCTAACAATCTTATTTGTTTTTGCATCTTTAAAGATCTTGATACCCGCAGAAGTACATTGACCATATACGTATATTTTGGCAGCTCTTGACTTATCCCAAACTGTTTTTACTTCAGGTAATATTTCTAAATCAAAGTTTTTACCAAGTATCTTTTCAACTCGCTTAATGGCTGCATCGAAATCTTCTTTTTCTACATGATTATTAAGGAAGTCAAAAATCAATCCCATATTTGCTGAAGCGTTTTGATGTTCTGCAATTCTTGTACTTACTTGTTTATCATGAGTACCACCTCTTGATAACATTTTATTTGCTTCCAACGCATCTACATTCTTAACTTGCTGTAGCCATTTTGCATATAATGAAGAAATTGCTCGTCTGGCTTCTGTTTGTTTTAATTGGTTAAAACTAGATACGTTTGATTCAAATTTAGTTACAATTTGCTTATGTCCATTTTTATTTGCCCAAGTAAGCAATTCTGATACTTCTGGTAAAACAATTGCTGATTCTTTAGAATCGTCTGTTTTAAAGAATTTATCAGCAGGAGAAACGGTTCCTGTACCAGGTACTGCTAAATCAACACCTTCCGGTTGTGAAGATGTACCTGTTTCTTCAGAATATGAATCGTACAGTGCGTCTAATCCTTGTGGGAAGAATTCAACAAATGGAATAGCACCATTTTTTTCAGAATATTCTTCTACTGCAGACTTAACTTGTTCTTTAGACATACCAGGTTCCAAAACAAGTTCTTCTAAATCAGGATCTGATTCATCACCGCTAATTCTATAATTTTTTCCTGTAGTAGCTGGTGCTTCTGTTTTTGATTGCGGTTTATAAGATTCTCTCACAGGAACATATCCAGAAGGAATATTTTGAGTTTGGGGCTGATTGATTGCTCCTCCAACCGTAATAGTAGTTGACCCATCTGCATTTACTTGGACAACACTTCCTGCAGGTAACTAGCTGTAATCAATTCCACCTAATGATTGTCTTTGCTGGAATTCTTTTTCATTAGATGTACTAACATCTACCTTTGTTGCACCTTTTTTAACCTTACTAGGATCACCATATGCAAACAACGGCTTATCGTCAATCATCAAGAAATTACCATCCAAATCTGTGGCAACAAGAGATAATTCTTTTCCATATTCTAACCCTTTCGCAAAGAATGTCAATGTTGTTTGTTTAGGATCTTTTAATTGGAATGCAGTATCCCCTGTTTCATTATCTACAGCAGGCTCAAGTATAATTGACTTATCTTTTTCAATACGCTTTTTCTTTCTATTATAGATAGCAACTGCAACACTTCCTCTAGGTATTTTACCTTCATTTAAGGCATTGTTCAATTTGTTTTTCATATCTACAAACAAATCGTTAGCCATTTCTTCTGCAGATGATTCGCCTTGTTCTTGAGATTTAGAAGAATCCAACCAATCCTTTATTTCCTCTCTTGATACAGGATCTGGCAATTTTTCTTTACTGTTTGCAGCACTACCTTCTGATGTAGGATTATTTGCAACACCTCTATATCCTCTACTATTAGTATATGAGATATACACGCTAGGTGCTTTAAATAAATTTGATTCTTTTGAAGTATTTAAGTCGGTTGTGAGTAATCCACTATCCACTACAGATGCTACATAATTAGAATTTGCTTTTCTAGCAAATACCGTATTACCAGATTTCTTAATGTGGATGTTTACACCAATCGTCGCATAAGGATTTGTTATCTTTTCTCTGTCGATACGATAAGTTTTTTGAGTCTGAATAAATTCTGTCAAATTATCCAAATTATCATCAACCAATTCGTTTTCTCCAAAGAAAACTCTATTATCTTTATCAACATAAAGTAATTTTTGATAATTAGAATCAATTGGATTATTAATGATTGCATCCTTACCCATAAATATCAAATTGTCCAATAAAGTTCTTACGGTACAATCTGCATTTATCGAGAATTCTCCGAACTTATAATCATTCACAAAATCATCCAATTTAACATTGCTTTTTCTGATTTCATTCAACAACGCAGCAATAAATTGAGCCATGTCTTCATCGATTCTCTTTGGATTCAATTTGATTGGTTGTTGCTGTCTAGCAGATGTCATAAACGCTGGTAATACCATATACAATGCACCTGGTGTACCATTTGCATTTTCCATAATATGTTTATTTCCTTTTTGATCAAAATAAACGATAGAAGAACCGGTAGACGATGAGAAAGAACCGTACGCAATAGTAAGAGGAGCGTGTATTTGACCAGCAAAGATATCATCTGTTTTAATTTCAGTTTGAATCTTCTTCAAATACTTGTCTTCGAAGGAACGTTCAATGTCATCAATAACGTTTTCGCATTCTTCAGAAATAGCATTTCTAACCGCAGATAATGTTGCTTTTTTCTTAGGTACGTATTGACCTTGCTCGTTTTCTTTATAGAAATCATCCAAAATATTTTGCATGAATGGCATTGTACTTGCCTTATCTTGCAAAAATTCAATCATTTTTTCATGCTGTTTTAGCTTTATAATTTGTTCTAAAATGGCATTGTATGGTTTCTTTTCTTCTTCCAATAATTGATTGAATTCACTTTGCGACAACTTATCGCTATCTGAAGTATTTGCTTTTGTTGTAACGTTTCTTGATTGCCATTTTTCAATGGAGAAATGATAACAACCGTTTTCATCTTTAGTTAAACCCAATGCTTGAACTTCAGATAATTTGTGCTGAACATGTCTTTCAACTCTATTGAAGTTTTCATAATTGATTTCTCTATTTCTAGGTGTTGCACTACCCATAGTAATGGCTTGCGCTATCGTAGTAGGATTTTGCAATCTAGAAAACTTTCTATTATTAAAATAATCAATTATAATACCTTCAGCGTTGCTAGTAACTGTTTTTTCAGTACCGTTTCCTCGTTTAAATGTGTAACCTAATGCATGCAATTGATCCATGAAATGACTAGCGTTACGACTACGTTGTAGTAAGCTTTCCATTTCTTTAAACATCGCAGTTAATTGTTCAACATTTTCTGGAGAATTGGTGTGATTTATCTCTACCCCTTCAACAAATACATGAATTGCACCAGTAGCGTTAAACCAATTATTTTGCAAAGCTTGTTCAATAGTATCTTGAATTGGATACGCAAACTCAGTTCTATCTATATTTTTTTGATATGATAGGAATTGCTCAGGAGCAACGTCTTGCAAATATTCAAGCAGCAATCTGGCATGTTGTACAGCAGCACCTTTTATTTTCTTAGTATCTGCAACTTGTCCAACGGTGGGTCTTACATAATCTTCCATCAATGTTTGCACACTGATTACGCCATCCCCATATTTTAAAATACCTTGCAGTAATTTACCAAGATTTGATTGACCCTCATTATCTACTTGTTCTAATTTTTCTTTTGTTATAGAATACCCCATATTAACACCATTGAGGAATTTAACAAATTCATCAATCTTTGGTGTCATTGCAGCTACTGCAGCAGGTGTACTATCTTTGTAGTATTCATTTACTTCGGCTTGTGTCATTTGTTCACCGTCCGATTTAGTAAAGAATCTGGAACCAGTATCACGTTCTGTTTTTATAGAGTAATCGTAATCTCCGTAAACAATCTGTACATCACCATCACGGAATCTAACTTTGTTTTCAAATACGTTAGTTGAATCATTTTCAATTGCGTCTTCGTCATACCCTTCCAACGCTTCTAGACTTTCTGCTTCATTATTAGTTCTTTTAAAACTAGCTAACAAATCATGAATGAGGCCAGATCTAATGTTAAATTCTTCATTAGAATATTTAGTCAAACGATGTTTAGAACCGTAATCAGACAAATGTACAACAGTTGCTTGTTTACCTGTGTGCGCTTGATACATGTGAGCAATCAAAGGAAGTGCATATATCATATTGATATAATCTTGCTTCGTCACCTTTACATTTGCTACTTTGATTTCATCAACTTGACCCAATCCTAATTGTTCAAGGGCAGTCATAAAATCATTTAAATTGAATTGACCGTGTTCTTTTTGATAAATCACTTGTCCTCCAATTTTATTGAATAATTCTATTGCTTTATATCGGTTGTAAGTAACGCCGTCCCTGTCAAATTCATGGATACTATCAATATACTTTTTAGCAGATGCTACATTACGATACGGCATTGTTATATTACCATGCCAATATTTGGCTGCATAATAAGGATTCATCAACTTTGTTGCCTGTTTTGCACCATATGTAGTATTCAATGGATACGCTTTTACACGTTTGATTTGACCATCAACAAAGTTAATGTACTGTTCTCTCCAATTTGGTTTTGTTTTTCCTGCCTCTTTCGGATGTTCATCAAATTCAAAAACATCTCCTTCACTTCCCAATACAGCAGCACGTAAATTTCTATGTTTACGGTTTTCTTTTATTTTGTTATTTACTGCTGCTTCCATTTGAGAAAGTGTTTGCTGGAAGCTGTACGCGTTTTCTGCATTATCTACAGATGAAAGTTGCGACAACCATTCACGGTTTTCATCAGCTCTCATTATGATTTTATCTTTTCCTTTATTTGAAACAGCATCTTGAATTGAATTCTTAATATTATTCAAAGTAGCCAGTAATTTATCATTGCTTTCTTTATTTTCTGGCTTTGTTGCAGAATCTTTTTCAATACGTTCTATTGCTTTATCGATTCTGTTTTGCATATCCTATAATGATTTTTCCTTATCATCTTCGTGAACAGGATTAATGGTCAATACCAATCCTTCGTTTTCAGAATATTCTGAAGCAGCCATATCTATAGTATATCGATTGCCATCTGTATCGGTATATACTTTTGAATTTGCAGCTGTATTTTTAAACCCTGCATCATGTCTTTGTGCCTTAGCTTTTGCTTCTGCTTTTAACTGCAAAATACGATCTAACTATTGCTCAATACTATCTGCAGCTTTTATAATATTTTCAATTTGCTGCTTTTCTTCAGCGGATGCTTTTTCAAATTTTTCACCTTTGTTGTAATCATACTTTAATCGTTTAATGGCCCTGCTAGCATATCTTGCATAATCAGTAGCATTGTCGCCGACAATTTGTGCACCCCTATCTAAGAACTCAACAAGCCCGTATAAATAACTAGTTGAAGGAATTGATCGCAACATTCCTTGCAAGCCTTCTACTTGTTGTGTTACTGTGTTTTCAATAGCATTTAATTCTGATTCAACGGCATCTTTTGTCATATCCTGCACTTTCTGTTCGGATACAACTGATTCAGGAATAGTTGCTTCTGCACCAGTAATTGCAGCAGCATTTGCTTCATCTGCTAATTGAGCCTGCTTGTGTTGAGATTCTTTATATACAGCAACTCTACTTTGAGCAAATTCTGCAGTAGGTGTTTCAAATTTATCTTTTTTATCTTTTAAAAGAGAATTTAATATCTATAAATCTACGATTGTATCGGCAACTTCTTTATTCTTTTGATACATTTCCACATCTTCGCCAATTGTGTCAATTAATTTTAATTGAGCAGTATCAATGTCTTCATGTGAGGTTGTCAATTGTTTTATGATCGTATCTAGTTCTTTATTTAATTTATCTCTGGTTTCAATGTATTTTAATACACTATTCGCTGTATTTAATGTGCTAAAATCATTAATAAATTTATATTCTTTTAAAAGACTGTTTATCTTTTCATTCTTATCCGCATTTGCAATTATTTCATCAATGTGCTGAATTTGTTTATTTAACAATGCAATTCGTTTTAATGCAATATAATCTGAATCATTTAACTCATCGGATGTAAGATTCATATTATTTGCAGCATCAATAAATTGTTTATCAGCAGGGCCAGACATTGCAACCACTTCGGATAAAGCGTTATACATTGCTTCATTCTGAATACCTGTTTCATATTCTGTTTTTGCAGAATATCCCAAAGATAAAAACAAATCCAAATCTTCTGCAGATAATCCAAGATTTTTAGTTTTGTTAAGCATTGCTTTTCTGTAATCAAAAAGCTTTTTGGATTCTTCTTTTTGATCTTTTATAAAAGCATCAACATCTTCATTTGTAGCAGGAGTATTACCATCAGTCAATGCAGCGGCATCTAAATTATATTTTCTAGTTTTACCATCAGGACCTACACTCTTTAATTCTTCACCCAATATGTCAAGTGCTTCGTGCCAAGTATTTCCTGAAGGCAATCCTTCTCTCAGGTTCTTAAAATATTCCGCATTTCTATTTATTTCATCTTGTTTTTCTAAAGACGATTGTAAATATTTAGATACTTTGGGTAAAGAAAGAGCTTTACCTAATTCAGAATGGGCTCTTGCTGCATTCATTACTAAACCTTGGGGATTTGTCCAAGACATTAAGAAACCACTAAGCATTTCTTCAAACATCTGTTGATCGTTCTTGTATTCTTTATCAATATCAAAAACGGCACCAACAGAACGTGCTCTAAACCACACATCATCTAACAAATCTTTAAATACTTGCCCATCACTTAACGCATCAGTTAATGTATAATTTGATTGTTCTTCATCAAATTCGCCACGTAAATATTTATCAGTAAGAATGTGCTGTGCACCTTCTTCAGATGCTTCAATAGCACCACGTACGGCACTACCTTTTATGAATTCTTTTAATCCATTTGCGATTCTTTTATTTCTAGCAATTGCACCAGATGCAGCAATATCCAAACCAGCTTTAAATCGCTTATCCATTGCAATTTTCAATGCATTCGGTAATGCTTTTTGTCCAAGTTTTGACATTGCACCTGTAATAGGCTTAGTTATTTTACCTACTGGTAAAATGTATGTTAAATCAGAAACTGCTTCTCCAAAACCAAGTGCATTATTTCTTTCATACAATCGTCTAGATGCTTTGTATGCGTCATTTGTAATACCATCAAATTCACTAGATCCAGTCTTCAATGTAGGGTCAGCGAGTGCAGCTTGAATAACTTTTGTATCATCAAGATTTGTAGTATCTACCCCTCGATCTTCTAATTGCATTCTAACGTTTTTAGCAATTTGAGTGGTATCTATGTTTTTATTAGCAGCATCATGCATTACTCGTTCATAGTATCCATTAAATGCTTCCATGTGTGATTCATTTTCACGAGATTGCATACCACCAAATAATTGTGAACCAGCTAATCCTCCGACAACTGCACCAATACCTGTACCAATAGGACCCGCAAAACTACCTACAGCAGCACCTGCTTTCGCACCAGCATAACCTGCTACCATACTGGTTGTTTGCAAGAAAGGTGATGTCATAGACGTACCCATAGTGGCGGGCATTTTATATAACAAATTACCCCAACCTTGAACTGCTTCATTACTCTTTCTAGTGTAATATTGAGAGATATCATGATTTGCATAGGATGAATCCAATTGTTCTTTATTGTGTAAATAGTTATTGTTTTCTTCATCCCAAATCATTTGGTTTTGTTCAACCAATTGCTGAAGTTCTTGTGGAGTAGGATTTCTTTTTTCAGTCCATACTCCGGTATCACGCAACTGCTTTATCGCATAATTATAAGACTCTTCAAATTGTAGTTGTTCTTCCTCGTTCTAAGGTTGTGCAGATAAACTTTCTAAAACATCTGTTGCATATTGAATATTCTTCTGTGCTTGCAACATTCTATCTTGGTTTTCTTGCATTTCACCTTCTTGTACAGAACGGTAATACGCGCTTGCTGCGTCATTCGCCCAATCAAAAAACCCGTAACCCGGTGCACCATCTTTTGAAAAAGTATGAAGTGAATCGTGTAAACGGGATGTATTTATGTCAGTAAGCTGGCCAGCTCTACTTAAGCTGGCCTTAACATACTGATCTATATTAAATGAATTGTTTGTCATAATTACTTAAAACCTTGTTGAGGATTATAATTCAAAATAAGATTTAACGCTGCATCATCCTAAGATATTTGAGCATTCTTTGAATCATTTGTACCATATTGTTTCTGTGCAGATCTGTTTCTGCGGGTTTTATCTAATGGTAAATTAGTATCTGGCATAATCATTATTAGACTTGCTTTATGCCCGTTTTCAGTAGGTATGATTGAATAACCCGCTTCTGCTAGAGCACCTACAGGATCGTCATTTCTTAACCAATGGGTCATTTTTTCACCGAAAACGCTATCATCTTCGTTTACAGGTAATTCCACACGAACCACATAATTTCTGTTTTCTGGGGTATCCACGTATCCTAATATTTCTGTAACGTTTGCATCACCATAATCACCAGATGATAATCTCTCTTCAATGCTAATATTGTTATCACTACCACCTATTATACTACCTCTGTTCAATCTGGTACCCATTACATCAAACCCTGCTGCATTTGCAAGACTTTGTACATACGCATTAGAATTATATACAAATTCTTTAGGTGATATCAACTTAGTAGCAGATACAGTAAAACCTGTAGAATCTTTTGGAACTTCTTTACCAAATAATTCTTTATTTATTTCTTGTTCTGTTACAGAAGACAATGGTTGCATTACCGTCTCTACTGCAGATGACCACATGTGTTGTGCTCTTGAATCATCAAAAAACATTCCGTCTGCAATTTTACCTTTATGCGTGTTTACTTTAGTAAATGGATTTGCATTTTCATCTATCTGGCCATTGTCTTTACGAGTAACCCCAAGCATATTGTTAAACACTTGCTGATACGTTCTGCCATACGCTTCTTGTGTCATTGCGTTTTGCAACTGTTCTGTTTGTGCAAATAAACTATTAATTGTATTAACAATATTTGGATCAGACTCTTTAACGGTGTTTAATGCTTGTTGTAATGCTAAATTGTAAGAAGTATTTTGATCATACCCAGCATTTACTGCTTGTTTATATATCTTTTCAAATGCTTGATTAAACTGTGGATTCTATTGCAATTGTTCTATGTGTTTATTGATTTCTATACCATTTTGTGTAAATAAATCAGTATATTTTTTATTAAACACGGGATCATTATTAATCAATCCTGATATAATATTTTGTGAACGTTGTTTAAAATCTTGAGTAAGTACGTCTTCTATTCCAAGAACACCACTTGATCCAGCATTACCTTTTCCAGCGTTTTTTAGACCCTACAAACGCATTGCTGCTTCTGCCTAATATGCGGCCATCGCATATGGATCTACTATAGGTTTTTCTCTAACTGCTCGCAATGCAGCAGTGTTTGCTCTATTTAGTATTTCTTGTCTTGCTTCTGCGTCAGACATTCCTGAATTCTTTAAAATCTCATAATGTCTGCGAACATATTGGTCGTCAAATAATTCTGATTCTCTTTCTCGTACTTGATTTAAAGCAGTGGCTGCATCAACACCATACCAATTATAGCCACCTTTATTTCTTAAATGAGTATCTTTCAAATCTTTTACATACGACCATGCAACATCTTCTACAGAAGAATACGGTAAAGGTGTTTTGTCAAATATCTTGTTCGATTCAATGGTGCTATAATTAGTATACCAATCGGGTTCCCAACCAGGCATCATCTTACCTTGTGCTGCCAAAGATTTATAAAGTTTATCATATAAATCAGCTTGTTCTGCAGATTTTTTAAGTTTACCGAGTTGTGCGTAATTGACACTGTTTAAAGATGCTGCGAATCTACTGCGCCATGCTCCATTTTTCATTACAGATGGATTTGCAGCAGCTTCATTTATAAGTTGTTTTACATTATTGTTAAATGCAATATTGTAGTAATCATCTACATCTTTTGTTAGCAATGATTGAAATTCACCAACAGATTTAGCATAATCAGTCAATGCTTTCTCTGCAGCTTTTCTTTCATCACCATAATATTTTCCCAAAGTCATTAACTCCTAAAATGGAATAGGAACATATGAACTCACATATTCCTGTTCTATAGGAGTATCAAATCTATTTACTGCCATAATTATGCGTATAATTCTGTTATTTTCTTTAATTGATCAGAGGTCATACCGTATTCCAAGTATGGAAGCATTGCTTGATATAAACCTGCATCTCTTGCACTTAATCTCTTATCTCTTCTAATCTTACCAATATTAGTAAAGAAATCTCCAAATCCTTTTCTTCTAATATTTCTAGCAGCAGCTCTATTCTGTGCAGATTCTACTTCAGCAGTATGCGAAGCATTCGCATTAAATTGCATTGCACTGTTTGCAATATTTGCATTTTGGAATGCTAATTGATTCTGTACATTTGCTTTATTTGATAAAGCTGCAGCAGCTGCCTTATCAGAATTAAGCTGAGTCATTGCTTTAAACGTCATATTAGCGCCAGTATTATGATTAACTTGATTTGCATCATAATTAGCAGTAGCTCTATTAGAAGCAATTTGACGCATTTCTGGAGTAACGTCATAACTAGTAGGACCATATACAGGACTAATTGTATGAGCTCTAACTGCTTCTGCATCTGGTGCAAACATATTAGCTAAAGGACCTGCCAAGTTTAAGTAATCCAACATATCAAAGTCAAGACCACTTGCGTTCGGTGTAGCTGTACTATTTGTTGTATTTGAAGCAGGAGTAACTGGAGTAAGTTTCTGTGTCTTTAATTTAGTCGGAGTAACTGATGCTAGACTAGCAAAAGATTGTTTTGGCTCGGTTACATTACCACGTAACCAATGACGTTCACCCACATCATATAATTTCGGAAGTAGCGCGGTTCTTGTTGTCTTATTTGTTGCTTCTGGAGTAACTGCACCAGATTTCTTTGAACTAGTTTTTGTTGTAACAGAAGGTTGCTGCTGCGCAATCTTAACTTCTGCAGGCGTGTTAACAGCTGTATCCACAATTGGTGCAGCTTGCGTAACACCATCTATACCATCTGTTTTGTATTGCTTAACAGTAGGATATCCCCATACACCTGCGCCATTTAAATACGGGGTAAAAAAATTTGTTAGCCCTACTTCACGAGTAGTTTTTGTTACATCTTTTTGTGGTATTACAGCACCGTTTGGATCAGAGATATACGTAGGTGTAGAAAAATCTTCCCAATTTATCTGCGGAACAACAACAGGATCCATTGGATATTTTGCACCTGTAGGATAGGTAACATTATTTGTAGATGTATTTTGTTTTGTTGCAGAACTAGTATTCACACTATCTTTTACTGCAACTGGTACACGTTCGTAACGTCCCAAATAAGCACTATCCGGCAAATTAGGATTACTTACGGAACTCATATCATGGAACCCACCTTCTGCATCGAAATATCCAAACTTATTATTCCAAATAACATAGTTAACTTTTTCTTTTTTTCTATGAACTTCAGTTTCACCATTAGCATAAGCAGGTACGCCATTCTTTGTCTTCTTACTTACTTTTTTCATTTCTTGTGCGTTTAATGCTTTTTGCATTAATAATTGTTTTGCTCTGGTATTATCTGGGAATGATTTGTCAATCTTATCACCAAGATCTGCAAAACTAATTCCTTTCTTATATTCAATATCTTCACTAAGTACCCCACTATAAGGCATGACCATAGCAGGAATTGTGTCAGTACCTTCTGCATACGGTAATCTGACTGCAGAACCTCTGTCTGGGCTAACTACTACTTCTCTACTATCCAAATATGCAGGGGTCAAATTTGGCGCAACTCCACCTTCTGCCGCATAAAATATGTTATTGTTAGCACTGTTATTTGGATCCATATAATATTCTGCACGTAAATGTTCAGTAATATCTTTGTCCACAATTGAGTTTTTAATTCTATTTGATTTAGCTTTCAGTTCCCTAGCAGACGGGCCTAACCCTAACCATTTAGAAATACCACTAGCTTTATTTATTTCACCAGTATGTTCATTTACTGAACCAGTATTGCCCCAAAGACTACCTACTGTAGATAATACTGCACCAGCAATCTGAGTGTACGGTGTAGGGATCATACTTAAGCCAGCCCCTGCTCCTTTCATAAGATTTCCTGCAGTACTGTCCTAAGACACCCCCGCAGCACCTGCTGCTGCATTACCTACTGTAGTAATCATGGCTGCAGTATTCTATGCGCCCCATTTATATTTAGGTATTTTCTTTATTTTCTTTTTCATAACATGGACTGTCTATAAGTTGTTTTAATATATGGAATTTTAAATGTTTTATTATCGTTGCAATCAAAAGTATAGAATTCCGTCAAATACTTACCTCTCATTCTACCAACGTAAGACATTCTGTCAGTAGTATCAGTCATTAATTCTCTTGGTATAGGGAATCTATAAGTGTCTTCTCTACATTCAATATTTTGAGCACTAACTGTTTCAGAAGTCTAATTCTTTGTAGTAAAATATGCTTCAGTAATATTGTTTACATTGTTTGCAAAATCTGCATAGAATAACACATTATCAAATACTTTTGTATTAGCAAATGAATCGTTAGCAATAATAATTAATTTACTAATAAGTGGTTCTACTTCTTTATCTGCTTTAACAGATTCATTATGTTCATAGAATGCATTATCTTTTACTGTAACAATCTTGTCACCCAACATTAACGCAAAATCAGGTTGATGCGTATAAAAAGATGTAAATACATTCATTTGTTCATTGAACACCAACGGTTTATCTATTACTTTAAACCATACTTCATTGTATTTCTTATTGAATAGACTAACTGGTCTGGTTCTATCTTCATTGTTATAGTAAGCATCGTTGTAATAACTCTGTACGTATTTTGCCTTTGACAATTCTATTACATCATTATTAACTGCGCATACTTCATTTTTATTGAAGTCATACCAATACAATGTAGAAGCAGAATTAACAATACTGTAATCATTAATTATACTATCACCATTGGTAGTATCCAAATAATCATACCTTGTGAGTATTCCACCTGTACCAAGTACCAATGACGCAGTGTTATCATTAATTAATGATCGTTCATTTACAGAAGCTATACCAATTGCATTATCTTGGAAGAAATAAAGTCTATCACCAAACTTCTTTAAGTTAGTTACTTTACCATAAGTATTGTCTACATCCAAGTAATTAGCAACCTTGAACTTAGCCCATGAATCAGTCAATTCATTATTTATCTTAATTTCAGAATTGATAATTCTATTAGTCATTTCCATATCATCTTTGTCATACATACCCTTCGATACAAAGTCATATGCGTCACCTTCAGTAGAATATACAGTATTATAAGTATACTGAGCTTGCTGTTGTACATATGCTGATGTCGCTGTGGGTTGATCTTGAATAATGTTCTATCCAATACCGCCTTCAATGATTTGATGATACTGTTTGTTTGTTAACAAGTTAAGATTAACCGATGATTCAAAAGGAATATAACACTGTGTATGGAATCTATCTGCTTTACGATATTCTGGATCATTTGTTCTTTGCACAAAGGCAGTATTCAAATAATCCAATACACACAAATAAGTATCCCCACCAAAACAATAACATTCAGATTCACTAGCTTTATTATAACAACCACAACTAATATAACTAGCACTCAATCTATCTCCATATACACCGTGTTGTAATGTACTTGATTTCTTAATATTACATACACGTGCCTTGTTATACTAACCATCTGCAGGAACGTAATCGTATAAAGTATCTACTTTATAATTGTCATTAGGGATTAATTGTAATACTAAGTTTCTACCATGAATACCGTATTGAAGATTACCACCAATAGATGTACCAATGTATGATTTGTTGCCAATAGGTTGTTGATAATTTTTAGCATCAGTAAAATCTAACTGATAAGGTATTTCCATAGATGACGCGATTGCATCTTCTATGTCATACGTAATCATTTTATTTGCATTCTCTGCTTTAGTAAAATAGTATTTGAATACATGAGAAGAGCCTTCATCTCCAAACGGTGTTGATGTTTCACCTAGATCTGTATATGGATCAGTACCGATACCCATATACATCTCTTTTTCTCTATCATCAAAAGCACCTACTGTGAAAACAAATGGATCATTGTAATCCAATTCATCATCCGTCCAATATCTACTATCTTTTGTAGTAGTGTATATTTTTTCAGGATAATGTCCCAAATTAGTAAATGTTCTTCTTTTACCGTCTATTTTTTCAGTAAGTTTAGTACCAGCAAAACACCAAGTCCAATAAAGAGGACATACAGTACCACCTTTCTTTACTTCAGCAAGTGTACCATTTCTATCTACACAAACTTCTGGAGAAATAAATTCACAGTATCCAGGGATAAATTTAAAATTAGTCGTATGATTACCATCTACATCTCGTCTCACATCATATCTACCAGTCATATTGAATAACGGCATCGGACGTAAATCTTTTTCGCCTATTCCTTTTAAATCTTCACTATACCATTCTTCAAAATTAATCAGACCGCTTAATACACCTTGCGTAATGACAGTTCTATTATCTGCGGTACGTTTGCTTCTAACGATTTCGTAAGAAACCACTTCTTTAGGTAAATTTTCAACTGTGAATTTTAAACCCAAAACTTGACCAGTCAATTCAATTGTACGATTCCATGTACTTGAATTTACACCAACATGAAATGCATGCTGTACACCTGATGTAGAATAATCGTCAATAGGATATGGCATTCTAATATCACCAATCCAATGTACAGGCGATGCTACATTCTTATCATTATAGAATACAATACCGAAACGATATATTTCATCTCTTTGATATCCTACAAAGTGTGAAGCAAAATAAGCATCTGCATAGCTAGCATAACTACCACTAGGTGTAGCAAAAGCCTTTAGATTGTTTCCTTTATAATCTTTTACTTGAACAAAACCAATATAACCGGCAGAAGAGGCATACAAGTCAATATTTTTAGCATCTTGACCTAAATCCGCATCTTGTGTAGATAACCCCATCTCAGTTAAAGTAAATTCATAACTTACATTAAGACCTTTACCTCCAATTGTATTACCACTATCTTTGTAAATATATTTAAAAGAATCTTTTGAAAATAATTCAATGTTAGACGGGTTCAAACAGTCATAATCTTCAGGTATATCAGGGATGTTGTTTATCGGGAAAATATAACTTTTTCTATATGAATCTTTAATCATCACATTACCGTTTTTATCGCAACGGTATGCTCTAGCATCGTATTCTACGTCCCAAGTATCTTCTTTAATGTTTGCAGCAAATAGTCGATTATCTTTATCTTCAATTGTTTTTGGTACAAACAAATAAGGATGTGCTAAAGATAAAAATTCTTCTGAAGATAATTCTTTCAACATACTCGTGCCGAAATCATTATAAGTAAATTCAACAATTTTGTTATCCTTTGCGATACCTACTTCGGTTGCTATACAAACTTTAGGAAGTTGACCTGCGATATCATACACAATTCTAAACACTCTGATTTTACTAAATCCATTATTGAGTATTGTTGTAGACAACTTGATACCTCTGCCAGTAAAAGCATTCGGTTGAGAACCATTAACGTCTCTAGTATCAGAGTTATCAATACTTTCACTAACTGGTATTATTTCGCTTAATGGTGATATAGCACTTTCTGTACCATTTTCAGTAAACAACTGATATGCATATTGAATCTTACCTGCAGGCAATGAGCCAGTTATTAATTCAACAAACGTAAGTGGATTTAGCGTAGCATCTGGAATAACATCTAATATGGAAGTATTGTCTACTTTACCGTATTCTTTTGAAATATTCAATATTCTAATATGATGAATACCATCTGCAATGTATACTTTACTAACATCACATGATTCAAAGTTACTTACCAAGCTAAGACGTTCATCCCATTTGAAATCACCGCCAATGATTTCCACAGCCTGTTCAGTATCAAAGTCAATTCTAAATACGTAATTGTAACCATTCTGGTTTTTAGTAAATACTACACCACAATCTTTTATTGTGCATACGTCATCTTTACAATCGCAGTATTTTGCTTCAACCGTACCAATAATAATATTATCAACTGGTAGTACTATATTATACTTTTGAATATAATCAGAGTTTTGAGCAATGGAAGTTGTACCATCACTGTTTGCAATTAATCTAACATTTTCAGCATAGCGAATGGTATCATTACCTAATACACTTACATCAGCATCAAGATTCAATCCTTTGTAAAAGCTGTTAATGTTTGCATTTAATTCCATATACTCCAACCTCCGTAATTCTAATTATAAATTTCTTGTCTATCTCCAGTAGTACTAAAGAATGTTTTTTCTTCATCTAACTCTGGTACCAAAGTATGCCAAGTATATTTGATATTTGTCATTTCATCTTGATTAGGCATCATTGCTTCTGCATATGCTTGCTTACGATAGAAGTTCCAAGATGATTTAATTTGATTGTATACAGTATGATTTACTTCACCTTTAATCCATTTGCTGTACAACATCTTTGTACCTAACCAGTAAATCAATGCTTCACGATATGATTGCAAATCTGGTATCAACGGCATTCCTTCATCATCTGTGTAAATAGCATGATAAGATATTTTACAATAACCATCTCTAATATTAAATATCAAATGCTGTGGTTTAACATCATACTAAATGGTATTACTAAAGTTAGTACCATTTGCCAAACCTTTGATCTTACCATTTCTGCTACACACTGTATATTCATTTACCAAGCAACTCAATGTCTTTCTAAGATTATCATCTGAGTTAAGCTTATCCAATGCTTGTTTATCATTAGTATAATTAAACATGTTCTTTACCATTGGAAACAATGCTTGATCATGAATAATCATATTTGTACAACAGTCACCAGCTTTTCTATCAAATACACTAAAAGTACCTGTTGTCTTTTTAGCAGGAATCCAACCACTATGATCACAGAATGAAAATGCAACGCTGTTCAATCTTTGTAGGTCACATGGGATTTGACATTGATAATCATGAATTGGAATTACTGCCACTTTGTGATTAAGCTGATTAACGGAACCGATTAATTCCATACCTTCAGCAATCCATTCTTTCATCGAACTAATTGGAACCTCGCCCTCACTTAGGTTATAGTCCGAGAATGCTTTGGCAATTATTTCTTTAGAGGACACTAATCTATTTATCATAATTCTGTATAATCTAGTTCACGTGATTTTATAATTGCAGCTAATCTTCTCTTATTGGCACGAGTGGCAACAAGTTGATATTTACTTTTATTAGGTACCATCATATCGATCTTCTCCCAATGATATCTATACTTATAAAAGTCACTATGCTCATTAAGTAACAATATTAACTTATTATGTTGCTTAGTTGCCTAATAATCAATTCTAAGACTTCGTTTATCTAAATGTTTTGGTCTACGCTTTATTATCTACACATTACCCATTCTATAAGGTAGTTTAATCATCTTACCTTCTTCAATAAGTTTATGTTGTAGATATTTAAAGTAATCAGTTATTATTGCTCTATATGTAGTATAATCTATATCATATACTGTATCTGGTTCTATACTACTCAGATAATCATTATAGAAAGAAGCAATGGTATAAGCCTTAGTATTCTTAGCTGATCTATTTTGTTGGTGTATCATCGTCTTCTACTACTTCTATAAAGATTAGGGTTGAAACTATTCTGATTATTATCTTGTGTG